CGAAAAATACTGTAGAACCGTTCCACCACTGCAATCTCCCTCATCAAAGACCAGTCCATAACAATAGAGGCTCTAAAGGTAGGGGTGTGGGTGAGTGATGAATGGAGTGGTGGAGATGCTGTCGCCGTTACAAGAAAAAATTCATATACTGGGTTAGTGTATTACAACAATATAACAAGTTCAGAAGTAACAGAAAATAAAAGATATCCAAGCTCTTCTTGTTCTATGGTCTTGACTTACAATACAAATGACAGCTCTGTAGAGCAATATGTTCCGCAAGGTAAAACAATTATTTCTTTGGGAATAGACCTAGATAATTTTTCATATACATATACAAGGGTTTTGACTCCAGGACTTCCTAATGACTTTAGTGGTAACAGATTGTCGGGATATTATTATATGCAAGGAAGCTTGTATCTCAGTAAAAGTTCTGACGGTGATTTTCAAAATATTGTAGGAACCTTTCTCAGTAATTCTTCTGTATATAGAATAACATGGATGGAATTTAATGTAAGACGTGGAAGTCTAAATTATCTCAAAATTGATGTTTTTGGCCAAGAAGATAATTGGATATTTAATTTTAGCAATAATTATTCTATACGCAATTCTATCACACAACTTTTTACAAGAGACGAATCAGATATTATATATAATGAATATTCATATGATAACTGTTATATTACACCGATATATAATTCAGCAATCAATCTGGTAAGATTTAAAATTAACTCATGGAGCATAGGTAGCGGTATAGCAGGTCATCAATTCGACATAAATTCTTCGGTGACAGTTTCAAAAGTATTCAAAATCCTTTTTTATAAAAAACTACATATTGATTATAAAAATAGAATATTAATAATATTAGGTTTCGGCCCAGATTCATCTGCTACATCAAACCCTGGAGGAATTAATATGGTTGGGATATTTATATTTAGAGGTGCTCCTACATGGAATTATATAGATGATAATCAAGGAAATAATTTTTGGTTTTTTTACAATAATATTCCTTCTGCAATTACAGATGATTTTGGTTTGAATGCTTGGGTAACAACAGATATGAAGACACTGATGTATTGCAAAAGGGGGAATTACGGAATAGGGAAAGGTATTAATACAGTTACAAGTTCAAATTCACTTTTTAGCGTAAATATTGGTTGGAATGAGATAGCTACTTATTCCATTAACGATAGCTCTACAGCAGATTTAAGAAATACACTTGCAAATTATTATGTACTTGAAATTCAGTTTAATAAGAATGAAAATAAAATGATTGTTCTCTGTAACGATACAGTAGGAGCACAAGGAGGAAAGACATTAGACCAATATATAGAAGGTATTCATCCAACTCATTTATTTACATTTATGTATAATGGTAAAAAATGGGTAAATATACCTTATAGTACAGTAGGATTTACTAATTTCTGGAATAAATATATATCCTCTGGAAGTTCTGGTGCAAAATACAAACCATTCTTTAATGTCAATCCTAATTATCTTGGTTCTTGGGATATGAGTTATTCCTTCCCTTCATATAACGAAAATACGACAGCTTATTACGCTAAACTGACTTTCGGAGACTAATAAATAAGTGTTCATATTAATTAAAGAGTAACTATATACCATTTACATCAAGAATGTTTAGGTATATAGTTACTCTTTATTAAATCAATCACCAAATGTCAAATCAAATTCATAAGCTGTTGGTTCATAAGTTGAATATTTTGCTGGATAGACAAAAGAAATATTTCTGTTACTATCATATGTACCCGTAACACCCATAATATTAAAATAAGGTTTGTAATCGACAGACGTTCCACCGCCAGGTATTGTCTTATAATTATCATATCTATTCCATAATGTATTCATTCCTATACTTTCTTTTGAAAATTCCATCCATTTCTTTCCGTTATAAACAAAGCAATATAAATAATCTGGACTGATAAAAGTATAATAAGCACCTTCGTCTAAAAAAGAACCTATAAGACTGTTACATAGTACAATTATCTTATAATCAGTTTTATTAAATATTATATCAAGGACATATTTATTGGCAACTGCATTTCTTATTTCTAATGTCGAATCATCATCTATATAATAAGTAGTTGAAGACCAACCAGTTTTCCCGATAATAGGAGTTGCACTTTTTACTGTAACAAGTCCTTTCCCATACGGTTTGTCTGTTGTTCCATACAAGACAGCAAACATCCATTTCAAATTACTTGAAACCCACATATTATTACCCATCTTGTCAGTAAATGCAGCCGGGAAATTGTCGTGTATAGACCAAACATCAGATGAACCTCTTATATTATTCCAAACAGAACCTTTAAATGACAGCACGGCAGCATGGCACTTATCATTCACATCATTTCTTTTGCCATATACCAATACAGAAAGTTCATGACTACTTTGTGTAAACAAGAATCTCTTTACAGCACCAGAACTTACTCTCGAATTACCACTAATTTGAAGACGGTTTCTGCTCCAATTACCTCCAGGTGTATTCTGATAATCTATAGAATAACTTATTACATAATCAGTAGATTTGAAACAATCCATTCCCGTTACTATATAAATATAATTATCATCCTGGTTTTCTCCATAATTCAATAAAGGAACGTAATAATTCTTGTAACAAAAATTATTTAAAATATCTTTTATGTATGGCAAATCATCATAATTAACTTTTTGCAAAAAATATACAGATTGTTGTATTTGACCAGTCTGTTTTAAAATTATTATTTGACAATAATAAGCCGCTAATGAATATCTTGTTACTCTATACATTACAAAAGTATAATTATAACCAGCATCGCCCCAAAGAGACATATAAAGAAAATCTGCCATTAAGACTTCACTTGAACTAAAGTCAGTTCCGATATTACATCGAAAAGAACCACCGGAAGAAGTTGTTATTACAGAAGTATTTATAAATGGAGCAGCAACTCCAGGTCTTGAAAATGAATATAAGAATTTTTTTACCGTATAATTTGAAGTATTTACATCAGACGGTATATTCATCATAAATGCTTGACTACTGCCGATATGAGCTATATAATCAGGCCCTCCAGCTTCTCTATTTATACCAGTATAAAAACTTTCGTTATTTTTAAATCCAGAATACACACTTCCACTATCAACCCACACCCCTACCTTTAGAGCCTCTATTGTTATGGACTGGTCTTTGATGAGGGAGATTGCAGTGGTGGAACGGTTCAGATAATTCCATGTTCCGGTTCCGCTCGCTCCCCATGTTGTCGTACCTCCTGCTTCCCACCAATAATTGCCCGGCTTTATTGTCAGTACCACCTGTCCGCTCGTATTTGTAGTGCCGCTATATGTCGTACTGCTGTTGTTGCTTGACAATTTTACTATACATCCACTTCCTACACTTGTTCCTGTATTCGCATCTTTTACCGTTATCGTTATTATTGCGTTACTCGGTACCAACTTAAGTGTAAAGTTGGACGTATTCGTATTCGTCGTGTTCAACGTGTCGTATCTTGATGCACTTACAACGTATCTCATTGTTGTTCCCGATACATATATAGTTGCTTGTCCAGAACTGTTCGTCGTTACAGTCTGCGTAGCATAATTATTAGAATCTGAACTATCTCCATTAATACCATATACCTTTATTGTCGCACCACTTACAGCCGCATTTGTATAGCTATTCTGTACAGTCACTACAATACTCTTTATTGCAGTAGAATAAAATGCTGTAGCGTCACTGTTATGTCCTATATTGCTAAAATTATAATTAGGGGTGATGTTGTATGTCGTTTCGGTCGTTGTTGTGCCAGTCACATAATAACTTGCCTTGTATGCAGCTATATTTGTCGTTATACCTGCAATGAATGTATATGTTCCATAATAATATACCGTTTTAGCAGGATTTTGAGTGAGTGTGACTGTTGTTGCCACTCCTGCTGTTGTAAATATAGGCTTCACTAATGTGTTTACTCTCCACCATCCTAATAAAGGAGTAGAAAGCGGCACCCTTATTCTGAATGCAACTGCTACACTCTTCGTTAATCTTACAGCATTCTGTGTAGTTGTTGCTGTAGGCATTGTTATTGTCGTGCTTCCGTTTACCCAATAGCTTGTACCTCCACCCCATGATAATGTATATGAACCTGCTATCATAGGGCCGAATGACACTTGACCGCTACTATTCGTCGTTCCAGCAAACGTGACAGATGACAAACTCTTGTTCGTCAATGTAACCGGACATCCGTTCGCATTCCCTTTTACCGCACTCTGATAATAGTCCTTCATTGTTATTGTGATAGAAGAACTCGTCTCACTCATTTTCAGATTAAGAGGACTTGCCTGCGTTGCCGATAATGTACCGGATAACGCATTGTAGTTCGTTTTTGAAAATGAATATCCTCTATTGATACCGCTTCTATATACAGTCCAATTACCACTACTATCCGTTGTCCCTGTCTGTCCTAAATAGGAACATGATACTCCACTTATATTTGTCCCATAATTAGAACTCTTTATATTAAATGTCAGACGTGCCGTCACATTCAGTGTCATAGTCCAGGATTGATTTTCAGATACCCATGTCCATTCCTGGCTTGCATTGCTGTAATAACTTGCATTGTTTTTCGGTGTATAGGTGTAGTTTATTCCAGCATATACCGTATTTGTTTTCTTTCCGCTCGCATCCAACGTTATTTCTCCTGCCGGGGCATTCGAGCTTGTAGGTACACTTCTGACTATCACTGCACTACCTAACGGATGGGTTGCTGCGATGTTTGGAACTTTCTCAACGACTGTCAGTGTAACCGTTCTTGTCGTTCTGTTCATCGTCACTGTATAGGGTGATGTCTGTGTGGCGGTCACTGTTCCTACGTAGTTGTTGAAATACTGTGCCGTGGCAGTCATTTGTCTGTCTAATCCGCTTCTGTAGAAGCTTCCTCCGGATGGAAGCGTTTGACCGAAATAGGTAATTGTTCCAGAAAGCGCATTACTTGTATTGTAAATATTTGCTACTGTATTAATCACTATCTTTTGGTTGCAAATCAATTGTATTGTCCGCACTTGTCCTGCTACCGTATAAGTCAGTGCAGTATTTGGATTACTGTAATAATTAGGTCTTGTTACTGGTGTGAATGTTACTGGTGTACCTAAATAACATACAAACGATACATTGCCGTTCGTATCTAACGTTAATGGACTTGTAGATGCTGCCGGACTAAAATTCATCTTCATGGATGAATAAAGAGCTACAGTCCATCCAAACGTATTAGACGTAAATGCTTTTCTTGTTATTGTAACAGCACCATTATTTTTGTTATTGTATACTTGGAGACCATTATTCCCATTACTAAACAAGAAATCTTTATTTGCAGAAACCATTTTGTCTACAGTACATATTTGAGTCATTTCTGCATATGATTTATTCTGCGAATTACTTCCGCTGATATCAAATACTGATGCTGTATCTATCTGCCATGTAACTGGCTTACTTCCTCCATCTAAATTAAAGAAATTGGTTGTTGAAAAATCACCGGAAGAACCACATCTTATATAATGAGCATACCAAGTCCATACACCTGTTCCTTTATTATCTGTAAGCCATCTTCTCGTTGCACTCCCACCTGTTCCGGTTGCATTACTCTGAAAAAACAAACTATATCCAGTAGGAATTTTTGCATGGAAAAACACTACAAATTCCTTATTAGCTGCTGTTGGCGTACCAAAATAAAAACCTCCTAATCCCGGACTTGTTGCTCCGGTAGAAGTCTTTATTTCCAAAACATACTGTGATTTTAATAACACTTCTTCACTCACTCCAAGACTTACTGTCGCGGTTGAACGTGTCATTACCGCATTGAACGGAGACGCGGTGTCTGACGTTATACTGCCTCTGTAATTACCGTGATAAGTGGCTGTGATATCTACATTTCTTGTTACAGAACTTCTATATAACGATATGTTACCACTACTATCCGTCGTTCCTGTCTGATGAAAATATGATACAGTGGCACCACTCAAATTTGTTCCGCTTGGCACGTTCGATTTAACATTAATCGTTATCTTTGCCGTTACAGTCAAATCCATAGTCCATGACTGATTGGCGGCTGTATAGGTATGAGTTTGGGTCGGATTGCTGTAGAATTCCGGATGTCCTACTACCGTAAACGTCATTTCCGTACCTATATATCCATTGAATGTCACTGCACCGCTTGCATTCGTTGTAAGTGTTCCGGTCGCACTTCCTGCTGTGTATTTTATCTGTAAGTTCTGATAATAAGTTGTCTGTGCTGGCGTTATTTCTCTTACTACAAATGTAACCGGATTAGCGGCACGTGTCATTACGATATTGAACGGTGAAGTAGAATCGAACCTTATCTGACCTGTATAAGATTCAAGATTTGCAGCACTCACCGATATATTACGAGGGTCTGAACCGCTCCAGTAGAACACTGCGTTTCCGCTTGCATCCGTCGTTTTTGTCTGAGTAAAATAATTTACTGTTGCACCTTGAATGTTTTGCCCTGGTACATTATCTTTCACATTTACAGTTATCTGTTTCGCACAAGTGAGATTCATGTTCCATACTTCACCTGCCGTTGTAAATGTATGTGTTTGAGTTGGATTACTATAAAATACCCTTCTATTTTCTGCAACTATTGCAAATGTAATAGGAATTCCGATATACGCCTCAAATGTATTTGTTCCGCTCGTAATCGTTCCATTACCTGCTGCCGACGTGTAACTTAATGTAAAATTATACCTACCATCCAAAATTACACTTGCACCACCCGGTATCACTTCATATTGCTGTACTGTCACTACATGCTTATTTCTTAGTATCGTAACATTAAGCGGTGAAGCTGTAGTAGGTACAATGGTTCCGTTTACCGTGCTGTAATCCTCCTTGTCTAAAGAATAATCCTTTTCCAGTGCTGACCGGAACAATGAAGCGTTTCCGCTTGCATCCGTCGTCACTATCTGTTCGTTGTAAGTTACCGTTACTCCTTGGATATTATTTTTCGCATATACATCCTTTACATTAACCGTTATCTTTGAGGTCACGTTCAAATCGAATGGCCATATCACACCATCTTCCGTCCATGTATAGGATTGTGTCGGATTGCTGTAAAAGCTTGGGTATGAATCAGTCGTGAACGTGTATTCCAGATTTTTTATCAATAACTGGTTGGTATAACCGTTTTCATCCAAAGTCAGCTTTATCGTTCCTGCCTTGGATGTCATTGTAATGGTTTGATTTGATAAATACGCCCTTCCTGCCGTACCGTACACCTCCGAAACCTGAATACCTGCATTAATCAATTCATATTGCACTTCTACATCCAACACTGTACCACTTTCACTTTGGGGATGTGAGAACGTATCGGATGAAACCTCGCCTGCAAGAACCTCGTAGGTGTATTCTCCTACCGGAACATTCGGCATGACTATTGTTCCTTCCGTATTCGTCTCTCCCTCGAACACCATGTCCGGCAATACATTGTTTGTTATACGTACCAAAATTCCATTCGGTGGTAAAACTCCCTGTGTTGATACATGGAAAGTAACTGGATATTCCTTTGCTTCCAATTCAATATCCATTCTTGTTTCTGTTCCAGTAGGTTTGAAATTCCCAGTCTTTGTGTTGTAATGCTGCTTGCTTACACTGTAAGACATATTTACCGGAGAAATGTACATTTGCACTATTCCATCTGTATTCGTCGTTCCTGTCTGATTGACGGACATTCCACTGAATGTTACGGATGCACCGCTTAACTCACCGTATAAATTAGAGGTGATATATACCGGAATTCTCTTCGAGCATGTATATACAAGGTCTTTTGTTTTTGTGTCAGAATAATTTAACGTCGCTACAGCTCCGTTACCTTCATAAAAAGTGACTGGCTGTATCTGGAAACGTTCTGCAATACCTGCATACACGATTTTTACAAATCTTCCGTTTGCGTCCGTCGTTACATTATCACCGGATGATTCGCCATTGTCATTGTAATAACATGCAAGAATCATTCCGGCTTTTACCGGATTTGCTGCTGTCGTGGAAATAGAAGGTATTATTTCCTTTACCGTATAAGTGACTGAAATCGTTCTTCTTACTACTGTAGTGGAAATGGTGATGTTTTCCGGAAGGGTGATATTTTCCGTCTTGCTGTTAAAATTGCTGTTTCCACCTCCGTATGTGATAGTATATTCTCCAGGCGGTATGTTGAACTGTCCGTTTCCTTTAGATATGAATACACCGTTTGCGTTTGTCGCTCCAGTAAAACTATATGCTTGTGACGGTGTGCCGCCCCAGGCACTCGTAACCGTCACCGTACAATTCGCTGCCACTGATTCGTAGGGTTGCATGCTTTTTAGGTTTACCGTCATTGTTATTTCCGCATACCCCATGATTATATCTATATAATCAGCTGACAATGGAGGTGTAAACGTACCCGTCTTGTTCGTATGGTCTGCTACTGTACATTCATAGCTCATTGCAATAGGTGAGATGTACACGCTTGCCGAACCGTCACTTCCGGATGTCACGGTTTGAGGTAACGACATTCCGGACACGGTTATTTCCGCACCTTCAAGCGGTCTTAATGTGTTCTGCTGTTTTACCCTTAATTCTACTTTCTTTGAACATGTGATTTCCATAAGTGTAGGTACACTCGCTCCGAAACCCCAATTCTTAATCAGCAAACCGTTGTTCTCATAGAAACCTTTCTCTTTTATTGTCAACTGATAATCAATACCCGGCATTACTTCCGGAAATATCTTTCCTGCCGCATTCGTCGTATATTCTCGTACATTATCGTTGAACATGTTCTTTACTGAGACAACAATTCCGGCCTTGACCGGATTGAAGTTCAGAGCGGCTTTCTGTTCGGCAGCTATCTTTACAGTTACCTGGCTTACTGGAGTCGTTATCGTCACATCCACATAAAAAGTTCTCGGCTGTGCATCACGTGTTACATTCGGCTGCACTGTCAACATCGTACCTTCCAAAGAAGCTATTTCATCATTCGATATGTTGAATACCAATTCTGCACCTCCATTTGCAAAATCGTATGGCTCGTCCTCACCACCAATCTCCGCACGTCGAAAAGTTTTTACATGTTCCATTAAATCGAACGTCACCCCTTTATTAGGAACAACGAAATTTTCCGGTGTATGAACTATGTAATAATAACTGTCATTAGATAACGTCTCAGCCGTATTTTCACCACTGAACCTTACTGTAGTAGCATCACCGGACACACCGGGGATATTCTCTATTACGTCAACTTCCGGTTCGATTTCCCTTCTTGTCATAGTAAAGGGAAGGTCTATATCCTTCAATTTTTCAAGCGTTATCGACTGGTTTTCTACTGCATCGTAATATCTATGCGTCGCATTCCAAGTATATTCTCCTGCTTCCGCTCCAAGCTGCAATACGCCTATATCATTCGTGTAACCGGAATCCACTTTAATTCCAGTCCCCTTATTTATCAATTCGATATATACGCCGGAAATAGGAGCCTTCGTTATCGCGTCCGTTGCAGTGTATGTTATTACCGTATCTCTCAATTCCAAGTAAATTGTTTCCGGTACGTCCTGGTCTTTGATAGTCACAGTTCCGGTATATCTCTTATAGTTTCTGTGCGTTACCGTATATTCATAGTCACCGTTTCCAAGTGTCACGCTTACAACACCGTTAACATTCGTTACACGCGTCTCTCCGTTTATCTGCAATTCTGCACCCTGGATATAGTTACCGTTTTCAATGTCCCGTACAGTCAAGCGGAATGTATAGAAAGCCTGTTCCAATTCCACAATTTTAGAAACTTCCGAACCTTCAACCACTACAAAATCATTAACGGACATATAACCGGACTTGAAAGCCGTATATTCATAGGTTCCGTTCGGCAAGCTTATAATCGCTATACCTTCCTTATCGGTCAGATAAGTAGAACCATTTATCTTTATCGTCGCTCCTTCCAGAACCATGTGGGTAGCGGAATCCAGCACCGTAAACTTTATCGCATACGGAATAGCCGTCATTTCGACAAGAATACAATTAGGGTCTTCCCCAACAATCTCAATTTCCTTTACAAGGTCTTGATAGTCTTCTTTTGCAACCCTCATTTCATATTTCCCGGTTTGCAGCCCCATGCTTGCCTGTCCTTCATTATCCGTCTTTTCCTTTATATCATTTATTATGATGTTTGCTTCCGGAATATAAATACTTCTGTTTCTGTCAATTACAGCAAAATTTACATTCATTTTTGTAAGGAACATTCTTTGAAATATATCTACTGGCTGATTTTCGACCGTAAATACACTTTCTATGGTCTGGAAACCCGATTTTTCAAGCTTGTATTCATAGGTTCCTGGCTCCAAATTAATGACCGCCTGTCCATTATCGTCCGTTTCTGACGTGTAAACGCTTGTTGTCACAGTTACCCCCTGCAAAGGCGCTTCACCCTCATATACGGTAAACGTAACCGGATAAGGCGTCGCAATAAAATCATTTATATTTATGTAAATAGGGTTGTTCAGAACGACAAATTCCCCTGTCTTCTGTGTCCAGTTCGTTTTTGACAATATGTATGTGTATTCCCCGTTCTCCAAAAGAATGTTTGCCGTACCGTTACTGTCCGTAATGATTACCTTGTTTCCTATTGTTATATATGCGCCCGGTACGGCTACATTCTTGGTATTGGTTACGGTAAATGAACACAAATATTTCTGTGACGCTATAACCGATTGAGAACCTTTATATATGTCGCTTTCTCCTGCCGGATAAAAAATATTGGACAAACTGCTGCCCGAATCATACAGAATATTCCCTTCCAAGTCTCGCATTCTGAATCCCTTGATACGCGGCAACATGTTCAAAGGCACCTCTTCGTCAAAATAGGGAAAGAAATATTCGTCCGGTACATACTTAACGCCTTCCGCAGTCTTCACCACTTCCAGCAAATCATCCCATTCTACCTTTTTGCCTGCTTCCCAGAAACGGAAATCCAGATACTTCGTCATTGCAATCTGGATATTTTTTCTTACATCCGCAATCACTGCATTAGGCGACAATTCCACACGGAAATCCACCCCCTCTTCACCGCCTACATACATCCATTTTGCATTTTCAATCACAATTCCAAGCGTATTCCCTTGCAAGTCAAGTTCGGTCAGTCCAAAATAGGGTGTAGCTTTTGTAAGCAATTCTTCCAATTCATCATCCGTAAAGAAAGACCCGTTTTGGGTTACAAGGTAGATATGCGTCTTTCCATCCTCACCCAATCCGACATTCATAACCTTTAAAATGCGTGGGTCTAAATCCTGGAATATTTGTGTCCAGCCTTCCATTGTGTCAGTGGAAAGCTTGTTGTTGTAATTTATTATTCTGTTTCTAAATGTTTCGTCGTCCTCATAATCACGTCCACCGATAGCCGCATATTCATTCGTACACTCTATATGTGTCAACGGTCTTGGCGATACTTCCGTAATACTGTTTGCCTCCACATTGGTAGCAGACCCAGTGATAACGCTTCTTACACTGATATACCCATATCCCGACTTATCAACCGTAAAAGGCTGGTCTACAGTAAATTGCACTCCGTTCTTTGAAATAAACTTTGTTCCTACCTCATAATGCGTGCCAGGCTCGGCAAAAACACGTACATAAGTAGAGGAGCCAAGCGCTTCTTTTCTCGGACTTACACCGAACAACGCGGCTGATTTGTCCAGATATTCGCCTGTTGCCGACTTTGGGAAAATCTGCGCCTCCACTATGGCAATATCCTTTATCGCTTTTTGCGCCACCTTTGCGGTACCATAAGCGACACCATTAAGTACAGAACCGTCCGCAATGTTTGAAACGCGGTCGGTCTTGTTTAAAAACATTTCAATCCACAAATTCTTTAAATTTGCAATCGTATTCGCTGTTTTAGTAATCATTGTAAATATATTTAAATAGGAACATTAATAACAAAATCTTCTCTCGTTACGGTTGTGGCCTTTACCTTCATAAATACCGCGTCTTCTTTTTTTACCAAGTCCAGAAGCTCCGCACTTGCCCATCGGTTATCCCTCTGAAACATGTTCATAAGGGACTTGAATATCACCGGATATTGTATTGCGTTCGTTGTCTGTCCGATAAAATCAGATGGCAAACCATAATCCTTAAATTCCGGAATACAGCCTTTCAGAGCCTCCAATATGATTTTTAACGCCTGGTCCATAGAACTACCGAATTTCTTCACCTTCAAATCGTCATTCTTAAACTCGAATTCGGTATCTATGTCTTTGCCTAACACATTCTCACCTACCAATGTATCTACCACATTATCCACATAATTCACACCGACATTCCGAAGGTTCACGGCAAATGTATTACTTCCCCGTCCTGCTTCATAATCTTCTTCTATGATGTATTGTGGTGTAGTTATAGAAGTCCAATCGTCCTCTGGGTCTGTCATTGCAATTTCTTCCGCAACATTCTCGAATGTTTCTCCTGTCCTTAACTGCTTGTCAAGTTGTAGGGTGTTCTGTCTTCCTATGGTTGCGCTTCTTAGCCACCTGTCAGAATTTTTTATTGTCAATATCTTTGTTTCCACTTCCGAAAAGTTGTCTAATATTTCCCACATAGAAATATCGTCCAACTTGTTTTCGTGAAGCTGGAACATAGGCTCTACGATATTAATTTGCGCTATCATCTTATCCAACTGATAGAATGATTCTGCATTCAGTTCTCCTCCCTGGTAATAATCCACTATGTAAGCATAGTAATTGTTACAAAAATCAACATAATTTTGGAAGAACTGTTTTATGTCATACCCGGTAATATTTTTGAACTTGGCGTATGCCGTTTCCATTACTGCGTCCATCCTTTAACCTCCTTTATTATAACAAAGCTGCAAGTGAAGCCGCCAAATCATTAACACCTTTCTGTATTGCAGCAGCCGTACAAATTTTAGTAAGTGCTGTTTTTGCTTTCTGTTCTCCTGCCACCGCTTCTATAGGGGCTATCGCTGTCATTGTAAGCGAATATTCCCATATCATATTACGCTGTAAACTTTGGTTCAGTACCAATCCAGTAGGAGGGACAGTCACTAAATAACTCTCACCCAAAGCCATATTATAGAAGTAAAGACGAAATGGCAAACCGTCCTTATCCACACCATTACTTTTTGATATGATAGCTTGTAATATTTTCGTACATCCATACCCGTTCTTGACGGACGGGTCGAACGAAGCTGACTTCAAAGAGTTCGTATTTTTCCCCGAAATATCGCTCAAACTCCATTTCCCAGCCGATAGACTATAGGCCGCTCCTGCCAGACTTGACGCACCGCCACCAAGCGACAATAGCAATTTAAATGTTCGTCCAAAATCGCCTCTTATTGTAATGTCCTGTGGTACAAAGGTAGGAGAAGACAATACCGTTACGCCTCCTGCCGTGTTCCTTATATTTTCCCTCTTCGCTTCCGTCTTGCTTATCGCATTCGGGGTAATAGGGAATGTGAAAAAATCTATCGTATTGTTCTTTGAATCTGCCAGTTCAAGTGTACAGAGATACACCTCAAAATCATTCGGAAATTGAGATGCTAATATAGCTCTTCCAGCCGTCTCTATCAAAGACCCTGCTTTTTGTATTGCTGCCTGCGCGACGTTTGCCATAATCTTTTCTTATCGTTTTCAAAAATACGAAATAATTATCAATCCGAAAAAGTTACGGTGCTTTTTATTCCATCAAACTGCAACGGGTTGACTGCCGCTACCGCACCGACCCCGGCACCGAATCCGGCTTTACCTCCATCCATCGCCCCCGAACCTGCAAGCGCTGTTTGCCATGCGTTCTTTAATGTCATTATCTGGTTCTCCACATTATTCAATAACTGTATCAAAGTGTTCGCCAGTGTTAAAGGTTCCTTCGCATTGTTTATATTGACCTTCTGTCCGGTCATAAGCTTTATTAGGTTCTGCGTTAGCTGAATCATTTCCGCATCATTGTCATAACCCAATACCACACCGTTATCATCTATAGTCATATGGCTTTTTCCGTCGTGGAAATTAACGTCCACAGTGTTAGGGTCTGCCTTTATTACGGTTGTCTTGTCCTGGGTCTTCCACGTAAAATTAACCCCCTCCATATTCATAGTAAAACGCCTTATTTCCTTATCCTTTTCTTTCACATCCTCGACCACATTAACGACTTCCGCAATGACTTCGTTATATCCGGTTACTTTCACCTTCTTGGAAGCCACTATCTCGGCTTCCCCCGAACTTTGTAATCTTATCTTATGTTTTTCGTTTCCTCCCAATGTAACGTTGAAATTTACGGGCTTCTCTATAGAGGTAAGGTTCATGTTCCATTCCTGGTTACGTGGGTCTATCGTCATAGACATAGTTACCCCTTCCACCTGCTTTTTCATCCGTATAACATCCTCGCTCCATGCCGGAACCTCATCATTACCTATAAAGGTGCCTATGACTGTAGGCTGATTAAGGAAATCGCTGCTCGCTATCATTACCTGGCACCCCTTCTCACCCGGTTTTTCGGGAAACCATATGTTATTGATAGCCTCGTTAGTAATGCGTGCGTCATTGCGGAATATACCGCCTTCCATCATCACGGCTACTATATTCGTCCTAAATACCGTATCTATATACGCTTCCCTGCCTACATCCGTGGGTATCATTATATACCCCTTCATTATAGGCGGCAAATTGTTACTGCTTATTCTTGGTGCTCCTCCTGCCATTATTCAAGTCCTCCAAAAAATTTCCTGTTCAAAAAATAGTCAAATTGCTGCTTGTCAACAGTCGGGTTGTCGTAGGAGGTTATCTGTCCGCTTTCCGCTTCCTTCGCCTTCTGTCTCAAACCGCTTAAATCCACCAACTTAAAGTAATCGGGTGTAAATCCGGACGCTGATTTTTCAGAAACCGAATTGTCATTTCTTTTTACCGCTTCCATCAGATTTCCTTTAAGTATGGGTACATAAAATCCTCTTTCCACCTGTAAAACAGTACGCCTATCTACCCCGTCACGGTTAAATGATATGGTGTTGGTTACATTCGTCACATAGAAAAACTCGTTCGTACTTTGGTTCAGCACGAATGTTCCCACTTTTATACGCCTGTCCCCGTTTATCTCTATCGTTCCGCACCGGGTAAAAGGTACATACATGTTGCTTTCTACAAGGTATATCAAGTCATTCAGCATTGTTGCTTGGTAAGTAGAAAATATCTTCTGGTTTTCCGCTCCATTCTGTATCATGCGAATACAGTACATATCCACGAAATCCATTTTCCTGTTGCCCCATCGTTCCACATATTCTTCCAGGTACACAATAGGAACGAAAGCCAATCCCGGCTTGTCACGTCCACCTACCTGTGCATTCTGTGCGTGTAACTGGAACCAAGTATAAACGCGTGGGTCGTAGCTCAGATTATACGATATTACATTATCCGGTGTTATCGTAATATAGTTTTCAGACTTGAAGGCATCTTTTATCGCCTTCTCCGTAAACGGTGGCTGTCTTACAATGACATCAATCGTGTTTATATAGGTGTCAAAGAAAAATTCTGTCAAAGGATATTGACAAATACGCTCCATGTACTGCATCAGTGTTCCGTTCGGGTTCCCCAGCCCCGTATCTGTCACAATCCTTTCCATTATATCCCCGGACACCTGTAGCTTGACAATCTGCCATATCCCCCTTACCTTCAAATCCTGCTGCCCCGGAATGCTGTATGCCGTTATCCGCTTGTCGCCCCATGAAGAAAACACTTCATCGCTGCAAACTCCGATAGAAGACATTATGTTTATAATAAACCAAATGCATTCATTTATTGTTTTGTATCCCAAATTCCATACAAACTGATACTCACCACCGAACACATTACGTCCGTTCCATACGCCACCCGTTTTCCTTAACAGCCAGTTCTGTATAGTATCATTGACATTTTCCAGCGGTATGAAGTAGCTTCCGTCCTCCACAAACATTTTTGCAATGTCGCGACCGCTTATGACAGTGCTCTTTGAATTGTCTTCCGAAGAATAGGTCTCCATTACGCTGTCTACAAAACCTATCATATCCCAAACATTATAGTTCGGCCCGTTATTGGCAAGCTTGTTCAACGGTACAAACAAATCGTTGGCATTTTCACTGTCCGAACTTCCTTCCAGTCTCAGCCGCTCAAACCGGATAAACACTATGTCGTTTATCTGTACCACTTTTTCAAGATAGGATTTATAATCATATCCTTTAGGGGTTACAACTGGGAATATATCATAATATCCTGCACCGTACACGTTCGACATATTGGCATCCTTGAAGGGTGTTATGTTAATCGAAAACGTGCCGTTCTTGAATCCTTTGTCGGTAGAACATGTATTGACGAACTGGCTTACATCCACAACCTTGTTTATAGCCTTACAGTATATCCACACCTTAATGTTTATAGGTTGTACTTTTGTCCTTACCGACATTTCCTCGTCCAGTGCAACCACATTGTCAGCTACATATCCTTCCTTATCCTGTAGAAGCTTTGTCAAATTTTCAGACCAATAAGCCGAAAAATCGCGTTGCTTCATGAACATATCGCTCTTTGACGCTTTTTGTATGAGCAAAGGAGAATCCTTTATAGGGAAGGAAAGCGGAGTATTCGGCTTGATATACGGCAAATTCTTGTTTGAATACTCGTTCTTGTACTTCTCTTTCTCCCAATCGTCGTATGTGGCCCAAATGGCGTCCAGGTTTGAAATTTTGGAAATCTCGTTTACCACATCCATAAATTCCGGAACCGATAATTTCTTTGCTTCCGGTGTATCTGGTCCCAATCCCTTTTGCCAATCGTCTATAAACGTTTGGGGTTCTACATTGTACTTATAGCTCTGTATGTTAAATATATTTACTTTCATCGTTCTTGCTGTATCACTTTATTTGCTTCCGACACACCGTTAACTCTTTCTCTTGCCCACTCGTCTAAAGCGCGTTTAAACCATTGAGAAATAGCTCGTCCGGCATCCACTCCTCCGCTTACTGTACTCATATTGACTAAACCGCTTCCTCCTGTGGCAGATTGCTGAATTATCTTCTCTTTCGGAACCTCCAACTCCATATCAGCAACCTTTTTACCTCTGTCGTTTATTTCTCTCACCAAATCTCTAATCTCCCCTAAAATATTGGCTCCTTCCGACATCTGGCGGTTCATATCACTTGCCAAAATAGTTTCCCCTGTGCCTACAGTCCTTCGTGCTGCGTCCCTATCATAAGCTTCTGTAGGAGTTTCCCTAATCCTTTGGCTTGCTTGTTTATACAAGTCAAACAGATTGCTCACAAGCTTAGATGGGTCACTATCCTTTTGTATCGTGGAATTGATGTCATTCCAAGACAAATTAGGGAATATTTCGGACATTGCCAAACGTAACTGTTCAGAACCTCCCCCGGTACGTTCTACAACCCTATTCAAGAAGTTTTCCATAACTTCGGGGTCTGCCGCTCCTGCACGTATCTTTTCCAGTTCTTCCTGGATTTCCGAATAGGATGTTTTGTCCGGCATAACTTCTTGGATAGACCGTACAAGCATTGCATTCGTCACCTCATCTTTTGATATTCCTTGTCCGGTGAATGCTTGCTGTACCCTTTCAAGTTGTCTTCCCTGCAATCCGGTTGCCTGGCGTATTCCGCTAAACATCGCTGCAAGCTCCTTTGCGTCAAACTCACCTCGCTTTGAAAGAATTTGGTCGGACTGTGTAACGAAAGTATCTAAACTTTCTTCCATTGTAGAGGCTATCTGTTCAAACGGAATGCCTAAATTTTTCATTGCCTGCTCGAACTCTCTGATAATTGCAGAAGCCCCGGTACCCGAATCCTGGTCTCCGAACCTCATTGCACCCTGCAAACGGTTGACCGCATTAGGTGACAATCCGAACAATCTTTCCGCAGCCATTACTGACTGCGTTTCTTTTACTGCATACGGGTCGTATTCATTGCCACCGACAAAACGCCCCCCTCCTGCACGTATCAATTCGGCACGTCTTCCAAGGTATGAAGCATAATCCATACCAAGCGATTCAGCCGCATAACTTCCTTCCCTTCCAGCTTGTCTGAAAGCTTCCCCAGCTGATACACCCATAACCTGTGCATACGGGATAACGCGTCTTTCACCTTCCGCATATTTCCCGAAAGTTGCCATCATCTTTTCTGCTGCAAGCTGTGCTGGCAATTCTATGCTTTTCGCTATCGTATCACCAATTAGAGGAATCCATCTAAAAGCATCTGCCTGGTTAGCGGCTTGTAACCGTGTATAATTTGCGGCCGTTTCCACTGTTCCCTGGTATTGAGAACGTGCTTCAAATTCCTGCTGCCGGAAATATCTTTCTGACAATACGTTTTTAGCGGTATTGAATGCCGCTAAACCTCCAAGACCGCCCAATATTCCTTTTAATCCTCCTCCGAATATATTTAGTCCTCCTATTCCACCCGTGCTTCCGGTAGGTGGTACAATACCTCCAGGTGTCCCTGTTCCACCTCCGAAACCCGAACCGGAAGTGGCTTTCTGCATTTCTTCCAATATGTTTTCTGCACTGTCTTCTATAACAGATACAGAATTTGCAATAGTTTCCAGGTAACGGGTAATACTGGTTTTTTGATTTTCCTCACCCGACCCTTTTTCAAGTCCTCTCAAAGCGGAAATGACGTCACGTCCTATGTTATCCGTTACCGCTCCCAGTCTTGTAATGGCACGTATTATCCCCTCGTCGGAAAACTTGATTTCCGTCTGTCCATTATCCGTGATTTCCGGTCTTCTCTGTATTCTGTCATCTTCCCTTAACAGAGGTCTGTTTGACTGTTCAGAGACAGCGTTTAAATTACCCTTTTCCTTTATAGCGGTTGTGTTTTCCGTTATTGTCTGGGTATTCTTTTCAATATTCACAACATTCTCGGTTATATTCTCCGTATGCCGTGAATTGTCCGTTCTGTTTTCGCTGTTATCCTGGAAATTCTTGGAGTTATCAACGTTCGTAACGGATTCGTCTATGTTTTCGACGTGTCTGTTTATCTCTCTTAATATTTCCTTCTGTGTTTCCTTTGTTATCGGCTCTTCCCCTACACTTCTTTCTATAGGGGTTACCTTCCCTCTTTGCGGTTTCCGTGTCAAGTCCCATGTCATAGAACCTGTTTCCTCGTCTATGATGGGTTCAACGTCCGGTATAGGTTCCTGGACTTTCCTTCTCCTTCTTCTTGGCACTGGTCTTTCTTCCGGTTCTTCTGTAGACAAAGGTTCTTCTACATCCGTTTCCATTTCCGGTCTTGGCTCTTTCCGTCTTGGTTCCGGCTGTACGGGTTCCTCTTTTCTTCTCGGTGATACGTCCCATGTAATAGACCCGGTTTCGGGGTCTATAATAGGCTGTTCCGGTCTTGGAAGTTCTTCTGTAGGCGGTTGTCTCCTTATCGGTCTTTCCGGCATAGGAGACGGTTTTTGTATTGTGGTTGCATCAATGGCGGCAGACTGTCTTTTAAGGTCAAGTAACAGCCTTTCCAGCTCGTTACGGTCTTCCATCAATGCAAGTTGTTCCCGTAGCTGTGAAATGCTTTTATCGGCTTCCTGTGCGCTCTGCATGGAAGTCTGGTTTATCTCGCGGTACAAAGAAACCGCTTCTTCTCTCAACTGTCTTAGCGGTGTGGTATCGGCCGCAATCCTAATCCTCTTGTCTTCTGCCATCACTCCTTATTCTTTTGGCTTTCCTCGTATTCAGCCATCCGCGCCATTTCTTCACGGAAAGCCTCAATCTGACTTTGCGTTATTTCCTTGGTATCGGTTTCCTGGTCTACCATTTCGTCATAGGAATCTTTCAGCCATTCACCGATATTCGGAACATATTCAACTTTCTTTTCCTCGTCCTCCAAAGCCTGCTTGAACATCCGGTCTTCCTCGAACTCAAAAAGTTGCTGGAAGAAAGAACATTTCTTGTGTTCCTCGGACATAAAAGCAATATTATGTTTTTTCCTGTACCACCTGTCAAGCGGAAACTTGTTGTTCCATCTGACTACAAATGTCCTAAAATCTTCCTTTTTATCTCGCTCCATCATACAAAATCAATCAAAAGTGGGGGTATAACCCATAACAGACTATACCCCCACACTCCTCTGAATAACTAAACATTCAAACTATAGTGATTCTCGCTCGAATACTCTTATCGGTTGGGGTTCATCATTTTTTCAACTTCTTTAATAAAGGGCAAAACCTCCTTGTTGTAAATATCCCTTACCTCTACATAGTCCTTAATACCAAGCTGTTTGAAAGAAGTCACTTTCATATCTGCCAGCAAATCGGGCAACATTACTGTAAGCGTCGCTTCAATATCTATCATATCCAAAGCGTCAGCCGCAGCCTGCGTTCTGTTTCCCAGCAAGGTATTGTAATATCCACGACCTAAAAACTGCTTTTGAGTTTCTATCTCATAATATTGTCCTACTGTAGGGAAGGACATTTTATATTCATGTCCCTTAATCTTAATTATCTTATCCTCCATAATCACAAAATGTTATATACGTTACAAATATACGCTATTAATCGATTAAATCAAAACTTAATCCTAAAATATTGAGACAATGTAATTAACGCTTGTCTTTCTGCATGTTCTTCTTCTGTCAAATCCACCTTATCAAGTTCAATCAATCGGTTTGTTATCTCGTGGAACAGCTTGTTGTCGGTGTACTTCAATGCTATTTTTTTAATAGTTGTAAAATAGTTAAATTCCTCGAACTCCTTACATTCCTTTTTGTCTTTAGGGTCTGTCACTTCAATTTCCTCAATAGATAGAAAACATCTATATCCTAAAGCCGTCTTTACCAAATCCTTTTTCATAACATTACCCTCCTTCTTTATTTAAAAACATGGTCTATAAAAATCGTATTTCTTACCCATTCACCTTTATGTTTCACGAACATATATCCTCTAATTATTGCTGTTTCATTCATTTGGCTTGCAAAATCATATGCTGCTTGCTGGTCTTTACCAAATTCCTTGTTGATTGAACCGGAATTATTGTTGACATTGTATCTCAAACATGCCGGGGCTTTCTTTCTATCAGTAATCATAACCTTATCCTCCCTTCATTACCAAATTAAATTTCTTGCAATAGTGCAATTGGCATACTTCTTAACCAATTCCTTTTCCATCTTTTTGAACTTTGCATTATGTGTTGCATTACCTTCATTTGCAATGCAAATCTGATGCGCTACTTCATGGCACAAAGCATAGGCAGAACCGACATTGATTCTATTCAAGTCAATAGAGATTGATTTCGGTTTGTTAGCCACATAAGAACAACAAGCACCGCCCCTTCCAACTTTACAGAACTTCAATGCAATTGCCTTGATACCTTCACTAACACAAATGAACTTGTACAACTCTTTGAGAACCTTGATATCGTTTTCCATTTTCTTATCTTTTATTTGTTTGACTTCGTTTATCTCTTTCTCACATTGCAAAGATAAGATTATGTTATGACATACGCAACTGCTTATGTGTAAAATATGTTAAAACAATGTTTTTATAAGTCTATTGCATACCGCTTTTATAACTGGAACCACAACTGTATTCCCCAATAAATCAAATCCTTCTTTCTCTGATACATCAAACTGATAATCTTCTGGATATCCAAAGAGTCTTAACCCTTCTCTAAGAGATAACTTTCTTAAACCCTTTCCATCTATTACTACCAGTTTCTGCATATCCATAGCGACCAGAGTAGGAGCTATGGAAGATGGGTTTAATATCTTGTTTATCTCAAAGCTAAGATTTCCTGTCACTATATTATAACCTTTCTCTTTTGTCGTATCGTATTCTCTTTTAATGATATTATTAATCGTAACTTTCTTTTTAGGATGTTCATATACCAAATACCCCTTCTTTACTAATCCGTCCAACATTTTATCCAAATTAGTATTATTGTAAAAAGTGGTTATCATTTCTTTGGTAAGTGGCATTCCATCCATCCAATCTATACCATAAGTAAGACCATTTTTTCATTCTTCTTTTTACAAGAATCAAATTAAGTAATTCTTTTTCTTCTTTCGTTGTTTCTCCTTTCAAATCAATATCCCAACTATGTATATTGTTTTCCCCACCTCTTTTATCTTTAATTGATTTACCATAAAGTTCTGAAACATCATATTTTAATAACAATAAATCAATAAATTTACTTTTAATTGTTGGTTTCCCTTTATCCAACACATCACATAAATTGCACTCTAAAACTGGAAAGTTATTTAAATCTATTTCTTCTTTAAAACTCCCAACTATATAAATCCTTTTTCTTTCTTGTGGTACACCAAAATATTTTGAGTTTAATACACGAAAATTCACTCTATACCCTATAGCTTTTAAATGTTCCATGATAATTTTAAAAGTCCTGCCGTTATCATGGTTCAATAATCCATCCACATTCTCTAAAATGAATCCTTTGGGTTTCTTTACTATCAGAATACGCTCTATATCAAAGAAAAGATTACCTCTAATGTCAGCAAACCCCAATCTATTCCCAGCAACACTAAAGGCTTGACAAGGAAAACCAGCACATAATACATCAAAATCGGGAATAGTGGCTGCATCCACTTTAGTAATATCCCCCACTATTTCTTCATTAGGATAATTCTGTTTCAACACCTTTAAAGCATGTGTTTTTATTTCAGAAGTAAATACACAAATAGGGGTATAACCAGCTTCAATAGCGGCCAGTTCTAATCCTTTACGGATTCCTCCAATCCCTGCGAATAAATCTATAAAACGTAAAACCATATTCTATATCAAATCTACACTTACTTGTACTTCTTTGTCATCTTCACGTAAACTATTGATTGCCAGGAAGTTAGCCATTACCACATCATCGTGTCCACTTGCTGCCTCCAGTTTCCCATTATCACTTCTGAACGTAATAGAGGAAAATTCACCGAACATCAAGTCAACCGCCTGCCTCGTTTCTCCCATCGCATAAGGGCATTTTATCTGACCTCTTTCAAACATTGCGGATAAAGAAGGTAATCCGGTATATAAGTCTTTCTTGTTTCCTTCCGTTGTGGTGAATGGTTCTATGTTCTTAAGTCCTCTTTCCTTTGCCAGCCCGGATAGTATAGACTGGAAACCGTTAGCCTCACACCGTATCTTATTAGGGTGGAAAAGCCTGTCAAGCTGTACAATCTTATCTACCTGTTCGTTGTGTGACATACCGCGCTTCCGGTAATAATACAACAAGTAGTAGTTGTCCATCGCATCTTTACCCCATACCGAATACACCGTATAATCCGCTCCGATATTACCGGAAACCGCAAAATCCACACCTATATGTACTCTTGTAAGCTTGAAGGGGAAATCATCTATACTTGACGCAAAACGTATCGTTTCCATCCCTATAATACTCCGCATCAGATATTCATACGGAAATATCGTTGACGTGTCACTGATAGGAACCACCAAGTATTCACGATTAAATACAATCGTTCCAAGCTCCTCTTTTTTATCCAATATCTGTTCAAACGTGTATCTGTCCGGTGCAAGCGGTCTACCATCTGGAAACAATATCGGATATTCAAAGCAATAGAAACGCTTGTCTGCCTTCAATACTTGGTACAATTCGTTCGGTGCGGAAGAATAGGGTGTGCCAGTCACAAGGAAATAACCGTACGGTTCCACAATCGGCTCTATTGTACCCTTCAAAAGTTCTTTCAGTTTCTCTCTTTGTTCGTCCGAATATAAAGAGCTTTCGTCCGGCATATCGTCACACAAGCAAGCTCCTACGTGCAAACCACGAATCATTGAATCCTTACCGCGTACATGAAGCGTACTCCCCGTTTCCGTCTTTATGGCTGTTTCTCCGATTGAAGCCTTGTTGTAGGGATTAAGTTTTTCCTTTATCAAGTCGTTTGCTTCTATCTCTTCCGTTACTTTCGCTATCTGCACTTTTGCCAGGGTGAAAGTATTAGTGATATAGCACGTCTCTTTCCGGTTGGCATTATCTGTCGTATCCTGTCTGTAGGCGGTCGGTCTTGTGTACGACCATAAACGCCACAGAATGAAGGCATAAGACCATTGAAAACTGTTATGCACAACCGTTCCGTCCTCCAATAAAAACTTATGGTCTCCATCACATGCAAAACCGTAATATTCACCTTCTCCAATAAGTTCAATTTTCAATGAAGAATAATCAAATTCTGGCTCTTTTCCTCCTATGTCCTTGACTTTATATCCAAGAAACAACTTTCTTATGTCTTTTTGTTGTCTATATACAGCATCTACCTCTACGTCGATAAAGTAACCGTTGTAATAGCAACAAAGCAAATGTCCTTCATTCACTTCATAAGTCATTCCTTTGGACTGCTGCACTCTATACATAGGTGCAACACCTTTATGTAATTGCAACACTGTGCGCGGTGTCGAATCGACACCCATCACTTTATCACCAACTTCTATATCTTGAATCTTCTTCAAAGACCCATCATGCATTACAACCAATGTATCAGCACTCATGCACTTGCCACTCGCGCGCGCGCATAGATAACAGCTCCACGGGTATAATTGCGTGAGATTGCCCCACTCTATATTACGCCACCCTAACCGGAATTTAGGCAGCATGGTTGCTATAAAATAATTGAGGGACAATATTTTAAGCGTATTGTCCATAGAGGCTTTCACGTTGTCCACATAGGATAAACTTTCCGAATCCATAGTACGTCCCAGATACAGCGCCTTTTCCGACTGATAAACCATTTCCCTTAGCATGGTATCAACGTCGTTTCCATATCCTTCAAGCAACTGGTTAAGCGCCTTTTCCGGCAGTCTCTCTATGATATTGTCTACTGCATTGTATAGATATGTAAGCTGGTTATTTGTAAGTATTCCTTTTCCGTCACCTGTCAACATAGCTGAAAGTCCTCTCTATATCTCCTCTCTTTCTTCTGCACCATTTCCATACCTTCACCTCTTAACTTCTTCACATAGGAGATAAACAGCATTGCATTCGCGTCCACATCATGTTGTGCCCTGTGAGCCTCCACAAGGTCTATGCCTGCATTCTGGCAGCATGTACCCAGCTTGTAGTCCATCTGTTCTAAAGCTGCCATGTGTGCAAACTGCATCGTGTCTATGTAGTATTTTACGTAATTGTCTATATTATCGTTCATGTAGGCGAAGAAGTTTTTCAGAAACGGGTTATCGAATCCTACGATATTGTGCCCTACAAGCGTACACATCTGACGCGGGTTCTTGTATTTGGCGAACCATTTCTTGCAAGTGCTGTATATCTCTTTCAATGGCACCGCATTCTCTTCTTGGACTTCTTTTGTTATGCCGTGTACTGCCGTTGCTTCCTCCGAATATCCTGCAAGTCCTTCCTTGTAGTTATACGGGAATATCATTTCTGCACGGTCTATTATTTCCAACTTTTTCATGTCTATGCACGACATAGCCATTTCTACCAAAGGGATATCCAAAAAAGCCTGCTTCTCCTTGCTTGGCAATCCCCCGGTTTCAAAGTCATAGACAATCACGAAATTACTACTTGTTTTCACGTTACCAAAATTTATTTTAAACTACCCCATTGTTCCGCTATCGCTTCCGCAATGCCCGGAAATGTCTTGCTTCTTATCTTCTGTCTTTCCTCTTTAGGCAGTCCGTAGGCATCACAATACCATTTCTGCATTCTAAAACCATTCTTTCCTTCCACCACTTCACCTTTCCCGACAATCTTTGTAGGAGTGAGTTTAGGCAGATTTTTAAGCCATAAACAAGTCTTCTTGCTTGCTTCATCCCCGAACATCCAAGGTTCTATGATTTGGTCTGCCTTTCTGAACCTTGTACTCATAATCCCTACTGGGTTCTCTATGGCAATTCTTTTTACGCCCGAATTATATAGCTCCATAAAGAAATTAACGGCTTCTTCTCGGTCTTTCGCCCTGTTTGGATATTTCGGATGTGGTCTTCTCTGTTCTATCGGCAGCCCCTTATCTTCCGGGTGATAATACCATGCAGCACCGGACACACATAGATAAGTACAAGGTGGGTGTGCAACCATCAAATCCCATTCTTCGCCTTCCGGCAAATAATACTCTTCACCGTTTTGCAGCTTTCCTCCGAAATTGGGAATAACCTGCAAAACATCCTGCTTGAAATGCCATTCGGGGTGCCCACCGCTACAGTCTACAATGTCACAACTAAAGGCGTTATGTCCTCGTTTTCTAAAAGCCTCACAAACTCTCTGACTTTCTTCACATGCTACCAATACATTCATTTTCTTCTTCCTCCACTACCGGGTTATTGTCATTTTCCAATACGTTGTACATCTTAATTGTACAATGCTTTTTAGGTGTTACCACAATCTCGTTTCCTCCCAGATATTCGGGTAGATGTCCTCTCATTATATATGCCTGCACATCATTACGGGTAAACCGTTTCCCGTTCTGCTTCCGGAAATTGTCGTTCATCCAGATAAGCAATCCTTTCGCGTTTACGTCTTCTATTAAAAATTTTCCCATAAATTTATTTTATTGTTAACAATCTTTCAAAATCCCTGTCCCGGTCTTCCTCACTCTTATACACTACCCATAAATTCTTTATAGGGTTGTCCTTGAATGATGCACTTTCATCTGCCAGCTTGTTTATCACTATAGCCGGGTTCCCGTCCGAATACCAGTCTTTTTCATACGATATAATGAAATACTTCATAAGGGCGTGTTCCCCGTCACTGAACACAAACATTCTGCCTTTTGAACGTTCCTCGTATTCTTTCCATACCTCAACCTCTTTCTGAAATATTTCCACTTTATCGCTATTAGGGTTCTCCAGGTAATCCACTATCATTCTGGAAGCCCTTTTCAGCCCTATAGCGGCAAACACTTCCGCACATCCTATTAATATATCAACGTCTTTTCCCATGTTCTTTCTCCAAAAGTTTTTCTATCCTTTCTTCCGGTATCTGATTCTTAAGACTTTTCCTGTCTCCAAAATCGTATATCTGATGGCATTCCATACATGCCAGAACTATGTTTTCCGGGTCACAGCGCAAACCTGGGTGTGCTCCTCGGCTCAATATATGGGAGAAGAAAATAGGTTTCATTTCAAGACCCAACCATTTTCCGCAATGGAAACAATAATGGGGATTCTCCTCCCATACCTTGACAAACACTTCATTAAGCCTGTTTTCCTCTTCCTTCAATGAAGCTCGGTTCAGTTTCAATTTCTTTCTATTGTCGTAGCATTCCTTACATAACCATCTGTTGCGGTCATATATGAAATGATTCTCCTTGCAAGAAACACACGGTCTAACTTCTTCCTTCACTGTCTTTTTCATGGTTGCAAATATAATAATATTATCTCACAACATAAAATTTTATTATGTCATTTTTCACAAGCCTTATAAAATATACAATCCTTGCATCTATTTTTGTCGAATAACCATCCTCCGTACTGGCTGCAAAGTATAAACCCCTTCTCCTTGTTCCAATACTTTTTCCTCAACATCTCCCTGTATCTTTCAGATAAACCCTCTTCCTTCTCCTTAAACGGGCTTATCCATCCTCTTTCTCGCTGATACTTGTTAGCTCTGAATACTTGGTATCTTCCTCTCTTGTTCCACTTCTCTATTGCCTTCGGGCCTATCAAATTATAGGGGTCGAATATTATTTCCTTGTATCGGCTGTTCTCTATCATAGAACCTTGAAACACCATATATTCCCATAATGCCCTATTAGAGGAAATCCCGGTCTTTTCCCAGAACTTTTCCATGAGTTCTATTTTTGACCGGGTTCTCTTTAAATTGGGGGTGTAGTTGAAAAGATATTCTATTATCCTTTCAATGGCTGTTTCAATCCTCTTGTTCTCCCCACAATCTTTTTGCTGTGTCATAGTTCTTTTGCATTTCGTTAACCGCCTTCTTCGCATAAGTCAATGAATAGACGTGTTCCCGTGGATATTTGCCGGATTTCAAGCCTTCGTGATATTCTTTGGCTTTCTCTAACTTGTGCTCGTAATAGTCTATACTTTCCGGCATGGATAGATTAATTACCTCCGCTTTCTTGTCCCAATACTTGGCTACTCTTTCATGTTCGACAGCCTTGTCGCTGAACTCAACACTTTTGCCCATATTGTTCCAGGCTTCGTCAATCATTTTTCTATGTCCTCTTTCGCTGTGGTGTCCGACCTTGATAGGTTCTCCCAATGATAGGAAGCCTCTATCTTTATTGGATTTCTCGTAATACTCATTACTCTTTTGTTCTGCCGAAGCCGCCCACATTCTGCGTCTTTCCGCTCTTTGCTTTGCCCACTCCTGGACATTGAAACCGTCTGCACGCACTATCGAATAGTAATAGAATCCGTCCTTTTCATATATCAGATTGAAAACAATGCACTCGTTTTCCTTTCCGTACTTGGTCGTTACTTCGATAACCTCTCCCTTTTCATACTTTTCTTCGCACTTTGCTAAAAACACATTCGGACAAAACTTACTGTAAACGTTCATAACTCTAAAATTTTATTTGTTTGACAATCAAAAACTATTTGCTTATAACAGTGATAAACTCACATTTTGCTATCAGAGAGAAATCTCCGCTTTCCATATATTCCTTATTTCTCTTTTCAATAAGTTTTACTTCTTTTTCACTGACTTCCTTACCGTTAACAAAATACTTTTTCATAACCTTATCTTTTAATTTGTTTGACTTTTCTTGGTTCCCTTATCAGAACCACATTGCAAAGATAAGATTTGTTTATGAGATAAGCAAGTGCTTATGTGTAAAATGTTAGTTTATTAACATTATTTCACAATACCAATAATTCATTATAATAAAAATAATTTACAAATTACATAACATTTTATTATTCTGAAATTAATCCTTTTGTAATTATTTATAACCAAAATAAAAGGGAGTTACTAAATTGTAACTCCCTAATTATCAATTGTTTATAATCAAAATTAAAGTTCCAAAGTTGATATAGGGTAAAGATAAATCCCGCTGATATTGTAACCAGCAACCCCGGATTCCTGTAATGAAAAATTTTGATTATTTACAAAACACGGATTCAACATGCACATAGTCTGTCCGGTAGGGTCTACTGCTGTCACCATCTTTGTAGTCGAATCCTGGCTCTGAATTGTCTTGCTATAAATAGCAATGGCAAAACCAAGCTCGCCCAAAATCAAGGTATCCACGATAGACTTAACGGAACCCAAACGGTGCATCATACCTTCCATTACTGGCTGTTTAAAGTCAATAAAGAATTGGTCTACCGTCCATGTGCATTGATACTGTACGGCCGGAACCTCCTGGTTAAGGAGTGAGCCAAGCCCTTGTACATTCGCACGGGTGATGTTTTCTGCAAATTGCAGATTACGAACAAACCCGGCTACTTGATTATCTATTTTAATATACGCTTTAGGCGCTGTAAAAACTGCCATAATCTTCTAATTTTTAGGGTTTGTTTTATCCACGAATTAAGTAACCTGTAAAGAACAACTTGGTGATTTCGTTATTTACCACAATTTTGTAAGTGGTGAAATAAGCGTCTTCCTTTCTTGTTGTCACTACGTCTTTGAACGACAAAATCAGATTGTCTTGTGCGTCCGTTGCAGTTCTTGACTGCAAGTATGCCACAGTCCAGTCTTTAACCGCTCCTGCTGTCAGTGTATTGGCGTTAACACCGTTTTCCTGTCCCAGCAAATCCAATGTCGCATTTACAATCAATTCCTTATTGATTTGTGCGACGATACGCATAAACTGGATAGAATAGGATTGTCCTTTTGCGTTGAACAAGTTGGCGTTGTCCTGCAATGTATTCACACCCTGCAAGATATTGAACTTTCCGGTGTAGTCATTCAATACAGTTGTCAGAATACCATATTTCAACGCCTTCTTCTGCTCCGATTCAGTCAACGAGTGTTGCAATCTGTCAACACCTATAGACTTGAATGTAGGCGGTACATAAGGCGGCTTGCCGCTAATACGTCCTACAATGGCGCACAAGTTATACATAACTCCCCACCACCGTATCTTCTGAGCGTCAAATGCGGACACTACGCCAGCTCCACCGTGTACAAGCTGCACGAACGAACTGTCAAACTTTTTCGCCAAATCGATTTCCTTTGAGAAATCCGCTCCCTTGTCATATCCTGCCACATAGAGGAAATGCTGGAATTTGGCTGCACCGTTCATGTGTGTAATGTATGCTTTTGTCGTAGCTGAATAGGCGTTGCCTCCTACCTGGTCTAAAATAACGTTACTGTAGTCCAAACCTACAATCTGGTCTAATACAGCGTTAAAGTCGTTCATGTCGAAACTTTCCGTACCGCCTGCTGCCAGAATATAAGGCTTGCCACCCAGTGCTGTTGTAATATCCCCTTCGGTAATCTCACCATTTCCTTTTACATTGGTAGTTGAATCAAGCACAAATGCCAAAGCAAAATTAGAATCATTCTGTGCCCAATCCACAAGCTCTTGCATGGTACTGAATTCCGGTGATTCAAGAACAAGTTCGGGGTCGCTGTTTTCCTGCGTGATGTCTCCGTAGGGTAAACCGTCGCTGTATGTTCCAGTATATGTACCTCTCCAGAACTGCAAAATCCACTTGGTAGCGTCTTCGCGTCCTGCGATAAAGTTCATACCGTAACCTTTTGTCAATAACTCGTCGTTCAATAACGAACCGTTGGCTACCAAACCTTCGTCCAATGTTTTTACCGCAAACGTGCCTCCTGCTGCCGTCGCAAACGTCATTGTTGCGCCTGTAGTTGTCGCTGCACGAACAAATTCAAGCTCGGAAATTCCTACTGCGTCGGGGTTTGAGGGGTCTGGTGCAAACAGAGCTTCGGCAACCCTCCACCAAAGACCTCCCTTCATGAAAGCACGAAAATCCGCGATATTGTCGAAAGTATAGATAGCGTTTTGTCCCTGCGCATTTTCGCCATTAATACCTGCACCGCCGCCAAATCCGGCTGAGTACGTTCCGGTATCAATAATAAGGACTTTTCCGTAGTCGAGATTTCTTGCCGGATTCATTTCCCCACTTACAATAGTGGAGTAAACACCTGGTAAGGAAATCTGGCGACCATTGAAAATAAACGTTGATGCCATATTATTTTTCTTTTTTATTTGTCTACGGAATTCTGCGCAATTTCCCTATCAAATCACACATTCATATAAGCCGCTATAAAGATAGCGTTTTTCTTTCTATAATGCAAAAGGTTACAACCCTTTATTTATATCTGCTTCCACACCGGGTAACTCATAATCACGTCCGTAATTGTCCGCACCCCATTTGTCGGCTGCTATCCCTCCATCCTCAAATGCAATCTTATTCAGCAACTCTTCATTTACCAATGTACCTACAATCTGGTCTAAAGTCAAGTCAAGCCTTACTGACTTTATGAATATAGGAATAGGCAGTACATTCTGGTTTGTCATTAATTCCGTTATCCTCACCTCTACCAAATCATATTGGGTAGAAAGCCAGTTGTAGGAACCCATTATCAACGCATACAAAACTTCCGACATAATTATACTTTCCAGCATGTTGTCCGACAGACACATTATCTCAAAGTTATGGAAACGGCTGTCTCTTATCTGCCATGCACCGCCATCGTATATCTGTCCATTCATTTTTCCTATGGAATTGGTTGCTCCTGGGTCTGCACCCGGTTCCCTTATTACATAGGCTGGCAATCCGGTATTGTCTTTCGGAAACTCAAACAACACCCTTAAATTACGGGGGTTTGTCATTCCCCTTAAAAACAATTTCTTCGCCTGGTCGTAAAAATCAAAATTCCCTTCCTTCATTCCGTTAAGAAGTCTGTATAGGAAGGTATTCTGTTCGTCTCCCTGGTGCAGTCTGTAATCTTCCGGTATATAGTTCAATATTGATACTATAAACTGCTTTACTTTTACTATCTCTATCATAATCCTTTAATTCTTTTTAATGCCTCGTCTATCGCCATTTCGGCAACATATTCTATCTGAGCCTCTTCCAAAGCCCTATCCATTAATTTTTTGGCTGTTATACCACCATTAAACCAACTTGTAGGGTCTGACTTGTCGCTAACCCTTCTGAATGTCATATACTGACCTCTCTTTTCCTGGTCCGAACTTCGAGCCTCAACCCTTACAAGACCTTCATATTTTGCCGACTTGTGCATGTATTCCGGTACGTTCAGTCCGGGTATGTTTATTTCCTTCCGGCTTCCCTTTACTTGCTGGCTTATCGGCAAGTCTGCAAGCTTCAACGGCTGTCCTCCTGCATTACGTGCCATATCGTACACATCTTTAGGCATAACGGAGCTAAATATTCCGGATTCCGCTATTGCTCCGGGTGTGGCGTGTCTGAACGGTATTGTCAGATACCATCCTAAACCGTCCTTCTTTATCTTTGCCTTGTCCGAACGCTGGAACCCTATCTTTTCATCAAAGGGTGTTGCTCCTTCTTCCAGCATCATAGGAAGCGGCCCTGCTGCCCTTGCAGACAGCACGAATTCTACAGAGGTGGCAGAAGTCCGGTCTACCTGCATGGCAGACCGATATATTCCCCGTGTCTGATGCAGTTCAGAATCCACAAGCGCATTCCATCTTCGCATATATTCCTTTACCACATCATCAACAAGACGTGTTCCAAGGAATTCCGCTTCTTGTGGTGTCAATGCGAATTCCGCAACTGTTTCCGATATGTCAACATATAGAGGTAACATCCTACTCTTCCGTTATATACCTTACATCACACCCGAATTTTGCAAACAACATCTCTATAAAATCACTGTCCGTTCCCGACAGACTTTTCCGGCTCAGTGTTACTACCGTTCCTATCTTATAGGATATCACATCGTCCAACAACTTATTGAACCCTTTTCTTTGCGCCAATGTAACGTTAAATGTCACATCCTTATATACATCTTTGGCGTGCAGTCCGTGTTCCCTACAATACCTTTCCAATGCTTCTATATGCTTGTTAAGATTATGTTTGTTCATAACCCTTGCATATATTACATTCTTTCTTTGTCCTTTAGATGCAATCGCATATACGGATTCGTCGTCGTAATCTATCCATTGTGTAGCGGAATTGTGGGTCTTTATCCTTCCTTCCTTTACATAATTGGATAATGTTGCCCGACTTATACCAAGGACTTCCAATACTTTCTTCGCTCTCATATACAAAATGTTTAAAAGTGTACAAATCTAAACATTTTCTTTCAAAGAAGCAAATTATACATCCTCATTATATATCACACCGCTACCGTCAAAATTAGGTTTCTCCATCGCTATAAGATGGCTTCTTCTTACAATGGCTTGAACCGGAAGCTCTATCTTATTGAGTTGTCCACTTTTCTTGTCAGTAGCCCATGAAGCGCGTATCTCATGCGGCAAGTCTATAACATGGTATTCCGGATTATGCTTGTAATATACCGATACAAAGCCGTTTTCGGGCAAAGCGTCTATATCCATGTCCAGTATGATACAATAGGGATTAACGTCGCTTATATGTCCCTTGTCCGTCTTTATGAGAGGCTTGTTTGAAGCCTCGAACAGATACATAGCCAATACTTGTACTGGCTTGTATGTAGTGAACACAAACGGCTGTCCCATATCATCGTATCTTATAGGGAGATTTTCAGAAAAATACGATATTTCATTTCTGAAAGAAATCCTGTCATAATAGGATAAATTCGCCTTGTCTATATCCCTTACCGTTACAGCCATTGTACCTAAAAGTTCTTGGCTCCATGACTTGTATTTGTCGGTAAAGTTTATTCCGGTTATCAATGCCTTTGTATGTATCGCGTTCACATAGAAATATCCGGTACCGAAACAATTCTGACAGTCCGGCAGTGCAGATTCTTTTCCATGACACGGGCAACGTAAAGCGCGCATTATCTCCACATCGTAACCTTTGGCTTGTATCGCCTGGTCGAACTCCGATTTGAAAAATTCCGGTCGGAAATTACTCAATCCAGAAGATGGAGACTGTAATATATTTCTTGTTTCTCCCATAACTTAAAATACTGCAAATTTAACCTCGTCATACACCAACTTCAACCTTCCTACCGTTTCCTTTATCTCTTTTTGATATTGAATCAATCGTGCAGAATACCCGGCAGATGTCGCAGAAGCCGTTGTGCTTATGCTTTGACTTAATCCGTCTATACTTAAAGACTGTCCAGAAACGCCTGCAATACCCAGAACCAAATCTCCAGCTATGTTAAGCGGCCCGAATGATGCAAGTTTTCCCAACAGATTAATCAAGTCCATAGGCATTTGGTCTACATCCCACCCGGTTATATACTGTACCCTCCAATAATCCGGTATATACTGGAAACGCTGCATACCAATCTGAGACGTTATGCCTGTCAATATTATTTCCGCATTTCCTTGTGTCGTGGAAGACCCTGTAGGAACAACACTCAGCCTTCTTTTCCCTTGTCCCATACCACTGTCATACTCGCATGACAGCCATCCTTGGGGGTATATAATCTGCTCTATCTTATTGAGCATCCCAATCATGCTTAACGGCTCCCTTACCGGATATGACGGGAACAATATAGGGAATTGCTGCCAATAGTCCTTTTGGTAATAAGTCAAAGACTGGTCGATTAACTGCTTTACAAATTTCAAATTGAACCAATTCTCAACCTCTCTTTGTGCTGATTCTATATAGGAGCGCATAGATTCGTCCGTAAATGATGCTCCCTGCCCTCCGTCAATGGTTATTCCGTATAAGTATGTCTGCCATATCTCGGCTACAGACAGCACAAGTCCGGAATTTTTCTTGTATTTTATCGTAAACGTCAATCGACCCATCTTTGTAAAGTATTTTTATTTAGACAAAATCATATCTATAATTTCCTCTTTCTTTTTGCCTTTAAGGTCTTCTTCCTTGAAAGAACCTCCGTCTTCTGTCATTGCAAGTTCTTTCAGTTCGTCAACCTTCATTTTCTTAAGAGCCGTCTTTACCTCGTCGTCCTCTTCTTCCTTAATAGAGACTTCCTGCTTTGCTTCCGGTTCGGGGGCTACTGTCTGCGTCTCCTTGTTTCCTGCCTTCAAGTCCTCAACGCATTTCTTCCATACTTCAATTTCCTTTTCTTTCTTGGAAATTTCAACCTTCTGTGCCTCGACGATATTCTTAAGACGTTTTATTTCCTCTTCATATTCCTTGTTCCCTTCTTTCACTTCCGAACGAAGTTTTTCTTCAAGGCGTGTTTTGAATTCCGGTTCCTCACCTTCCTTGTAAATATCGGGAAGTTTACGGCTTACTATTTCTTGATAGAGTTCTTCCGATACTTCCGCTCTACCGTTAACAAACTGTACCGGGCCACCATTAAGTACAATTCTATGGTTGTTATACACCCGACTTTTTAAAATCACTTTTTCCATAATACAAAATTTTTAAACAAAAAGGGAAGGAGTTCAATTACTCCCTCCCTTTCACTTTTCACTTTTTAAACCTATAAATTTATATCAAGCTAATTACAAGCCTTCCTCACCAATGTTAACGATACGTACAATCTTTGCTGGCTGATACAATACCGGGGTACCGTAGTTCAAAATTGCAAAACGTTTGCTCGGAGATGTAACGGCAAAGTCCATCTTCATGGTGTCTGCAAACTGCAAGTATTCGTTAATCTGACTGTCATTGTAATATACCAAAGCAGACTTGGTACCTGCAATGATACGGTTGCGGTCACGTACACAATTTGCGGCTGCACCGTCATAACCTGTTGCCATCTGTGAAGCCGGAACCTCAAAGATAGGGAAGTATTCGGTATTTGCATTCAGAACCGCGTTCTTCTTAGTACGATATACAACGAAGCAAGTAGCGGAATAAGCGCCACCCACACCAGCAGTGAAGCCGAATTCTACCGATTCAGAAGCGGCTACAGCCTGGGCGCCAGCAGATGTGATATTCAGAGGTGCGGATTCACCATAACGATTCTTTGCTGTTACCAAGTAGCCATAAGAACCTGCATGGTTGCCGAAATTAGTCTTAGTATCGGCTGCGTTAACCTTAATGGCAGTACCAACAACCGGAGTAACCGGGGCCTTTGCACTTGAAGCTCCCTTTCCTGCTGTGATAGGTTTACGTTCGTCAAAGAAACGGTCGTTCTTAATGTTAATTTTACCGAACTGGGTTGTAACATCATTTACAGACTGTCCCATTGTTGCGCCTGTTACAGAAGCTGCAAGACCTACGATAACTCGCTTGCTTTCGTGGAACATCTTAACGTAGTTGTTAAACACAATCGGGTTAGAAATGATGCGGTCGATATAACCGTTATAAACGTTCACTACAACGTTTGCAGCGTCTTGAATCAAGTTGTCATTCAACACAGAACCTTGTGCGTCGATAACTGCCGGGCTGTTGAAGTAACCGTCTAACAGTTGTTCAGAAGTCTTGCCTTCTGCCGTACCGCCATCCATTTCGTTGATACCCAACATGTGTTGACGGAAAACACCGTCGAACTGTTCTTCTACACAAGAAGAATCAGCGTCAACCAAACGTGTGTCAATAATGGTACTCAAAAGGATAGTCTTGTTTTCTACTTCCTTCTGGTACATATCCATGTTACCAGCCAATTTAGCCAACATTCCCGGATGTGTAACCTGTCCGGAAACACCCATGAACTTGGTTACTATTGACTTACGTCTGTATTGAGAATCGGTTTCCTGTGGGGTCTCGCCTTCTGCGTTGAAAATACCGACTTCCTCACCATACTTATACAACTGATTGTATTGGTGTACAGTGTTGTCAATCTTATGTTTAGGCATTTCCATGTAATAAACCAACTGGTTCATACGGTTGCCCAGAATCTTCAAGACTGAATCCAGGGATTCAACTTTCAGACCACCACCATTGTTGATTTCGTTGTTATACTGCATTCCGGTCTTAAGACCTGCTTCCATCGCTTTCAAGATTTCTGCTGAATCCATGCCGCCCAGTACGTCGCCAGTACCGTTTTGATTGCTATAATTATACAAATCCATATTCTTTTATTTTAATAGAGTTTATTTCACGAATTTTACACCGTTCTTTTCGTACATGTAACGCGCCAGGTTTTCACCTACTGTTTCAGCGTCCGGATTGATAAGATATGCAAGCGCATCACTTTCCAGTGACTTAGCAATACTTTCCGGTGCCTCTTCCAAAGACTTTTCAATAAGCTTTACTGCCATAGGTCTGTCTTTCACTACGTTAACTTCGTATTTGCCTGCTTCATCCTTTCTTTCCTCGAAAGATTTCTGAATGGCTGTCATATTGTTAAGTCCTTCTGAACGGAACATAGGGGTAACGCCGGACATCTTGTCAAGTTTTTCACTGATACCATCCACTGTCTCCTGGAATTTTTCCATAGACTTCTGGAAATTTTCCATCAGAGGGGCAAATACAGAACCTACAGACTTCATAATATCTTCCGCGTTGGATTTCTCCACCTTTTCGCTTTCTGCATTCTTGTCCTCGGCCGTATTCTTCTCGTCTTCCTTTACCTTTTCTTCGTCCTTCACGGCTTCCTTTTCCAGCTTGTTGATATCCTTTTCCTCTTTGGTTTCGGATTCATGGTCTCCTGCTGCTGCTCCGTTTTCAGACTTTTCGATTTTCACGTTCGCCATAATGTACTCATCAGAAAATCCCATAGACTTCATCAGAGATACGATAGGGTCGTTCAAATATTTTTCGTCCATCTTTATTAAACTTTTAATTGTGTACAAACTTATTTATTAACGGTTCTCAAATAGTCCTTTATAACGTTCAATCCTACATTGCCGTTCAGATAATATTTATAAAGCTCTTGAAATCTTTCGTCTCTTTCCACTATGATAGGGTTAATGGTAACGTTGAAAGACTTGTCTATCCTTATATTATATCCGTCCTTCTGTAGCTCTACAAGAACGTTATTGGAACCGTTGCTAATTTCTTCTTTATTGCTCTCCACGAAATCTACTGTCTGCACGCCCTTTACTATATCGGCAAACGAATTTGCATTTACGGGTGTCATTGTCATTGCTACGTTTGTGATAAGCGCTTTCGTTACCTTTTTAGGGTTGTTCTTGTCTCTTTCCAGCGCTCTCCCCTCAACGGAAAAACCGGGTTTCCGGTCGGTGCCGCTTGCAAGCATTTCAAGTGCCTTGTCATAAAAGGCTCTTGCTTCCGGAGATTTTTTCCACAACTGACAACGTACATAAAACTTATTATTCTTTACATAAGCATCCAGTGGGTGCCCTATCCAGAACCTTGATTTATTGATAGGGCTTCGTGATGGCAAATGGTCTAAATTGATTAGACCGTGTTTTAAAAAGCGGTCTATTACAAATCCGTTGGGATTCATAGATTCATCCTCCGAATCTATGGAAGAATCGGATGCCAAACCTTCAAAAATCATTTTTTCGTATCTTCTATCATCACCTACCGCGTAATCCATAGGGTTGAAATCTGATTTTTCAAAGTTTGCTTCTGTGAAAAAATTAAATTTTGAATCTACTTCAAACATCTTTTAATAATCTGAAATACAACGGATTAAAATAAACATCTTTATGTAAATATCTTATAATCAGTTGTTTACACTGAATAAAAATTTATTTACGTATTTACCGATTCAAATGTATGAATTATTATGCAAATAGACAAACTTTATGCAAAATTTATTCACTCCTTGCTTTTTAGGTAATTATCTACGAACTTATCAGAAGGCTTGGTGTAGTTCTTTTTGCCTTCTGGCACTGGGTACGCCCACTCATAGAAATATTTCTTTCTGTCTCCTTCTCCCAGTTCTCCGATTACCGTAAAGCCCTTTGCCCTTCCGTTACTTCTTTCTTGTACAATCTTCTCGAACTTTTCCGGTGGTGTGGTCGAACTTTCTTGCTTGAATATATGGTTGCTCAATTCTTCCATCACCTTATCCCTTCTCTCCTTCTTACTTTCTTTTTCTTTCGCCTCTTTCTCCTTTTGTTCTTGTATCTTCTTTTCCCTTTCTTCGGACATCTTTTTATATACACCGCTTTTGTGTAAACTTTGGTCGAACATATTGTCTACGATATCTCCCAATATCCCAAACTCCGATTCTTCTATTCCGATACTGTTAACAGCATCCTCAATAAACTTTGTATGCTTGGAAGGTATATATCTTTCATTATAGAATCTCTCCAATAGGGTTTCGTCCTCCAACATCTTCTTTAACTTCTCGTTCTTGTGGACTTCCCCGTTTATCCTTTCAGCGTCTTTAATGATGTTCTGTATATCCTTGGAAGTGAACCCGTATGCCGTATCTATGTCAACGCCAAACCCGTCGTTTGAATCATAGAGCTGGATATCTATACCTCCCTTATCGTCTGCATTCGCTTTGGTATGATTGGAAACACGTATCTCATAACTTCCTTTCCCTGTCTCAAATTTAAAATAGCTGCTCGCAGTTGTTTTCGCCTTGTTGTAATCGTAGTCTATATTATTCTTGTTCAGCCATGCTTTTAACCCCTTGGTAACTGCTGCCGGGTTCGTTCCGGTCTTCTCTATGGACTTGTCACCGCTTCTGTTAATGACCTGGTTTGTCGATTCTCTTTCCTTCTCGGTGTATATGTATCGAAAACCGCCTTTTCCGTCCGGCTCCTTCCGTACATACTTGTGCGACACTGCCTTTTCCAGCTTATCACACAACATGCTTTTCAATATATCTCTTTTCATACTCTTTCCTTAATAAAAAAGAAGGGGTGATTACACCCCTCCCCAACAATTAATGTAATTGTAAACGATACTTCGTCTGTTTGAGTGTTGCCATAAAATCTTCCACCCACGACTTTTCCCCGGCATATTCGGGGTTATTGTCAAGCTTGGAATAGAATTCCCTTGTGCGGTCTATAATAAGGTCAACCAATTCTATAGGGTCGTTAACCTCTATTTCTTCACCGTTTATCTCCCCGTCCTTGAAACGGCCGAAACCGCTTTGTCCGGCTTCCATTATCTTATCTTCATAGTCGGAAAGTTCATCTATCAAATCGTCCAGATACTTGTGCTTGGCATTGTCTTCCTCTTTCCAATGCACGTTTTTTGAACGGGTCTTAACGCCTTCCAGGAAATTAGCGAAATCGGCAAATACGGCATACATACCGTCCTCCTTCTTTGCCTTTTCCAGTACATCGGCTTTCACTTTCCCCTCTTGAATCATTTCAGAAATAACGCTCTTGAATATCATCGCGTCTTCCACAGAAGAAAACTTCATGGAAACCGTCAATCCGTCTTCTGACTTCTCTATTTCCTCGCTGTTCGTTTCTTCGCTTTCTGTAGTTTCTCCTTCCTCGTTCTTCGCTATTCCGTCACCTTCCGGGCCTTTTGGCTTGTCGTCCAAATCTTCCTTACAAATGGCATTCGCATCGTCACAGTCCATTGTCTTTTCAACTTCCTCACTTTTCCAGTCTTCCGGCAATTCACCTTCAAGACCCAATTCTTTAGCACGTTTCTTAATCCATGCTTTCACCTTTTCTTTCGGCATATCAGAAGCACCGGACAACTTGATAGCGTCCTTCAAATCCTGACTATTTCTGATAGGATATTTCCCATTCGGCATTGCCTCTCCTTTCTTTGCAAGGTCTTTTCTTTCACTGTGTGAAAAATCGGTCTTGTTGTTCGCTTTCCGTATCTCCTTCGGGTATTTCTCGCACACAGACTTTACCACGTCTTCCGTCACCTTCTTTTCCTGGAAAGCCTTCATCACGATTTCTACCGGGTTGGGTTTCACTTTCAGCCCCAAAATCTTCTTGATATTGTCTTTCATGTCAAAGATAAAGTCGTAGTCTTCCAGTTCAGTAACCGGGTCAATCCACATGCTGCCGATTTCCTCTTCACCGTCAACCACCACGAAAGCCGGGGATTCATCATCAACATGTCCCATAAAGTAATGAATTTCCGCATTCTTCGTTTTGGCTACACCGACCTCCATAAGGGTGTCTTCCGGAACGTCTATCCCAGTCTCCTCAAAAAGCTCTCTTTGTGCGGCTGTACGAAAATCTTCTCCTTCGTCTACATGTCCCCCAGGTATGCACCAATCGGGTGTATAGTTCATATTTTCACCTGCTCTCTGTAAGATAAGTAACTTACTGCCTCTGAACAAAAGCACGTCCGCATACTTGACTACCCCGGTCTTTGCCTTCATAATATCATCGTATGCACTTTTGGAAAGCTTCTTACTTTTCCATGCCTTCTTTGCTACATGAATTGCATATACATCCGCAATAGCTTCTGCTATATCTTCGTCTTTCTGGAATGCAGCGATAGCCTTGAAAACCTTGTCCCTGTCTTTCTGTAATTGTGCAACTCGTGAAGCATGCTCTTTCAAGAACTCGCTGTATTTCTTTTCCGAAATCTCTCTTTCGTCCTTGTCAAGCAGGGAGAAGCTTTTCAATACCTGGCTTCTTTCGGCAAATTCATTTGCAAGTTCTTCCGTTCTTGCTTCTATCTTTTCGGAGCGTCTCAATAGCTCCCTGTATTCAGACACCTTTTGTTCTGCTGTCTGTAAATGAAATAATTTCCGTAAATTCATAGCTATAAAATTTTCTGCTAATGTACGAATTTTACACAATCTATCCAAAAACACAGACATTATCAATATAATAGGAAGTGTTTTTCTTCAATTCGGGCTTGTAAAAATACCTGTTAAGTGTTTCTACCTTTTCTATCCGGTCAATCCTGCCCCTCTTGTTCCCATACAGAACTATTCTGTCGGAAATGTTCAATTCCTTTACTTTTACCGGAACAAGGTAGTTCTTCTCATACGTCCATACCATTTGTTCGCCCGAAATCCTGTTAAGAACACCTTCCTTGCCTGCATTAAAATAGATGTTATATACTGATTCTCGCGGCTTCATTTCGCGTACATGTAAACCTTCCACAAGCGTATAGGAATGTCTTGTCTTTACGGCTTCATTAATCCTTATATCCTTTAGGAACTTTTCGCCTTCAAGCGTCCTTATCTCCACAAACCCGGTGTTGAATCCTCCTTCTCCCATAATCAATGCTCCGTTTTCAGAAACAAGCCTTCTTTTGTTATAAGCGCATATTCCGGCCCAGCCTCTATGTTATACAGTTTCCCTTCATACAAGGACAAACCTCTTTCCATTATCTTTATCGCTCCTGCACCCATATGCATGTATTCCGGATTGTCATTATAGAACTTTACGTATTCCTCCACATCCCCCTGTTCTATCTCTTTATCGGGACTTCTTCGACTACTCCCCCTGGTTACTCCGAAACAATCTTCATCAGTCCATTCATCGAATGTCTTTTCATCAACAAGCGGTATCATCACTTGATGAGGCATAGTGAACGCGAGATGTTTTGCGTCTTCACATACGGAAATTACTATCCCTCTTTCCAATACAACGTTTTCCATCTCCCCTTTGAAATCGGTGAACTCCACTCCCTTCTTGAATAGGTTCGTATCATTCATCATACAATAGAGTAATACATACTCGTCTTCCTTTATCTGGTCTAAACGTACCGGGACAACCTCCCAGTTATACACATCTATTTCTTCCGCGCTTTCCTTGACACGTTCCTTTGTTACCCTTGTCTTTCGTAGGGTTAACACTTCCACATCTCCTTTATATCCGAACATCATACCTCAAACAATTTATCTCCGACATATATCTTTACTTTACTCTTTCTCTCTACCTGCCTCTTATATGGTTCTTTAGGCGGCTCAAACGAATGCGTCTCGTCATTCCAAACCATACCTTTAGGCACCTCCTTAAGGTCGCACCTGCAATAAGGATGCGTCGCGTAAATAACTGGTTTCCAATCTTTGGCTTTCACTCCTATATTATCCCCGTTGTTTATCAAGTCTATAAGCTTGAATATCCTCGGTTTGCTTCCTATTCCTGCCGTAGTGTACAACCTTATACAATGGGCGCAAGCTTGGGGATATACTGTCTTATATACAAGCGCGTCCGCTCCCTGTTTCTTCATTATCTGCTGGGCTACCCCGGTCTGATAAATGTTCTGCATCTCAGTTTCCACTATACGCCCCCAATCACGGTTCCAGTCTTCCAGGGAATGTCCTATATTGCTGACAATGTTCTGCACGGACTTCTTTTTCAAGACACCCTCTATCATTTCCTTCTTTATCGTTCCAAGCTCCAATTGTCTTTGCTGTTCCACAAGAACTTTTACCTCTTCTTCCGACACGGCATTAGACATTATCGTTTTGGCCCGTTCTCCCATCGTCTTTATATAGGAGTATGTGCGTGTTGCTGCCGCATAATACACTTCCTGTTCCAACGGTGTAAGTGCTGCCCACTGATGACGGTCTATATACTTGGTAAAATCGTCAAAATTGAGTGTAACCAATTGGGAAGGTTCCAATTGTGCACTCAATCTTCCGAACAGATAGGACTGGAAATATGGAGGTATCTTTTCTATCTCCCTTCTCCATTTATAGCCATACCGCCTTAACAAGGACTTGTCTTCCGGTGTCAACAGCTTATCTCCCATTACATCGGCTACAATCCTTGCAAGACGGTAGTCTATTATATCATACAGTTTTTGTATCTCTTCCGGTGTGAATATCATTTTCCAACCGCTTTTGTCATTTCCTTTACAAGCTCCTTTATCATCGCGTCCGACTGTGTAGCGAACATAGTCTGTGCAAGACCTTCATAACCGCATTGTATTTTCGGGTATCTGATAGGGTCTTTCACGTGTCTTTTCACTCCAATAAGGCGCGATACCAAAGGGGTTCTTATACCATCAACTTTCTTTTCCGGCATTCTTATTTTCCTTTATCTTATAACCGTCATATAACGATTCGTCCCACATTGACATATCGGGTTTAGGGAAATATGGATTAGAAGGTGCATTCCTGTATTCTTCTCTTCCTTCTGGACCCATTGCGGCAATTTCTTCCATCGTCCAACCTTCACCCATTCCACGCTCTTCAATCTCGAACCATTCATCGGATGTCATTTCTTACCTTTGATTTTATAACCGTCATAAAGGTCTTCATCAAAGATAGACATATCCGGTTTAGGGAAGTAAGGATTATACGGGGCGTTTCTATGAAATTCCCTTCCTTCTGGACCCAATTTAGCGACATCCTCCATCGTCCACTCTCCCCCTATACCGTTGTCTTCAATCTCGAACCACTCGTCAGCCGTCATATCAATTCCGTACTTTTTCTTTGCCATAATTTTACTCCTTTCTTTAAGTTTCTATGCAAATATATAAAACTGTTCAGAATTGAACAAATTTATAAGTCTATTTTTTTAAGAAACCTATCAAGTTCTTTTTGATTTAACACTTTATTATCATAAATCACTCCGTTATCGGAATTTCCGTCATACAATTTAACGGACTTGAATTTATCTTTCAATGGAGTTTCTATAACCTTTTTGAAAGATTCGGACGCGCCTTTATGTCCTTTTCTCGCTATTTCTGTAGGAACATATCGTTTTGTTCTCTCAAAACGTTTCTGTATTCTATCCAAAGCCGTATCAAAATCAGTTGCCACTCCTACCAAATGAACATCATAACCTTGTGCCTTCAAGTCGTCAACAAGTTTTTCAAGTTTTGCCGGATTTCCAAAAACAGCATCTTTCACAAACGAAGATTTAGATTTTATATATTCGTTATCTATCGCCTTACCTATATCCGACACTTCCTCATGCACATAAGAAGCCGCCTTCTTCGGGTCTATCCCCTTCACTCTTTCATAATCCGGTATCATATCGCGCATATCGTCCACGTCAATAACTGGGAGCTTGTCTATAGAAGGGTCTTTCTCCTTCATCTTCTTAAGATAATACCCTTTGCCCGAACCACCACCGCCAAGCATTAAATAAGCACGCGGTTTTGTCTCAAATAGCATTTTCTTCCGATATTCAGACTTCACTTTGTTATGCACTTTAATCTGTCTGTCTCGCTTCCAAACACCGCCTTCCTTATAAAGGTCTTCCGTTGTCTTGGTTAAGTCGGCTTTCTCTTCCTCTGTAGCCTTTCTTTTCTTATATGGCTGTCCAACAATACCAAGCTTCCGGTTTACCGCGTTGTTCACATACACTCCTTGTTGTGCCTTCGCAATTTCCAAAAGCCCGTCATACATTTCTGGTCTTCCCAGGCTCTTTTCCAAAAGAGCCTTGTTTATGTATCTATCCAGTTTTAAATTATCAAAAGTTTCCATAATTTCTTATTTGTAAAGATTTTTTAAATAATAGTCAACTGCTGGTTTCATTATAGGATTTTCGTTAAACGACTTGTATTGTGCAAACGGGTCTTCCTCGTCCTCCGGTACACCTTCCGGCTGTTGTCCTGGCTGTGAAGCTCCGAACATTTTATTCTGTTCTTCTGCCTGCTTCATTCCCTGGTACACCTGGTTAAGAATGATATCCTTTTCCGGGTCAAAGTCTCTTCCGTTATACTTCTTGAATATATCCTGCATGGCAACCATACCACTACTCAGTTTTTCAGAATCCAGTTTTACCTGTGCTTCTTCGTCTTCCACCTCTATTCCGGTAAATGCAAACTCGTAGTTTTCGTCCAGCTCGCTCACAATATACTTTGTAATGACACCCTGCAAGAATATCAATAGAGGCTTCAATCCTTTTTCCCGGCTGTGCTTCAATCTTTCGCGCTGTCCGTCCTGTCCGAATATCTGCTGACTTTCCTTGAAATTAAATCCAAGTTCGGATGGGTCTATACGGTATACAGAACATGTCATTATGATAAGGAATTTTATCCACTCGTTGAATTCCATATCACGATTGCTAAGTTTCTGTAAATCAACCCATTCCAAATCTATACCGTTTATAACGGGTGTGCGGTGACTGTTGCTAACCCCCGCCATCGTTTGCGTCCATGCCTGCCTAAACTCCTGCAATGTACTGTTTGATATATTAGGGTTCTTTATGTTAATAAACCCTTTAGGCTGTGAACCCTGGCAGTTATGGACTGCCGTATAATTGGCAAGAAATATATGCTTGTCATTGAATACCTCTATATCATAAAGTTGTTCCTTCTCCTTTACAAGTCTGGAATTGTCCATTACCTTATAGAAATGATAATTCAATATTTCCGGCACGCTACATCCCGCCTCTGTCAGAACCCTTATAAGCTTACCTCTGCTTATCCTTCCACCTTTTTTCACATGATGCTTCGAGAAAGATATGTCACCTCCCCTGTTGTTTTCCAGTATATCCAAAGCCAAAGAATTAGGTACCAAATCCCATTTGCCCTTTGTCCTTTCTCCTCTTGATATACCTTCATTTTTATAGTCTTGCAAATAACCTATTTTATCAACAAAAGACATTACATCTTGAATAACAAGTGTTACTGGGTCATTATATCTGCTTTTACTTCTATTGCACTCTCTCGCAGCAACCCCAACGCTTAATAATAATTGTAATATATCTTGCCTCAAATCATTATTCACACAACATATAGTAGGAGTTTTATATCCCATTATATTTGCAGAAGTATGTCCGTCTGCCGAAAACAATCCTCTCAAAAACGCGCATCTCAACTCTTCCGGCAAGTTAAATACGGAAACGGGTATCTTCTTATCTCTTGTATATCCGAATCCTATGCTTATAAGCCAGTCGATAAAGCATGTGTCATATATGAATATATACGGATATCCATATTCCCCGTCACTTCTTTGTGTGGAAGGATTGCCTTTCTTTATACGATAATTTATTCCGTATTTATCCAACACTTTAGAGAAATCACCAAAAAGTTTTTTATCTTTTGTATGGTGTGGGAAAATTTCAAGTATATGTTCCAACCAGGTACCATCCCCTAAAGCAAAACCAATCATTTCCCAAAAATACTTATCTTTCACCATCTCCAAAGAAGGGGTAAAAGTTTTTTCTTTTTTAAGAACAGCTTCCTTTGTTGGGTTAGTAAATTCTCTAAAATATTCTCTTCCTATGAAATAATCTTCCTCATGAAAATCTCCATAAGTATTTATATCTACTAAACAATAATCATCCGTAGTCAAATCCTTTTGTTCTTTCCATTTAGGAGATTTATCTTTATCCGTTATAGTCAAGAATCTGTGTTCGCGGCTTGTTCTTATCTTTAAGCCGTTATACAGTCTTGTTTCGTACAAATCATCTATTCTTGTCTTATATGCGGATGCCTTACAGTATTCCACACCGTCAAAAACTTCAAATTCTGTACCTACCAAATCCTTTATTCTTCTTAAACCCTTATTCGTCGTAACGAGTGTTTCCGGTGAAACGCAAAAGAAATTCGCATTATAAGAAAAGCCCCATAATATCCAGGTAATAATGTTTACCAGCGTTTCCAATTCCGACACTCCATACCCGTTTCTTCTCACATCGGACGTCTTGTTTCTGATACCGAAACCAAGCTCCCACGGGTAATACAATATCGGTTCCTTTGTTATAGGGTTGTGAAGAATCATTTCGTCCCACACCATACAGTAACGCGGCAAATGTCCCTTGAATCTGTACTGCTCGAAACCTTCCCTTTGTCTGGGGTCTACGCTGTCAAGAAAACGTATCAGAGAAGCGTCCACAGCGCGGAACTTCTGCAATTCCCACATTCTGTTGCGCACCATCTCAAAGGCCAACTGGTCTAATGTGAGACTGTCCGACATTATCTTGCTTACAAACTCCTGCAAGCTGTCCACATTGTCCCATTTGTCCGTCCATCCTCCCTTTTCAAGAAAATCAACTATCTTTGATATTTTCTTCTTGTCCTCGTTTGTCAATTTTTCGTCCCCGGTAGAAAAAAGGCTCTTCTTTTTTCTGATTGTGAAGCCTTCCTTTTGCTCGTCTTCCGAAAAATCCATAAAGTTCATTATCTGTTCCACGCGTGTAGACACAATACTTTTGACTATATGGATATCTCCCATCCGACGCAATACGGAAAAGGATAGAACTCCTTTGGAATCCTTGAATCCTCTTCCGTTGCCGGATATGTCGTTAGGGTCAAAGAAAACAGACTGTATTTTTGTAGGCTGCCTGTTAATTTCTCCCAGATACAAATTAGCCTTCATTATCTCCCCTGCATCGTTTGAGTTTAACGCAGCCTGCAATTTGCTTTGGAATGCCATAGGAGCGGCCTTTTGCAGCCTGTCTATCTCTTCAATAGACAAACTCGAAAGGCTTGCAATCAAATCCGGCTTTTCCGCTTTTTGTATAATCTTTCCTTTTCTCTTTCCCATCGTAATAATTTTTAAGCTCCAGCCAATTGAGTTAGATTCACGGTAGCTTCCTTACCTCCTTCTACTGCTGTCACAACTGCCGTTCCGGTACGCTGTGCACCAGTATTTGCAGCCGCCACTATACTATAATTCTCTCCATTAGATGTTTCAGATGAAGTCTGACTGAATCCAGTTCCGGTAATCTGTGCAGTCGTATCTACCTTCTCGACACCACCGGAAGGCTTGCCGTTGACTTTTTTCTGTCTTGTTGAAACAATTTGTAAACTCTTCGTTTCTCCAAGCGCTACAAACTGTATGGTCTGTGAATTGGCAGACAACGCATAATCATATGTCACTATAGCCGCATTCTGTGTAAGTGTCACTTCCGCAGTCTTTCCACCATCCTGCGAAATAGTCGCTTTTCCTGTTCTCTGTGAGCTTCCGGTATTCTCAGAAGCTTTCAAATTGTAGTTATTTCCGCTTTCCTCATAATCGAACCCTACACCTGCCAGTTCTATATCAGTAGGATATGTTTCTGGCTGCTGTTTTACTCCATTCAGAACTTTTGTTCTTGTAGAAGTAACAGTGACAAGCTTTTCGCCTCCTGCACCGTCGAACGTTACCGCTGTCGGGTCTACTGTAAGCGCATATTCGTAGGTTACAGTAGATGCAGCCTGGTTGCATGTAATCTGCAATGTCTTTCCGCTTTCATTCTGTTTAACCGTCACTACCGCTTTTCTTGCCGTGTTGTTTGGGTTCTCGTCAACCGTTACTTGTCCTCCACCGTCAACCTTGAATCCTGCCCCAGATATTGAGAATGTAACCGGGACGCCTTCCGGGTGTCCTACTGGCTGTCCGTTCTTGAATGTCTGTTTTGAAGACGTCACCACGCACATATCATCACCTCCCTTTGCAGGGAAATTGAGTGTAGGTTCTTTAGTCTCCAATACGTATTCCACAACTTCCTGCACGTCCGACAATACCGCGCCTTCTTCTCCGAATCCTTCCGGATATGAGATAAGCTTAACAAGCGCCTTAAACGCCCATTCCTTGAACTGTCCTATATTATAAGTGTGACCGGGTTCAATCACGATACCCAGCCCCTTATAATATTCCACGTCACCATAGAGGCTTTCCGTAACGAAAACCTTCATCTGACTGTCGATACCGTCAGTTACGACAGTCATTTGGTGAACATTATCTTCTGTTGTAAACAATAGTCGTAACATAACTCCCTTAGTTGTTTTCGGCTACGAGTTCTTCGCGCCACGTGTTGTTATCTGTTATTACAACCACGTTCAAGTCTTCCTTTGCATCCAAACCAAGGTCAGCCAGCGTAAACGCCATAGGCTTTCCGGACATAACTTTAGTAGCAATGGTCTTGCGGTCTCCTCTGATTACTCCAAATCTTTCTGCGCTTTCCTGCAAATCTACGCTATTGGGGAAATAGATATCGACATCCTTCTTTGCCGGAACACTTGTCTTGATTGTAATAACGCATGCATCGTTTTCGTTCCATTCTGCCGTTACCGCAACAATTTCATTCAATCCCTGGGGGTCGATAATCAATTCCAAACCCTTTTCTTCCGCAAATGCTACAAGTTCCTCATGCATCACGGCTTCACCTACATTCCACTTGAAACCAAGTTTTAACAGTTCCGCACCGCCTTCCGGGTCCGTCACGTTTCCTTTAGGGGTAATTCCGCGCGGTGATTCCGTGATAAACACTTTCTTCTGGTCGCAGCTTCCATCCGTTACCAGTGTCACATCAATATTGTTGTCCTCGTCCAAAAATCTGTATAGTCTCATAATCTTTTTCTTTTTAATAGGGTTATTTACATTCAAATACTATCTCTTGTTCTACAGCACCGTTTTCTCCAAGTACATATACCTGGTAAATTCCTGCCACATCCGCTTTCTGTACACCCAAATCGTTCTGGCACTCGAAGCCCAGATATTCGCCCTTCTCCTTCATTGTCAAAACCTTCTTGTCGGAAGATACGGTACCGATACTTTCGGGAATGTTGGCAAATTCGCAAAACTTATTGTTATGCTTGATACAAATCTGGGTACCTTCCGATACCTTTGCCTTGAAGTTCATCCATAGCCAGGGTAAACCTTCTGCATAACCAGCCTGCCACGGATATTCCGTCAGATAGGATTCGGGGAGAATGCTGTTATAGTCTTCTTCACTGTTGATAATCCCGCTATTCGGGTCCATCTGAATAGGCAATGAGTAGGGGGGTATTGCTTCTATCTCCTGCTGCAATGCCTCGAAATTGCCTTGCAATCCTTGTGCAACCTGTGCACCCGTATCGCCGTCCTGTATCTGATAAAATGCTACTTTTTTCATAACTTCTAAAACTTGAATTTTAAATCATTATACCACACGAAATTGTCACGCCAAATATTGTCTGTAGAGAAAATGGTCTGTCCCATTCTCCAAACTCCGTCTTTCATCCATTTGCCTAAGTTGTCCCAAATTCCTTTGGTAAGTACCCATACTGCCGGAATACTGAACTTCCCTCCAGAAATCCAATAGTTGCGCATATTCCATTTATCGTTGTCCAGTACCCATACCTTCTTCACCTTCGGTGGCATTGTCTGTGAAGTACCACCGCCTGCGCCTCCTCCAAAGTATGTACCGGGATTTTCCTCTGTTCCGACCCTTGAATAGGTTCCTGGCAAATAATCACCTTGTGCCATAATCATTCTCCTTTCATTTCCTTTATCGCCTTCGGTTTCTTGTCTCCGAATTCGTCGAAATCAGACAGATATTTTCTAATTCTCTGAGGTACCAAAGTAGGGCTTACCTTTGCCGCGTTCTCCACGATTGAGATTGATTCTCGTATTATAAGCGCGTTACACACCACGGCACGGAACCATGTGTATATCTCCACATTGCCGCCTTCCACCGTAAAGTTCCCCATCACATGCGAAACAATCAGAATAGCGGAATAAATGAAAAGCTTTGTGATAATCATTGAAAAGCCCTTGCTTGAAAAGTCCTTGTTCTTGATATGATATACCCAGCTTACAAGCGTGTCTATCACTATAAGAATCATTAGGTATTTCAAGAACTCCCAGTCCCGAAACACATATTTCTCAATGAAGGATGCCGTGTTGGAAAAAGAGATAGGTATGCTCAACAACACGGGAAAATATAAACTCATTACGTATTCCCTTATTTTATGTAGTTTTCCTATAATCATATGCGACGGAATTTTAGGAAATTGTATATGCAATGTGTACAAGTTTACTTGGTGAGGCTTCCGGATATTTCTTTTTCAGATAGTCATAGCGTTCTCTGATAACGTTCTCTGCCTCTTTAGGGTTGTGCCCCGACTTTGCGGCCGCAGCCACGAGTTTTTCAACTGTAGGGAAACCGCCTTTCTTTTCTTTCGGCTTCTCCTCCTTCGCGGTCTCCTTTGTCTTGATTCCCTGGCGTCGTACCCAGCCGTTCGCGGTCTTCACATATTCCTTTCCGCTCCAGCTTCTGACCGTTCCGATAGGTTCGCCCTTCCGTGCCTTCTCTATATCATCAGATACGCACATTCCGGCTATGCCCTTAAAAATGTTTAGAGGGGTTTCCTTGTATCGCAACATATCACGGTTCCCGGACATTGATTTAAAGATACCTTCCTTTCCTGGTATCACTTCCACCTGTGAGGGTCTCACAAACATAGGTTCTTCCTCGTAGAGGTCATTCAGCACTTTAACCGTTTCCAGTGATTTCCAGTCCGCAGCCGCACATGCTTTCTCGAACTCGTCCAATTCGTTGTTTTCCGATTTGTTCAAAACATCAGTAGCAAAAGCCGCTACCTGCTTTGCGGTGAACGCTTCGTAGTCGTTGTCAATGAGAAATTGTTCAAATTGTGCACGTCCGAACACTTTCTCTTCTTTTCTATTATTATCCATGAATAATGCTTTTTAAGTTATAACGAAATTGCAATTACAACGGTAAAAATAGGCATTATCAGTCAAATAACCAAGCTTTTAACTTGAATATTTATCCAATACTGGGTATTTGTACTTCGCGCGGATAGGGTTTGTCTTTATATACTTCCGTCTTCTGTTTTCTACCCGTTTCCTGGTCCTTTCGGCTTTCGCCAAAGCCTTTTCTATCTGTTCGCGTCGCTTCTCGTCACGCGCTATGCGTTCCCGTATCATCTGTTCCGCGTACAGTTCTACGTCTTCGCTTTCATAATCATCATAGAGATGGTAACTCAAAGTCTCCATATTCTTGAATGTATTTTGCTACAGTAAACTTATTTTTTCTCGCTTCCCTTGCTTTCCTGGCGATTTCTCCTATCTCCTTTCCAAGCTTATTTCTTTCTTCTTCCGATTCTTCATAATATGTTCTACTTGTATTAGGGTCGAAATAATTGTAGTCATATACCGTACAGCGATTTTTTGCAACAAGGTCAATCCTATTATTTCCCTCTATTTCTCTCTGTATTTCTGACCTGTGGATATATTCCAGATATTTCTCTTCCTCCTTTTCCTTCTCGAAATTGTCCTCCCAGTATTCCAAGTTCTTTTTTAGGGTGTGATGCAAACTGAATCTCTTTTTACACGGTACACTGTCTTCTTCACATATTATAACAGCGTCCCTTTTTGCCATTTTATTAAAATCCTTGTCTTCCCACAAATAACCCTTTTCTTTTCTGAACCAAACTCTTTTGAGATAATAAACAGAATCCTTTACCCTTGAAACACCTTCTTTAATCTTCTCAAATCTTCTCGCAAATATATTCTTCCATTCTTCCCTGTCTGGCAAAGCTATTGTATAGTTATTCAATTTAAGATTGTACCTCATTGATTTAACAGCCTTGTCCGGTTTCATATAAACCGTATTTCCAAAAATTTCCTTCAATGCCTTTATAAACTTCCGTACCGTATCTACACTGCATTTCATACGACTTGCAATACGTTTAGGGCTTTCATAGAACGATACTTCGCAATTGTTCCATTTTATTGCCTCTAATGCGTGCTTATGCGCCATCTTTACAGCCTTTTCATAAACCTTGTCATAATCCGATTCCTTCCAGTCCTCGTTATTGTACAGCCATTCGACTATCTTCAAAATCTGTTCTTTCTTTAATTCCTCTTCATTCCATACGTCCAAATTGTACTCTGCAATCTCTTTACAATACTTGTAATATCTTATCTTCTTTGAAATGTAATTCAATATCCTTGTAAAAATAGGAGACCATTTTACCCCTTTCTCCTTAATCACATAACGCAAATAATCGGGTAAATACATCTCTTCCGTTACATCCTTGAAATCCTTGTTTATGATTGTGCATACATCCTTTTCGGGAAATTTAATATAGTCATTCAATCTTAAAAACTTGATATAATCCTTTGCTTTTCTGTAGGAAATACCCACTTCTTCCGCAATCTTCAATGACAGTTCTTGTGTAGTAAAACTTCTTTTCCAAAACGTCTTATACTGATACTTCTTCTGATTTCTCTTGCAATACTTGTTGTTTATCAATCTAATAGCGCACAATACGCAGCAATACTCGTAATCCTGGATAGTCTGTATACTCTTCAAATCCTTAATAGGAGACTTAATCTTTTTTGAAATGTCCTGGCATGATGCCGATTTTTCTGTATCTTTTTTCATACACTTCTCTTTAATTTTCTCACTCTACAAATACCATTTTTGGTTTTATGTCTTGCTTAAGGACACCCACTAATTTTTAGCTTCTTTCTTGCTAAACAAAAACAAAGAAAAAGGGGATTTTTCAAAAAGAAGCTAATGTTTAGTGAGAAAACTAAAGAGTAACCCCTTTTTCTTTTGCGGCTCTCAAATCTTCATCAGACCTTAGCCGCTATGTTTAAGCACTGCAAACATAGGGATTATTTTTCAATCCACAAAATTTTTCGGGAAAATTTTTCGCCACACCGCACTTTTTTCAAAATTCCCTTCGCTTTTTCATCCCCTTATAGGCTTTCTTCTTCGTTTTCGTCCTTTCTTCCCCTCCTTTCCTGTCCTTTGCCTTGCCTCCCTTCCCCCTACGCGCACACACATGCACACGCATGTGCGCCCATACGCGCACATGATGCGCGCGCTCGCCTACGCTCGCACGCGCACGCGCGTAATATATCACCCAATATTCTCCTCCTATTAATATACCCGTTAGGGTAAAAGAAGAAAGGGAACTACGTACCCCTTTAGGGGTTAGATAATAACGTTATGGTAAAACGTCAAAGTGTTGATTTACAGACAGTTACAAATAGTAATAAATATTGACAATATTATCGTTATAAATTCCTACTTTTACCCAGTGTTTAACCCTAAAATTTTAGTAACATGAAGGTAGTTTATGAATCGAAAATTGCGAAAATTATCATTCCGACCTTTTCCGCAATCCTAATTTTTTGCTGGCTGCTTTGCAAGAAAGCAAAAGAGTATTACGACGAAGAATTCCTAAAACATGAAGAAACCCACTCCTACCAGTGGAAATCATTAATGATACCGGGAACCGTGATTTTTAGCGGTCTTGCAGGCATTTTCTCGTGTCCCTGGCTACTTCTCCTTATCCCGTTGACGTTCTATCTGTATTACGCCCTGGAATGGCTCGTACGTGTAATAGGAGCCTTAATCAAATATCACCCAGGTTTCAGTGGCGGTATAAAGAAATGGATTAAGAGAATCCAGGCTATAAACCATGACTGTTACCACGCAATCGTATTTGAACAAGAAGCGAATGCAGTAGAAAAAGGACTGGTAGATTATGGTTTTTTGTCATTCTTCAAGTATTATTAACTCTGCTGTCAATATTTAGAAAAAGAAAAGGGACATTTCACAACGTCCCCAGTCTGTCGGGTTTCGCTAAACCCATGATTCTTACTACAAAACAAAATTGAATAATTATACAAATTGAGTGAATATTTATGCAATAATTTTCTTTATGGAAACCGCGTTCCGCTTGATATTCCCGATTTTCCGGCAAACCTCATTAGTGGAAATATCCCTATAGGAAAGAAGCATTCCCGAAAGTTCGGCAATCTTATCCACAATCGTATTCATTTCTTGTAACCGTTTCCATTTGACGGAAACAGAAAAATGATTTTTAATGAATTCGTCACGGGCTGCCCTCGCTTCTTCCACGGTATGGAAATAACCGATATTGTACTTCTTCTTCTCAACCTCTATTATAACCCGGTACGGCTTGTTTTTAGACCGCTTGTCATAATAGTAGATATACCTATTACTTCTCGGTTTCATTGTCTTCTTCCTCCTTCTTTTCGAGAACCGGAATAGTTCCCAGGCAGTGAACAAAGATGGCTGCGATAAACGGGGAAATGATAAGTGCCATAAGCATCCACACTCCGAAACTTCGGTTCATCCTTTCTGCCGTAGAACCTACCTCGGCACTCAGCATAAGATGAACGATAAAAATAATGATAGTTAAAAATACGATACCTGCATTCATAATTTAATCCTCCTATTATTTAAGTTCGTTAATGATTTTCATTGCTTGTTCTCTCAGAACCTCGTTATCATTTTCTTCTCCCATCTCCTTACTGATTAGGGATAACGTGCCGTCCAGGTTCTTCTTGTAGACGGCAATCATGCTCATGCTTTCGTCCTTTGCCGGGTCATACACGACCCGGTAGTTTCCTTTGCTTAATGTTCTTATTTTAAAATAGTGTTTATGACGTTGTTAATAGTAAATTCTTCAATCTCTTTTATGTCCTTTTCAGAGCACAAATTCTTGTTTTCGGTATATTCTATGATATTGCCGTGAAGAATGTCTGTAGGGGAAGGGAAACGCTTTATTTCGGCTACTTTCCATGTTCCGAACTTGACCGTTACATATACCTCGTATGAATCGGGGTTCTTGAAAAAATCTATATTTGCCATAGTTGTAAAGATTTTATTCGACAATTAATTTAACGCCCATTCAATGGCATGTTCGGCTGATTCTTGATTAGGATATATAATACATTCATATTCGTTTGAATGATAAAAGCAATATCCTAATTTGTTAAAATTGTCTTTTACTACTGATTCAAGGAATTTTGGACAAATTTCTTTGCTGTATTCACCATTAACTATTTGTCCTCCCATTGTTTCAATTACATAAACTTCCATAATCTTTTATCTTTTTATTTGTTTGACTTAATTAACCGCCTCCCTTAAGAAGACACTACAAATATAGGCACTTAATCAGACATAAGCAAGTGCTTATGTCCTTTTAACATATAATTAACATATAACTCCAAAGAAAACACCCGGAAACATTCTTTCACGAAGAGTGTAACCGGGTGTCAGTCAAACAAATATATAAAATTAGAGAAAGAAGGTTCTAAACTATGTCGGGATGAAAGTATGTCGGATAGTCCCATTCCTTGATAATCTCCTTAAGTTCTTTCCAGGGAATGAAAATAGTGTGTGATGTGATAGCCGCTTTCTTGTCGCCAGTCCAGTAGACGGAAGAAAATACCGGGTTCTCGGACTTTACGATACTTTCCGTTGTCCGTCCCCCCATATCTTCAATCAGCTTGCTATATCCGAAATAGCTGATGTTCTGTCCCAGCACAAGACAAAGGATATCACCAGTCTTGCATTTTAGGGCACGGGCAACAGACGTTCTGTCCTCACCGCTTATAATGTGGCTGTCACGAAGCAAAACAAGCTTGTTGGAATAACAAAGCCAATCTATATACATGCTTCCCCCGTCGTATGTGAATTCATTCTTTTTGCTCATATCAAGTCTTTATAATCGTCTTCCATCCTTTTTATTTCGCTCGTCAATTCCTGGCTTAAATGGAATAGGAATTGTTTCTGATTGTCCTCCATCTCGTCCTCGTTACAACTCATTTTCTTGGAAAGCTGGTCCAGATACCGGATGAACCGCTTTCTTTGGATAAGGTCTATATAGGAGACCGTATAAAGAAGAACGTTCATCCTTTTCTGAATTCCCGTAACCGCCCCTATGCACCACAAAAGAAGGGTGATAAGGACTACCGTAAGAACAATCAAACACACAAATATCGCTGTTATCATAGCTGCAAATATATGAAAATAAAACAAATAATTAATACTAAAGAACGTTCAAATTTTCGTTCTTGTCAATATATACGGGTCTCGAAACAAGGGAACAAGGAGAAATGACAATGTATTTTCCCGGACGTACCTTTCGCAGCGTCATTCCCCGGTATTCGATAATCTGTTCGACCCATATGTAACATTCTTTCTTAATCATTGAGAACCGATTTAACTGCAAACAACTTGGTATACGCTTCTTCCTTGGTCTGGAAATAGTTAAGGTTTTTGTACCGTAAATTGTCCGATTCGTTTTCTTCCTCTGTAGTCTTACATATCACAAAACGGTTCCAGTCAATATAGTAATAGGAATTGCTGATTTTGGCACGCCAGCGAAGCTTTTTAAAGCATTTTTCTTTCTCGTCATAGTATAGGTTGTTTTCAGAAAGAACTTTGTACATACGTTCTTTTTCTTCTTCTGTAGAAAATCTGAAAGATGGGATAAAATCATAGTAAGAAAATGACATTCCAGTTTTAAGAAAATGTAATTCATTATTTCGTAAATAAACATGATAAAATACTTTAGAAATATCTTCTTTACATTTGCGTTCTCTATATATCATTATCGTACCGTCTTCATGTGTCAGACAATTACCGTCTTCAAGTTCTGCAAGAATACAATCTCCATCATGGACGGACAAGAATTTCCCGTCTTTGTCATATAACACCTTTTTCATAATTGTAAAATATTTTTATTAGAAAACATAATTAATCAAATCAGAAAGCCAGGACAAGAATTGTATCATTCCGAAGAATAGGAAACAAAAGGCGATTGCCCCGGTTCCGTACCAGAAACGTACCCACCATTCACGATACTTTGTCTTCAATACTTTATTACCGAAACGACCGTGAAAGAAATTTATAAGCTGCTTTTTCATAATGTAAAATTTTTAGAATTCGACAAGAATAAGACGTTTGCCGCTTTCCTTATCACTGACCCACATATGGTTGGCACCGAAATCGTAATCAAAAAGTGACTTAAATGTAACCGGATATCCAAAGGATTTCATTGCGTCTCTAACAGATTTATCTATACTTTCTTTTAGGATTTCAATCCATTTAAGGTTGAAATCCTTTTCTTCCGGGGAATTGGTTTCATTCTCTTTCTTTAGCTGTGCTATCAGCAAGCATATTTCTTTTATATCCATATTATTTGTTCTATTGGTAGCCCGAAGGCTACCGGATTAAATTTAGAACATTATTACTATTTCACCGTTTTTATAGCCAAGACAAGACCCCTTCTCAATGGCTTCTTCCAGTGTCTTTACTTCAAACAGCACTTTCTTTTTCTCATAATCCAAACCGTAGTAACTTACTGTTTTGTTATGGGCGTTAATTCCGTTTTTGTGTATTTCCAAAAGTTTCATATTTCTTTAATTTTTATTTGTTCAACATTTCGAGTTGTCTTTGAAGGAGGTTAGCGCGGTTCTGTTCATTGGCTGCAAACTCCATATTCCCGATAGACTTATAGAACTCCACATTTTCAAGTGCCTCGGCAAGTGCTTGTTGTTTCTTGGAAATCATAGAGGAGATTTCGTTGTTATTACCTCTCTTCATCATCTCTTCCATTTCCGTACCTCTCACCTTGTAAAATTCTGCTTTCATAACCTTATTTCTTTTAATTTGTTTGACCTTGTTTCCTTATCACATTGCAAATATAGGTACTTAATCAGACATAAGCAAGTGCTTATGTGCTTTTAACATAAGATTAACATAACCTTTCTTTCAGTGACATTATATTTTTCAGAAATAGGAGAAAACGGTATATGATTATCAGACAGTTAACACTAACTCTGAAAATTGTGTTGTTTTTCGGTGTACAATAAAATAAGGAAAATGAAAAACCGGGAACCGGACAAAACACCCGAAATTCCCGGCATCCCGAAAACAATCAAATTACCCCTTCTTCACTTTTCCAGTCACTGGAACCGTTGATTTCGTCTTCATCCATCAAAGGATAGGGACAAACGAATTCTTCTACTGCTGTTTGCTATATTTATTTTAGTAGGATACATAATTATTTCAATTTAAATTTACAAATGATAAAAATACGAAATTTGAAAAATCGCGTCTACAGCATACTGTAGTATCGATTGCCCTATAAGGGAGAATACTTTCTGTATATAGTAAAATATATTTACGCCTTAAATAGCGTCACTTTCTTGCCGTTGCACAAGTCCATAGTGTCTACATGCAGCCAGCTAACACCGTCTTCCAGTCTGATAGGATAAGAAAGCTTATTGGAATCGTCCATAATGATTTTCCGTGCTGCTTCTGCCTCCATTCCAGAAACCGTAATGTCAAAAGCGCGACCCAATGCGTGCGCACTCATATACGGCTTTTCAAGCATCGTCTTTTCCTTGCATAATATGCAGACATTACACCGCAAACCGCGCTGGGAATAGCTTCCTCCGTTCTTCCAGTTGTTGATAATGAAGGGCTTGCATATGATTTCTTCCCTCAATACAAGAAGCGTTTCCAGTGCTTCGGTTGTAAAAAAGCTCCATATCTGCGATTCTGAATACTTGTTATACACGTGGGGGCATACAAGTTCGGGAAGCGTGAAATACTTTCCCAGTCTTCTGATAATCTCTTTTCTTTCCATAATGATACAAAATTTGAATAAAAATAGGGGTTGCAGCCATTTAAACCGGGCTTTCACCCCCAGCCATAACAGACTTGCAACCCCTACCGCCTTTGTTAACCTTTAAATACAACTGCGATACAACCTTACCAGTTAATTATCACGATAGCAAAGATAGTGTTTTTATCTCAAAAATAAGCTAAAGTTCAGAAAATAATCGCTCGCACTCTTCCAACTCCTTTTCCATTCTTTCTTTTATAAGCGGAAAATAGGTTTTCGCCATATCCTCGTTGATATGAAAATAAGAATCGTAATGGTTCGTTATCAGTATATTTCCCTCCATCTCAAACCTGGAAATATGCTCTATTTCCTCTTTCAGATTTACGATTTTATTGTATAGCTTATTTGCCTTTGTTAATTTCGACTTGTCCATAACTGCTTGATAATAAAGCCCCATTTCGGGGCTTTTGTGAAAATAATAAGTATATAGAAAGATTTATTCTACAATTTCCGCATCACTTTCCGGCTCGTATTCTTTCTTTTCCTCTTCAATAGGGGCTTTCTTCCATTGGTCTATGAAGTGTTCGATTACGCGTCTTCCGTCAGTCACAACCTTTTCCAGTTTTTCGTCTGGTTCCAACAGTTCATCTGCCATTGCTGCGGCTATATGCTTTGCCTTCATTACCTCTTCTACAAGGTTGCTCTCAATCAATTCACCCAGGCTTTTCTTTGTCAATAGGTTGAATGTCAGTCCTTCGATAATCTGCTTTCTCTTTGACATTGCATTAAGCATAGCATTCATTCTGGGAGCGAACTGTTCTGCCTTCATGTTCTCGAAGCTCTTATCGTCGAATCCCTCGAACTTGGATGCTGCCAGGAATGCAATCTCATATTCCTTTGGTGTCATTACTACGCCTGCCTGCAAGCATTCTGTACAGAATAAGATAAACTTCACATTGTTTCTCAAATCTTTTTCCATAATCTTTTGTCTTTTAATATGTTGGTTATTATTCTATTGTCTGGAACATTTTCCCGGTCTCCGTGTCCTTCCAGGTTATTATCATATTCTTTCCTGCCTTGACGCTTACAAGCTCTACATGCACCATATTGCCGTTCTCGTCCTTTATATAGTGTTCCGGTTCATATTCCTTGTCATATTCCCGATATTTCTCTACAAATGTATCATAGTCTATTATCTCAAAGTTATCTTCCCATGACGATATCTGGATAACCATAGATTCTATATTCCCGTCAACCACGTTTGATGATGCTTGGTACGACATTCTCAGTTCTTCCAGTGCATCCAATACTTCCGTTATTCTCAGATTGTAGTCCTCGTATGCCTCTATGCAAGGTGCAAAATCTATGAGCTTGTTCTTTAGGTATTCCTTGAATTCTTTTTCTCTTTTCATGATGTTGTCTTTTTATGATTGTTCCACGTTGTACAATGATACAAGAACCGTGCCAGGACACGTCTTGCGTCCATATCGGCTTCCATATATCCTTCCCATTTCGCAAATTAACAATTATAGGTTGACGATTTATAATATTGTTTATATAGGGGTCGGATATAACAACCCTTTCTTTTCCTTTATGGTGCAGTCCGTGTTCCCTTTCCGGTTCTTCTTATCATTGCTTTTCCTCCTTGACACTCTTCATTACCATTGTAACAAATGTATAACGGGTTAATAATAAAATATGGTCTGTAAGGTATCGTGGAGGGTGTTTCTCTCTTTCTATTTCTCCTTGTATATCCCGGTTACTATCCCTTCTTCGTCCGTTATGAATAGGGTCTTGTGCTCCTTTGATTCGTACACTCTTTCCGACAGTCTTCTTACCGGGTATGTGTTGCCATTTCCGTCCTTGATGGTGTACATTATTTTGTTTCCTTTGTTGAAAGTGGGTTCCTTTGACTGCTTCTTGTTGTCTTCCATTACCCATTTGTTGCACATGTATAGGAGGTACACCGCTTTCCGAAATACATAGAAATCGTTCTCATCTATCATTACCTTTTCATTGTACCCATATCCGATTGAATATACCCTTCTTTGTGTGTTGTATATCTTATGTAGGGGTTTTGTTAGGGTGTTGGTAAGGTAGGATTCTACTTCATTAATCATTATTTCCGTATCTTTCTTTTCCTTGACTTCAACCATCATTTCCTCGTTTATGAAAGGGTCTAATACATCAATCATATTGGACATCAATTCTGTAATGAACTGCCTTGCTGAATGCCTTACACATGGTATGGTGTCCCCTTCTTCTATGAGTATCGTATCTTTTCCCTCTTTCTGGACTGTATTCATGCCAAGTTCCGATATGAGCTGTATTACCGTGTCCATATCGGTTCCCTTGATTATATATGTGTCTCCGTACTTCTGCTTTAGCTTGTATATGGCATTGTTCATCCTCTGTTCAAACATCTTTGTCTCTTTCTTTTCTTCTTCCATCTCCTTATAAAAATCATTCAAGAATTGTTCCACGTGGAACAATGGGCTTTTTGCCGTCTGTTTTCCTATCAATATAGCGGTAGCTTGTTTTGAGTTAGAGGCTGTTAAGTCCATTAAATCGCAAATATTGAATACTTTTTTGATACTGTCTTCTGTACAGCACACCAGAATACTGCTGTCGTACTTTTTCTGGAATTCTTCCTTTTCCATAACCTTTTTATTTTAAGTTTTGTAAAATATCTGTATTGGAAATCAAAAAGATAGGGGTTACTCCGATTTTCACCCCTTCTTTCCGTGCTCTTAATAATTCGCAACCTTTTGACGGGTATTAGCTACGAAAGTCTTGTTGTTTCCGGCAAGCTTTATCGGGCCGAGATTTTCCCAGTCACCGTTTGCCCAGGTCTTTGTTATGCTGGAATCTATGTACTTATCCATATTTTCCTTAATCAGTTTCTTTGCAGGTGCCAAGGAATGGAAGGTGAACATTACGCTTGTTTTTTGGCAGTCTACATCGTGTTCCCACTTTTTCAATTTCTTGTTGAATCTGTCACCCTTGTACTTTACTGTCACGGGTTCACTGAAATATACTGTATAGGTCTTCATTTTGTTTTGATTTTTTTAGATGTTATTGGTTATCTGTAATATTGTTCTTTTGCTGCTTTCGCTATCGCTTCTCCGTATTCTTCCGGGCTTGCCAGGTATGGTATTTTGAAAAGTTCCGATACAAGTTCGAGTTTTTCCTTGTTTGTCATTCTCTTTGCTATGTCCTTTACGAGAGTTACTCCGTTCATGTCTACATATTCCTTGTATGCCTCGTGAAGTTCTCCACGTTCGTCCAATTCATTTATTATCCTTCTTGTTGGGAAGCATCTCATTATCTCGCTGATATAGGTGTCGTCCCCGTTCTCCTCTATTTCCTCATAGATGGGGTCGAATGATTGATTGTCCATGAACTCCATCACCTTTTCTGCGATTTTCTTTCCTTCTTCCAATTTTACTTTAAGGTTTGCCATAATCTTTATCTTTTTATTTGTTTAACATCTTGTTTTCTTATCACATTGCAAAAATAAGATTATGTTATGACATAAGCAACTGTGTATGTGTTTTTAACATAAGATTAACATATCAAAGGATATAATAAAAGCCAGTTATTTATCACAAACCGCTGGCTGTCAATTAGATATTAACTACTAATACTCAAAAAATGAACATAAAGTTTTTCGTTTGATTTTAAATCTCATAGTCCACATCCCATGTTATCGAATCCAAAGATACGAATTTATATCCGGTTTCTTCTTCCAGGACTGACTTTATTTTCTCCATCTCCTTGTCTGTAGGTGGAACCTGCATTACTTCCATGTCCATAGGTACATGCACCTGCGTAGTCACATCCTCATTCATTTTCATTGTTGCGATTGCTATTATCATACTCTTATATATTATAGGGTTAATTAATCATTATATTCTTCCGGTATCGGTTCTTCCTGCATCCATTTCACGTACATTCTTTCCATACAAATGTCAATTTCTTTTAATGCTTGTTGTTCGGTCAGACCATATTCTTTTGTAAGTCTTTCCATCATGCACTTTATAACTTCTTCAACATATATCTTTACCATAACTACTTTATTTTTAATGTTTTAAAATAGGTGCACTATCTGTCACAGACCATGCACCACATGAATTTTGAAAATCATAAATTAACTAAAAGTCAAAACAAAATGTAATTATTTCTTTCCGATTTCAACACCTTTCATCTGTCTTAGACGATTTAGAAGTCTTTCCCTCGTCTTTGATTTGGACGGTTCTTCAATTATTTCGACCTCAACTACTTCGGGAACCATCTCTTCGACGAATTTCTTGTTTTCTTTCTCTATCTCTCCCCAGTCATACGTTTTTATGAGTGCTCCAGGAAGCATCACCTTTTCGGAACCCAATACCGGGTTGCTTGCAAATCCGTTGAAGTCCTTGTAATAGGAGGTGCAAAGCTGGTGCATCAGTATTTCGGGTCTTATTCCCGATTTTGCGGCTACCATACCCACTATTAGACTGTTTACGGGAATGTCTCGCATTACGCGGCTTATGTTCTCTTCACCATGCAGGGTTGCGTTTATGTCTATTTTCCCGTCAACTGTAAGTTTAATTTCATTACCTTTTACTTCCTTCCGTGCGGCTTCCAACAAAGCGCGTATTTCCTTTAGGATATTGAGTGCACTTCCCACGTTTCCTTTGCTCCAGAACTCTTCATATTTGAGCTGCAAGTCTGTCATACAGTCATTTATGATTTCCAGTCTTCCGGCTTCCGTTGCCACCTTATAGCGGTCAGAACGCATCACGTACTTGCTTTGCCTTGCCTCTATGAGTGACTTGTGATTGTTGAAAAATTTTACCAAATCTTCTTCTCCCAGCGAATAACCTTCCTTTTTCCGGATAATTTTAATAATATCCTTGGGGTTGTGCATGGAGCCGAACAAGTCCAGTAACATAGGGGTGAGTTTGGCAAGTGCCTTTGCTTTGTCATTGTGCAAATCGAAAGCATGGAAATACTCGCTCTTTACCCTGTGGAACTTGGCAAGAAGGGGCAACATCACATTTGTACGAATTTCTGTAGCGTCGTTTATTGCTTCCTGGGATGCTCCGCGTTTCGCCATGATACCCTTTATATTGACAAGCTTAAGGTCTATCACATAGGTATAACCTTCGTTCCCCTCATACTGCATAAAACGGTCCGGGTGTTCGTCAAGCTCCCTTCTCACCATCTCATAAGCTACATATTTATCCTGCATGTAGGGTGAAGCAATTAGCACGAAATCGGGCGCATCTTTTAAAATGTCCTCTTTAGTATATTCTATCTTTTTAGCCATATATAGAAGTTTTACCCACAAAGGTAGATTTTAATAGGGAAATAAACAATAGTTATTTCACTAATTTAATACCATGTACACGAAACCAAAACTTCTTCCTTTTCTTGTTCAACAAATGAAACCTCCGGTTCCACATTTTCACTGATTGTTGATTCAAACCACAGCATTTCTTCCGGTTTTGCTGTCATATCCGGTTCCGCAAATTTTTCTCTGTCCATCGTAATACATTTCTATTTCGTTTTCTGCTAATGTAAGTTCCCACGGCTGTAGCAATAAATCCATTTTCGTTACTCTACATTGCGGCATCCATACCCTGTCATTGTTGTACTTGACATTCTGGACTGCATGCACATCCACTTCCACCAAATAACGGTTTTCCTTTCCGATAACAACGGGTTCAAAATTGACCGCATAGCATGCCATCTTATGTACAAAATCTTTTTTGTCCTTGTATTCCAGGACGAAGTTGCATATGAAGCCGTCGTTATTGTCGTTATAAATTTTCGTAACCTTCTTTTGATAGAGGTAAGCGATTATCTTCTGTATCATATATCCCAGTCTTTTAATGCCATCTCCAGGCATTGGCTTATACTTAACTTCGGGTCTTCCTTTAGGTATTCGAGTGCTGTAATAGCTACTTCCGGTTCAAGCCCGTATCTGCTTGCCTTAATCATGCACTCCAACCAATAGGTTCTTTCTTCTGTGTAGGTCATTCTTTACCCTCCTTTTTCTTTTCTACCAATTCCAAATTTTGAGGAATAAACGCGCGTTGTTCACCGTCTATCTTAAGGTGATAATAGCGGTTACTCTCCGTTCCGCATATACTTGCTACTTCCGTAATCTGTCCTATTAGCATCATGTTAGAGCAATGGAGTATCTTCACCTTGTCGCCTACTCCGAACTTTTTAGTTTTCATAATTCTTTTCCACTTTATAGTTAAACGCTTCCAGAAATGCCTCTACTACCATTTTGTTGAGTATGGTTTCTTCCTGGTGTGTATAGATAGGGATAAGGTGGTGTTTCCGGCACCACATATCCATCATCTTCGATTCCGCAAACTGCCACAGAAGCTTTTCATAGCTTTCTTCTGTGTGCACCTGGACTTCTCCTTTGGGGTTCGTTATTCGTATCATAGTATATTAATTGTTTAGCTTCTTTTCTTATCGCAATGCAAAAATAAGATTATGTTATGACATAAGCAACTGCGTATGTCATTTTAACATAAGATTAACATATCAGTCCTTTTCCACATATTCGATTATAGGAGTTTCCTCTACCTTCGTCAGTCTGCATTCGCCTACAAGGTCTTGCATGTATTCCAACGCTTTAGTAGAGGCTTTTATAAAGTCCTCATGCTGTTGCAATATAACCAGCTTGTATTGTTTCAGCTTTCCAGAAAAGGTTGCCTCACTGTATACGCCCGTGCATTTGTACCATCGTCCCCCGTGCTTTTCGTTACGCTGCACCGAATCTATAATCACCTCCTTAATAGGAGATATGGCAAAGTCCGCATCTATATTGAACATCCCGTATTCGGTTGCCATTGTTTCGGCATCCATGTAATTTTCTGCCTGTACCGCTATGACATCGACAAACTTTTTATAAGCTCCACTTGTCGAATTCGGGTCGGGTGCCATGTAGGTAAACGTGCACTCGAATATCATTCTTTCGCCTCCTCTTTCTGTTTGGGACAAAGCACACATATAGGCACAGCCGGATATTGGCATACAAGCGGAATACAAGCCGTTTCCGCGTTCTTGTTCTTTCCTCTTATCCTTCTTACCAAATCATCGAATTCTTCCTTCTCCACGAAAAGATATAGAGGATGTACCTTGTAATCCTTGTCCTTCTGTATCATGATTTTTTGCTGTTCCATATGGATGTTAAGCATTTCTTGTGTAGGCAGGTATTCTTCCAGTCCTGTTACCTTGTTGGCGCATATAAGTGATACACTCTTTCCCGGTTCAAGTACGGGGATATACATTTTTTGCTTTTTCATAACTTCAAGTATTTACCTTTGTCAATTCTTTTTACTTCTCCTTTACTCATTTTCTTTAATAGGAAGTGGTCTATCCCACTTCTTACGGAACCGGGGTGGAAATCCTTTATCTTTGAGATAAATTCAATCCGGCAAAATTCCGTGCCCGGTTTCATGCGCTTGAATTCACGGTCTATTTCCGTATATACGGTCTTCTTTGGTTCGTCGTTAAACATTGCAATATACAAGCTCCTTTCTTGCTCTTGTTATGGCTACAAACAATAAACATTTTTCATTATACAGCGCTTCTTCTGTGTTCGCATACTTGCTGGGAATCAAACTCCTGTTCAGCAAGAAAACACGGTCTGCTTCCAGTCCTTTAGACTTGTGGATAGTGGATAATACGATACCTTCCGTATCGTCCTTATATATCTCCTTTATATTGTCTTCCAACTTCTTCATGTCTCCCCAGTTCTTATAAAGCATTTTCAATATGGTACACTTTTCAAGAAGGGACACATAGGAGGGGTTATTCTTTGCCTGGATATCGGTAAGACCCCGCTCTTTCAGTTCAGAAATTTTCTTCTCGCACATCGCGTCCAGGTCTTCAATATATCTTATCTTATCCACAAGTGCTACGAGTGCATCTCCGTAATCCTTACCTTTGATTGTCGCTTTCTTTCCCATTTCAAGCAAATAGAGAAAAACTGTTGCCAAAGGCAGATTGTTCCGACATAGAATAAAATCCCCGTTTTCCGCTTCGTCGAATTCTCCTTTTCTTACAATCCCGTCTATCGCATTAGGTGCGGCAACAATCCCGTTATCAAAAACTTTTCTCGCTTCTTCGACTATATTCTTGCCGCATCTGTATGTAATATCCAACGGTAATACTATGGTGTTGGGATAAGATTGCAAGGACTTGAAAACCTCTAAAGAACTCCCTTGGAAACCGTATATACATTGCCGGGAATCCCCGACAACTACAAATCGACCGCTTTTCTTTATATAACGTAAAGCAAGCTCTTTTTGTAAGGTATTCGCATCTTGTTGCTCGTCCAAAGTAACAATATCATATTTAGGAAAGTCCTCACTATCAAGTAGTTGGTAAGGGAAATAAAGCATATCCGTAAAATCAATGTTAATTTCTTTTACTGAATTTATCTTCTTCATTTCCTTGTGCCAAGCATTTCTAATCTGCTCCATGTCCCCTACCATACGTTCCTGGAATTCGATATTCTTTTCAATGCAGATACCCGGTATTTCCTTTTCGTAATCCGTAATAAGATTGACCCTTATGTAATTCCATATTATCTGTATCTCGAATAGGTATCGAATCTGTTGCTTCACGTCCATATCCTTTGTTTCAAGAATTTTCTTCCCGATAACAAAGCATTTATTCTCGTTGATTTTCGGCTTTATACGGAAATTGGAAAGCAATACACGCAAACCTTTAGAGTGAAAAGTGTTTACATCTATATGAGACGGCAAACGTTCCCTCAATTCTTCCGCAATGCTCTTGTTGAATGCCATAAACAGAACCTTTTTATTAGGTGGTGTCCGTCTGCAACACTCCACTATACAAGTTGTCTTGCTGCTGCCTGCCGTTGCTTCTATGGCAATATTCTTTCGTGTGTTCTCGTATGCGTCGAAAATGGCTAACTGTCTGTCACTCCATTTCATTTTGTAAAGTAGGTTAACTGGTTGATATAATCAACTAATGATTTATAGTCCTTTTCGCGTTTCATGTCCATTTTCTTTTTAATTACGCTCAGAACATCACCGAATTCTATGTTATTGTAGAAAACAGTCCTGTTGTAGTCTATTTTGTTTACCACCCATATGTCTACATCCACATCTTCTATTCTTATACGATATAGAGGGGCTGTTTCTACATATTCGGAAAGGATGTCGCTTTTCATGTCCTTGTTTATCCTTGCCATCGTACTTAGAGCACGCAGAGAATCGCCACTTATCCCTTCTATCTCTATATCCAGGTCGTGCGGTTCCACATTGAAACCATGTACATACATAGCCATGCTTCCACCAACAACCATACGTTTACACTGCAAACTGTTCTTTAATACGTTCAAAACTTTAAACAATTTGTTAGCTTTCTCTTCTTTAGTAAAAACAAAATCCTCATTCATAATTCTATTATTTTATCAAGTTCGTAATTATCAAAATTCTTATAATCTGCCAGCATATCGGCTACATGGTTCCCGTATATTATAGGGTTGTTTACATCTTTTTCGTGTCCCCGTACTTTCATGAAACGCACGACCATCCGTCTACGCTCGCCCAGCTCTTGTTTTATCTTTTCTATAATATCCTTGTTTACCGTCGGTCTTAATTCCGGGTCTGTCATACAGCTAACCGCATACTGGCTGTCGCTCCATATCGTAACCTTTAGAGGCACGTCCTTTTTCATGCTCTGCACGGCATGCAATATCGCCCTTAGTTCACATCTGCTTATAGTGGTGTCGCTATACCCTTTGGAGATAAAGTATTCCTTTCCTTCTTCCTGGATATACACACCGCAACCGCCAAGACGTGACTTCCATTCACAACTGCCGTCGGTAAATATTGTTATTTCTTTTCTTTCCATTCTTTCAACTTCTTTATCAGTGCAATGTCCATCGAATCGTCACGGCTTACCTGTACGTCAATACCCTTGTTGACTGCATCCGTTACCTTTATTTTTCCATCCAATAATTCGCGTATCTGCGTGTCTATTGTGTCACTGGACAGCAAAAAATAGACGTTCATAGTCTGCGTTTGCCCCATGCGGTCTATACGTCCTGTCGCCTGCTCCAGTTCTGCCGGACGTTGCGGCAATTCGAGAAACGACATATTGTAACAATATTTCTGCAATCCGTCTATACCCGTGGATAATGATGCAATGTTGGCAAAAAGGAATGTCTTTTCTTTCTTCCATGTTTCAACCTTTCGCATCTTCTCTTCCGTGCTGTATTTCCCGGTCACTATCTCACTATTTTTGAACTCCTTTCCAAGCCTTTCCAGTATGTCGGTCGTGATACCAAATACTATCATTTTCTCGTCCTCGTTCGCTTCGCTCCATTCCTTCAAAAACTGGATAATAAACTTTATCTTTCCATTTATAGACAGCTTTTTCAATCCGGACAACCTTACAAGCTGCTCCGCACGTATAGCACGTTCTGCCGCCTCTATGTCAATATTAGCCAACCATTCAATAAAGTCCTTTTCTGCTTTCCTATATTCCTTTTTATTGGTTATCGGTACATTCACTGTCTGTTTGATTATAGGCGGCAATTCGTTCACCACGTCTCGCAATTCCTTCCGGAAATAACAATAATGTCTTATTATTTTATTTAGCTCCATCGTACACGAAGCCCCAGTACATACAAGTCCGAACCGCGTTTTCTTTGCAGCGCAATATCTGTAGAGATAATATAACGAATCCGGGAATATCTCTTTAAATCTTCCAAGAATTCGTAATATATTGATAAGCTCCTGGGGTCTGTTCATAATTGCCGTACCACTTAATCCTATGGTTTTTTCTGCATTCTCCACGATTTTTTGCACGCATTTAGAACGTATAGATTTCGGGTTTTTGCATAGATGTATTTCGTCGATTACCGCCAATCCCCATTTCTTGGTAAGCGAACGACTGTAACGAAGTTTTACTTCTTTCTTACCTTCTTCCTTTGCACTACGTTTGAAAAGATAGTCATAATTTATTACCGTAACATCCGCTTTCCAGTCCGTGTTGGTCTCGTCCTTTGAATCAATCACATGTACCGTTCTGTTAGGGTTGCACAGCTTCCATTCGTTGACCCAGCTTTGTTTTACCGTTGCCGGACAAACCACAATGCAGGGGAATAGGTTAAGCAATTCTGCCAGTGCTATAGACTGCCTCGTTTTCCCTACACCTGGTCCGCAACCATTAAGGCAATTCCCATGATTAACCATATAGGACACGCCCTCTATCTGATAATCTCTTAGATGTAGCGGTAATCCCAGGTAATCAAACATTTCTTTCAACTCCTTTTCGTTTACAAGGGGCTTGATTTCCTTTAGAGGTATTTCTATCTGTCTTTCCGGCTTTTCGTTCTTGAAGCCGTTTCCATCCAAGAAATATTTTAACAATAGAGATTTTTCTAAAGAAGGTTCAAAATACCACTCTTTCAAAGCCGGGTTATATTTGGCTCCGAAATCACGTTTCATTTTATTTACAAAATTGGCGTTATAATTAAAGCCAATATAAACGTAGTCCTTATCTCTATACCAATATCTCATTACTAAAAAATTTACAAAAATAAGAGGCTTATTTTCTCAAACCAGCCTCTCCCACTATGTCAAACAAACAAAAGAAACTCAATCAAACATTGAATTTTTCCTTAAATTCCTCAAACGTGAAAACGGGTATTCCGTATTGCTCCGCTTTCTTTTCCTTGATGGTTCCCAATCCTTTTTCCTTCACTACCAAGCATGTTGTTTTCTTGCTTACAGAAGAACCTATCTTATGCCCCATATCCGTCAATTTCTTTTCCGTGTCCGGTGAACGGAATCCGGTAAATACAACCGTCATTTGTCCTTCAAAGGTCTTTTCTTCCAGTCCGTAATAAGTTATAGGAATGTGTGCAGAATCATCGTCATTTACCCACCAATCTTCAATACCTAAAACAAATGCTAAAGCTGTATTAAATCCGACACCTTCAACTTTGTCTTCAATGTCAGCCGCCCAACTTTCATCACATTCTTTTGCAAAATCGGCTACATCTTTACAAGTATATAACTTTAATCCGTCAAGAATTTTTTGGCATGTCTTTTCGGCTATTACACCCCCAAATTTATTATAGGCTGTCAATAATTTTGCAAAGTTCGTACCTTTCTTTTTTAAGTTTTCAAACTGTCTTGACAGTACCTTTGCACCTACATTTCCTATGCCTTCAATCTTCTTAAGGTCTTCCTCTGATAATAGAAGAATGCTATCCGGTGTCTTGTAGCCAGCGTTAAACAGTTTCTTTATTGTCGGTTCTCCGAACTCTTCAAAACCTAAAGTGTTGAAAAAATATACACATTTGGCAAGCATTACACCGTCACAATTTTTGTTGAAACAAATCAAGTCCACATTGTTTCTGTCCATCTCCAAAGGTTTCCCACAAACGGGACACTTGTCGGGCAAACAACTTTTTAAAGTAGGCCAAGACACGGTAAATATATGTTTCGGTATCACATCACCGGAACGGCAAATAATGACACGTGAACCTGGCATAATAAAATTATCCTTTACATAACGGGCATTATATGCTGTACATTTGGAAACCGTAGCTCCGCACAATTCAACGGGTGTAATGTCAATTACCGGGGATAATCTGCCGTCTTTGGAAATCTGCCATCTTACATTTTCTACCTCTGTTTCCTCTCTTTCCGACCAATCCGGGTTCTTGTAGGCAATTGCATAACGTGGGTTGCCGTTCGGCAATCTTCCAAGCTCTTTTCTTATTTTCGCACTATCCACGTCGATAACAAGACCATCGCATTTGTAATCATTTGTTATACCCTTGAAAATATTGTCCATATATTCATTGAACATCTTTTCGCTATGAATAACTGATTCTACGAATGTTTCGACATAACGAACTTTTACGGACGAATTGTCATTCATAAAGGCAATCATACTTGCCTTGTTCCAATCCTCATTGGAATATCCGTACCTTATATACTGCACATCCCTCATATTTGGAGATACAGTAGGAGAATTGACAAGACCAGCTACCGCATTTCTCGCGGACTTGTAATTTGTCCGCTTCTTCAATGTCAAGAAAGTGGAATTACGGAAAATAGCTTCTCCGAAAGTATAATATCCTTCTGTTCTTTTCGCATCCTTAAATCCGTGGTTAATCATCTGTTCAAAATGAGGGGTACAATTCTGTCCTACCTCACCATTTCCTCGTGTCCATGCCTTCTTGTTGTACTCGTCCACACATAAGGAAATACCGTCAAATTTAGGAGTGATAATCAATCTGTCTTCATTTTTCAGTCCACATGACTTTACCCACCTTACAATCTCGTCATAAGTTTTTACCTTTTCCAGGCTATACATGGGGATAGGAAGGGTTTCTTTTCTTCCCGGAACCTCGTCATTGACTCCTTTCTTGAACCAATCCGCATTAGGGTTGACCTCATACAGTTGTTCTACCAGCGCGTCAAATTCCGCATCCGTTATTTCCGATTCGCCTCTACGATAGGCGTTGTTATATTCTTTTATTTTACCCTCCAATACTTTAGGGTCTAAATTAGACTTAACCATATTATTATAATTTTGAAAGTTCTGCACGCAATTTTTCTATATTGTCACATTCATTCCTCTTAACATCTTCTTTAGAAGTTTCCGTGAGAATAACATACGCTTCTGGAAAATTATCTTTCAATTGTTTTGTTGTATTGATATTTTCAAGCGCGCATTTTGTCCGGTTTTTGATATTAGATGCTTTCCTGTCTAACTCAATCATTCTCTTGACAAAAAGTTTTGCTTCCGTTGAACTCTTCAATTCATCAAATTCTGTATCAGTTATAAACGAATATACAAAATAATTAACTTCAACATAACTCACTATATTGTATATTCGTTCGCGTGTAAGACTTGACAGATAAATACACCCTTTGGTTTTTACTACATTAGGGTATTTATCCATAAATTCAACAACATCTTTTGGTAAATTTTTCTTGAAATATTCGTCGGCAAATTTACCAAAATTCTCAAATTCTTTTCTTGACTGCTCTATAATAGGCTTGATTATACTTTTTGCAATCCTATCTTTTTCGTTAATTGTTAATCTTTCGCTTGCCATAACTAAAACTCGTTTTTCTTGTTAGCAATAAAGTAAATGTAATCGTCACTTCCAAACTTAAAATCTTTTCTCGGTCTTCCCTGCAACCGGGTATCTATTCCGATAGGGTTCAATTCAGACAACTGGAAAGTAAGGTGTTTAACATCTTCCGTTATATCCACCGCTCCGCGCACTTCATTAAACGGGTTATCCCTTGTCTTTGTGGCAAAATTTTCCACCATAAAAACTTTATAGGTTCCCAAAAAGTTTACCGTTATGAACTTGTAGCCCGTGAGAGCTACAAGTGTCCATATATTTTCTATTAATTCGTTCATTATCCAAATTTTTTAAAGTCATTCACATAAACCAAATAGTCTTTCTCGTAAAACTTCCATCCGTCATACAACCTATCGAGATAATTTTTAATCATCCTCATGCAAGCGGCTTTCATATAGTTCTTTTTCTTATTTCTTTCGAGAAAGGCGTTCAATTCTTCGTAATTGTAACCGCCTTCTTCATTAAACAACTTTGAATCATCGTTGCTAAAATTTCTGATTTCGTTTATCTTCTCGTAAATGCTATTCTTAAGTTCTTCAAGTGATTTCATAACCTTATCTTTTTTGTTGTTTGACTTATCATCTCTTAATCTCACAATGCAAAGATAAGATTATGTTATGAGATACGCAAGTGCTTATGTCATTTTAACATATAATTAACATATCACCCACCGAAAAAGTCCTTAGTCATTTTATCCCTTTTAGCCTTTATAATCTCGCTAATACCGTCTTTTTCAAGACCTTTCTTGTATCTATCTTTGAGAATAGAGGCTTTGTTTTCGTTGGACTGGGAGCCGAAAGAAGCGAACGCCACGTTTATATCACCTTCGCTTTCCGGCAATTCCTCACGATACCCCATCTGTTTTCCGCATACCTTGCAGTAAGGTATATTAATAGGTACGGTTCCCTTATCAGTATATTTGAACATCGGGCGTGTCTCTATAATTTCCTTCCCGAATTCCGTACATTCCTTGTTTTCACATTTCCAGTATATCATCTTTCTTTGTTTTTAACTGGCAATCCTTCCAATACCAAGGTTACACAATCTTCAAAGCTCATAACTTTTGCACCGTCTTCTTTCCATCTGTTGATATCTTCCTCCTCTTCTTCCGGTGTCGGTCTGAATATCTTCCGGCACAATTCCCTTTGATACTCTTCGTTCTTTTCCTTATCATCACCATACATTCGGCATTCTCCCAATGTATTATAATAATCTTCTTCTGTCATTCCTGCCTTAAAACAAGCAACCTTTATTGCTACATTAGGCGTTATAAAACTTTTTCTTATATATTCTTCCATACCATTGTTATTTAAAATGTCTACGTCCATATTCAGCCATCAACAAAGAATCAGCAAAGTTATCGTCGTCCTTTAGGCTCCTGCTGGAGCGTTTTAAACTCACGTCCGGGAAAATACGGTGTGCAGCCACGATACTCATTTTCTTCACGTCCTTTACCGTTTTGGTTCCGTCATTTTTTGTTACCATCTTTATACCCTTATGCATGTCCGACTGCCATTTTTTAGGCGGTATCTTTGTGTAGGGTAATCCAGCAATCGCACAGAAAAATTCCGGCACGCACGAATTATAACCGAACGTAAACGTTCCTTTTGCCGAAGAACCGTATAATGCGTGTACATCCTCTATTACAACATGCCGGACTTCATACCCTTCGACAAAAGCAAGAAGTCTGTTTGCTGTTTCTATCATGTCCACCACCTTAATATCCCTAAAGATGGGTTCAGCCTTGACAAAGGTTCCATCTTCTGCAATCATTGATACGAACCCCTTTGTTCCGGGGTCAAATCCCATAAATACTTTCATGTTACACCTCCAGTCTTGATATTCCATTTTCTTTAATTACTTTCAATTGTTTTATCTCGTCATTAAGCTTTGGTACATGCGTAACAATCAATATTGATTGTTTCAAAAACTCCGTAGAAGCTATTATATTCTCTATACCCAGGGAATCGCTGCTTTCCAGCACTTCATCCAACAGTAAAAAATCCATACCTCCGTACTGTTTTGTCGCGTTAATCATACTTTGTATAGCAATGATAAGAGCCACTTCCACACGTGCCTGTTCACCGCCCGAATAAAAGAAAAAGCTTTCCATTTCATCACGGAAAACATAGGGTGTTATCTCCTCTTTCAATGTTCCGTTCGCGTTCCGTTTGAAACCTTCAATCATCAGACGCAAATCGCTTTTCATTTTCTTTAGTACATCATTGGCCGCGCTTTGGATATTCTTTATCTGCTCCATTGCCAGATACATCTTAAAGTCTTTAAAACGGCTATCCCATTGCTGTACTTTGAAAATCTCGTTTTTCTTGTCAAGAATTTTTTTGTTGCCTTCCTCTATGTCCTTGGAAAGTTTTTCTACCGCCTTTTCCTGGTCTTTGATAGAGGGTCTTTCCGCTTTCTGCTTTTTCAATTCCTCTATATACCCAGTCTTGGAATCAATGAGAGAACGGTTTGTCTCAACTTCTGAACGCATCTTTACAATGGAGTTTTCATATCCTTTCTTCTCGCGTTCAAGCTCCCTTATACGGTCTTCCACCTCCATCATCTTATCAACCACCTTTCCACGACGGACACGCAGTTTACGTTCTTCCTCTTCCGTTTCTTTTCTTACATCCTGGTATTGGGAGATAAGGTCTTCCAGTTCGTTTATAGAGGTCTCATATTCGTTTTTCTTTACCGTATTCTTGTCAATGGCTGTTTTATAAGCCTCTTTGTCAGCCTCCAGTTCTTCAAAATCCTTGTCAGCATCCATAAAAAACTTATGATTGCAGTTAGGGCACACAATGACGCCAGAAAGCAATACTTCAACCTTCTGTAATTTCTTCTCATAATCAGCTAATTTCAATGCGTAATCTTTACGCCTTTCCTCCTTGTTCGATTTGTCTTTCTTCAATCCGGCTATTTCCGTGTCTATCTCCTTATAGGTGTCCTTGTAAGCGTCCATATCGAAGCTTTCAAGCTCCTTGTTCACTTCTTCTTTCAGCTTTACAAGCCCTTCGATATCCTTGTCTACGCCTTCGATATCCTTTTCCGCTTTGGGAATACGCGTCCTTACAAGGTCTTCAATAAGAATTTGTAAAGAATATATTTCTGACTGAATCTCACCTATAATACCCTTTTTCTTTTCTTCTGGGTCTTCGTTCAACACTTGCTGTATCTGTTCTTCATAGGCTTGTTTCTTGCCTTCCGCAACGCTTTTCAGACATTCTTCTTTGTGCAGCTCTTGTTCCAATACTCCGACCTTTTCGGAAATCACACCTTTTGTCTTGTCAATATTGGAGAAATTGACAAAGCGACTTATCAAGGCAAGTTTCTCCGTATTGGACGAACGAAAAAAAGACGAATAATTACCCTTGGTTACGATATAATAGGACTTGGCATCTTCCGGTGTAATCTCAATCCAGTTAATCACGTATTTATTCGCATCCAGTACAGTGGCTACCGTTACGGGTGTCTCCACATCATCTTTCTTTAGGGTCAGCGATACTTTGGAAGAACTTTTCAATGGAATTGTACGCTCAATTATCAGCGTTTCTTTCCGTTTTTGACAAAATATTTCAACTTTAGTATAGGCTTCTTTCGTACCTTTACGTATCAGTTTCTTGTCTTCCTTTCCTCTTAGATTAACGCCATATATCGCGTAGAACAAGCCTTGTGCGATAGTGCTCTTCCCCACTCCGTTCGTTAGCTGGTCTTCCTCTGTCCGGTTCTCCCCAGTCACACCCAAAGTTTCTTTTGTAAAGGTGTAATCAAGTTCTTCAAATGACAAAAAATTTCTTAATATCAATCTTTCGGGGTACATAACGTATCTATCAATTTATTTTTAATTTCATTAAACAAATCCTTATCCAATAACGCTTTTTTAGCGTTATCCATTCCCTGTCCTAAACGTGTCTCGCCATAGTAAAACCAGGCGCCCTTTTTAGAGCAAATCCCCTCTCTTATAGACATATCTATAAGCTCCTGTATCGTGTCAAATCCTACACCATACTCTAACATTACTTGGCATACACGGAAAGGGGGTGCAATCTTATTCTTTACAACCTTTATTTGTGTCTTGTTGGCGGTTGCCACTCCATCGGTCTTTTCCGTGCCTATACGGGCAAATTCCGCTCTTTGGGTAGCGTAGAATTTAAGCGCTTCGCCTCCTGGTGTGGTTGTTGTAGGGCCGAATCCCATACCCCCGATTTTCTGCCTCGTCTGATTGATACATAGGAGGATGTTTCCGTTTTTCTTACATACGTTTTTTAAGATGCTTAACTGCTGTGACATAAGGCGCGCTACAAGCGCTATCTTTGCATCTCCTGCCTCACCCTGCAAAACAGCTTCCGGCACCAATCCGGCAACCGAATCAAGCACCACCAATCCGATATCCGGCACCTCCAGCATCTCACGCACGATTTCAAGTGCCTGTTCCGCACTGTCCGGCTGAGACATTATCCACTTGTCGCGGCTTAAATCAACTCCAAGCGCTTTTGCATATTCCAGGTCAAGCGCTTGCTCTGTATCTACATATCCGACCGCTTTTCCAAGCGTTTTTTGTACGGATGCACTTAGATGTAATGCCGCAGAGCTTTTGCCGCTCGAAAATCCTCCGTATATTTCGTGTATTCTTCCAAGCGCAAAACCGCCTCCCAATATTTCATCTAATGCCATGCTGCCGGAAGACACAGTGTCTACCTTTATATCGTTGCCTACTACCGCTTCCTTTCCGAAACGTTTCTCTATTCTTCCAAATAATTCTTCCAATCCCATTATAACACCTCCTTTAAAATTTCCATTCCTTCATTATAGGAGTAATCGTTCTGTTCGCAAAATCCCTTGAATTTTTCTGCAATATCGGAACCGGACAAAGCTTTGATTTCTTCTGCTGTCTCCACCTCTTCCGTTTCCAGTTCTACGGACTTAACTTTGACATCCACACCAAGCTTTCTATACTCTTCCTTGTCAATGGAGGAAATTGCATCTTTCGTACCTACGAATTCCACGCGCACAAAATCTTCCTTGTTTTTCTTCTGAAAATCCTTTACAATCTTGTCGGCTTGCTTGAATGTCGTATTTTCCAGGTTTACAGTAACCTTTCTGTATCGTTTCCCTTTTGACGGAATAAACGCATAGGTCAAATCATCATCCAATAACCAGAACCCCTTTTTATCGTCTTCTCCGAAATTGTTCTGGGTGATGCTTCCCAAGTGCACGATATTCTTTCCTATCTCCTGGGTATCGTGATAATGCCCGGAAAACACCATACCAAAGTTTTTAAACAGAGAGGGTTTTATATCGCTTTCCACCTCACTACCGTCATTATTCCTACTTCCTTGAAATGCGATATGAGTAAATAGTACATGCGTCTTATGATTCTTTTCCTTTAATACGTCCGACATCCCTTTTAACCATATCGAATTGTCAAAAAACGGCATAAAATAACATATTACACCGCCAATCTCGAAAGCGTCCAAGTCAGTTATCAAATTAAACCCTTTATGATACTTAAACGCATCAAGAAAAGACCTGTCCGAACTATAGTCGCTCTTATCATGGTTCCCTGGAATGCAATATACCGTGTGCCCCATCCTCGCATACATGTCAAGAATAGAGGAAAAAGCATTCAAGACATCCTGTCTCTGTGATATACGGGAATCGAATATGTCACCTAACCACACATGATTGGTTATACCATTGTCTTCTGCTACATTCAATTCCTGCCTTTGCAATTCCGTTATTTCTTCAATATTGGACGGCTTCAAATGCCAATCCGTGCTTATTATCATTTTCCCGGTCATAATGCAGTTACCTTTAATGTATTGTCAAGATTTTTCAAAACATTATCTTTCTCTACTTCCTTGTCAAAATAGAAGCTCTCCCAGACATTGGAAATCTTTAAAGCTATTCTGAACTTCTGAGTTGACTGTGAATACCCCTCGTCATTATATCTACTGATAGAAGTAATCTTTATCCTTTTGTTATTTATCTGTACAAACATAATTTACCAAATTATATATGTTCCGCTTAATCCTACAAACACGTCAAAATCCTTGTTGAATACTCCATATCCGGCACCTACCGACACCCCGAACCCGAATCTTTTCTTTTTATCCGGTTTTGTCCACATTATAACGTCACCTATCTTTCCGGGCAGTTGGGAAGTTATCTCCATACGGTTACTGTTCCCTATACGCTGGTTTGTCAATAAAAATTTGTTGGTTATATTGAAATTAATCTTATACTTTGCCAGGTGAGTAGCCCACACCTGTAAATCATATCCTACCGTATCGGTTTCTTCTTTGAATGTATAGAGGCTGTCCGTTTTCCTCAATTCGGAAACCTCTCTTTCCAGTCCTTCGTACTTGTATTTCCATTCAAATTCCACTGCCTCTACAAGTGCTTCCTTTTCCTTCAATCGATTGTATAATTCTTTGTTTTCTTTTTTCAATTTAGAAAAACTTTCGGAATTGTAAACCTTTGTATATCTGTTTAAAGAATCGGTATAAAATTCCACTTCATATAACAACCTTTCATTCTCCCTTGCTTTCTTGATAGATAAGAATAACAATATGAGTATTATTATCATACCCGAAATAAGGATTATGCTGTAAAGATTTTTCATAATAATAGGAATAATGGAAGGGTAAAAATTACCCTTCCTTGTGTGATTTATTTTGAAGTTCTCGCTTTCAAGTTTCTTAAGCGCGACGCAATGGAATTAGGAACGCTTGCTGATGCTTCCCTTTCTTCAACTGCCGTATCTTCCGGTTCTGGGTCTGCCGCTCCTTGTTCTTCATCTTCCGGCTCTTCGTAATCCTCAAAAGGCAGTTCGCCACCTTCCTGTGCAATGTCGTACCATTTACGGAGTTCGGCTACGGTCAACTCTTCCGGTAATTCCTTGTCTTCGTAGTTATCGGCAATGTAGGCACGGAGTTCTTTTTTGAGGTTCGTCAATGTAGGATAACCGCCTGCTTTCTTTTCCGTCTTTGTTGGTTCTTCTTTCGGTTCCTCCGTTTTCACCTTCTTTGTCTCAGGGGCTTTCTTAGGAGCTTTCTTTTCCTTGATTTCATCCTCTTCCGGAACCAATTTGTCAAGTTCTTCGAGTTTGTTCAAGAATACGTCGTCTTGGAAAATACCGTATGATTGTTCCTCGTCGATTCTTTCCAATCCTTCCAACTGCATATCCCAGTCTTTACGTGAAAAGACATCTACATACATATCATCCAGGGTAGGCAATTCTTCCATGATACCGAACACTTCGTCTGATACACGGTTTTTAGCAAAGAAATCGTCCCAAGTCTGGCGCTTATTAGCATCCGGCATACCACAAGTAATGTCAAAATTTTTCTTTTTGTTTTCGTCCGTGGTGACATTGACAATCAACGGATAACCTTCGTCCGGGTCAGAAAAGATGTCAAGATTAATAATACCATCGTCAGAACCGCCTGCGCGCTCCATAGAAATGTTCTTCATTTTCTTCCACCAATCCGGGCGCAAATCAAGACGGTACACGTCATTTTCGGCCCATACATAAGCCACATAGTTAAGCATGGCTTTCATGCCCCATATCCATTGTTTTTGCTTGTTGCGATAACCGCTGATAGGATAGAGGAATTTTGCGCGCTCTTCCTTGTCCTGGATATCATTTGCCAGGTTATACACGTGGCTGATATAGGTCAGCACTGCATCTTCTCCATTCATCCGGTTGCTGTGGATATCAGAAGTAAAGACGTCTCTTTGTCTAATTTCCTTCTTTCCGGTGTCTTTCCCGTCCTTGTCATATACCGCACACTCAATAGGCAGTTTAACCGTCTTTCTCGGCATATAGGGTTTCCCTGTCAACGACGGCAATACGCGCAATACATATCTTCCGTCTTCGTTCAGATTAAAAAATGAGGCTCTGCCGCCTTGTCCAAAACCACCGCCCATTGTTGCGGCTGCTTTTCCTACTGTTTCATCAATTGATTCTACACTCGCTTTTTTGTACTTACTTCTATCAAAAGCCATAACACAAAATTTTTAAAAATTAATAATCGGTTTTTACTATCTTAAAAGTATTTATTTTTCCTTCAATAAGCTCTTTTTCAAAGTCTTGCGGTACAATCTTTGGCAACAAATTGTTAAGTTTCTTGTCCTTGCTTTGAACTGCCCAAAATAGGGTGTCTAACTTGTCACGTTTCGATTCTATCTCAATAAGGTTCATCAAGTTTTTCTGATACTGTTCATTGAGTAATATAGCGTCCTCCAACCCTTTTTCAGTCAGCTTAAAAGATTCTCCATCAATCGTTATTCTTCCTCCATTCGTAGCCGCTTCTCGCCTTAATTTCTTCCTCAAATTAGCTGCAAACACATCACAAAACAGTTTCTCTTCCTTCGCTTTCTTCTCATATTCAACCTTCATCAGACCGACTTTATTAAGCAATCCAGATACCGTTACCGCCTCTCCATAGAGGTTCGAGTAATTGATTGTCGTAACATCGTCAAGTTCTATTTCTTCGTCCTTGTCCGGTGATACCAAAACAACGGTCTTGGTACCGATTTCTACCATAATTTTCATATCAAAATATCTTTACGTCAATACTGTAAACAATGAATTAACATTCGCCTGCAAAATATATTCTCCTCTGAACTTATCCCACACAATCACACCGTTAACCAACAAAATGTTCTTTTTACTACCCCTTAAAAACTCTCCGTATTCTTCAAACAACTCTGGGAAAATAGTTACATTTATAAATTCATAATTACTTTCCAATACTATAGTGGCAAATATGCCCTTCTTGCTTTTCCTCTCTATTATCTCAATCACATAACCGCCTATCACAGCACGACGGGTTTTCTTTGAATTAATGTCCCAAAATTTTATCTGCGACACATCCTGGAATTCCGTTTCGTCGTCTAATTTAGGCATATGATATTCATTTACCAAATCGTAATAATCAAAAAATGCAAAACCGGACGTTCTTTTTTGCTGCAACAGCCACCACCAATTATTGCGTTCTTTGCGGACTTTCATAATATTGGTAAGTAAATCCTTATCCTCCAATATCTTAACCCTTTTGTTCTCGCGGTACATCTCAATAAGCGCCAAACGGTCTTTAGGTTCCTGGATATTCTCCAATTCGTCGAACGCTCCTGCAAATATCAAATTCTCAATGACAGATTTATTTACCGGACTGCCTTTAATTACACATCTGTCTATAAATTCCTCCAAAGAGAAAAAAGGCCCGTTCTTCTTTTTCTCCTCCGATATATGTTCCTGTGCTCTTTCCCCACATTGTTTTACTGCGTTGAATGCCCAATACATACTGTTTGTACGATAATCGGACACAATGTTTATATCTGACTTGTTGATATCTACTGGATGTATCTTTATCTCACCGGACTGCTGTATTTCGTTTACATAATAAGGTATCTTTTCATCTTTCGCAAACGAGAATGTAGCACTCCAATACTCAATAGGATAATGTACCTTAAGCCATAGGCATATATAGGCGGTCATACCATAGCATACGGAATGACTGTTGCATGTTACAATACCCTCCCCAGTGACAAAGTTATGTTCTGGGTGGTCTATCTCAACGTCATAAACATTTTCAACAACATCTTTTTCAATAGAAGCAATTTTTACTAATTCGCTCTCCAGTCCTTTTTCTCCCATCTTAATTCTTCCATGCTTTCTATAATGCTCTTTTTTATGGCATGAAGGACAAACAAAAAGCCAGTTATTTTCTTCGTTATGGGCATGGTCTCCATCTATATGATGCAATTCTAATCTTTTACTTTCCTTATTACATATTTGACAACAAGAAAACTTATTTCTGTTATTTTTAATGTAATTTTTAAGTAAAGTATAAGAAGTTTCCTTCTTTTGAAAACCTTGTTTTCCTTTTTCTGAATTTAATTCGTATTTATACTTATACTTTCCTACATTATTTTTATCTACCTTATCTGTATAGGCAAAATCCCATTTTTCTTGTTTATACCCTTTATTAACATACAAATAATCATTATTTGTCAAATCCTTTGTTAACACAATACCTCTCTGTGTTGGGAATTTATGATTATCTGTAACAGAAATAAATTTCCCGTTTTCTAAAACTATTTTATAGGTCTGTTTTACACCTGCAAATCTTATATCTTTTATTTTTGCTAATCTTATTTTCCCATCTTTACACAAAGCCCAACAAGCGCCATACCCTTTATTCTTATATTTAGAATGAAGTTCTTTATGTCCTGTTGAAATAGCATAGCCCTTATCATTCTTAATCAAGAACATTTCTTCAATAGTAGGAATGAAGCCGTTTTTTCCTTTTGTTCTATGGAATTTTTCTCTTCCACTTATACACTTATTGAACGAATATTTTGCAAACTCTTCCATTTGGTTCCAAAGGTTTTCCGCATATTCCTTTGTCACTCCCTTAGAAGCAAAATTTTTTGCATAATTAGTAATAAACTTGTCTTTATAAAGTTTTATCTTCTTTAAATCCTTCTTCCCCAAACATTTACGCAAAAGGTCTGTTGTTTCAGAATCAAATCCGGCAAGTTTTTGGGCTAATAACATTATACTTTCTTGATAGACAAGTAGTCCAAAATCTTTCTTCACCACTTCTTCACCGCCTATAGGCATTTCTTCCGTCCAGTCCTTTTCCCCATTCTTCCGCAAAATATATTCGTTGTGGAAATTGTTTTCCATAGGTCCAGGTCTATAGAGAGCCACACATGCAGACAGTTCGTTTATGTTTTCCGGTTTCATTTTTACACAATATCCGGATAATCCGGCTGAACCAAGCTGGAAAACATCTCCCAGCCATCCTTTACCTGCATACTCGAATACCTGCTTATCGTCCAAAGGCAGACTGTATATGTCAATATCTATTCCGTGGTTTTCCTTTATCAAGCGCAGCATTTCCTCGAACTTGTCCAACTGTATGATACCCAAAACATCTTCCTTTAGGAAGCCTGCCTCTTCCACTTCCGAACCTTCCCAGTCTGTAACCACAAGTCCTTTTTGCGTATGTACGGGCATCCATTCATAGGATGTTTTGCCGTCCGGCAACACTACCGTTCCACACGCGTGAACCGACTGGCTTTTTGGGGAACCAAGAACTACCAACATATCGTTGAACGTTTCTGTATGTTCCTTTACAAACTTCTTTAAATCCTCTTTTCCGCATACAGTCTTGAAAAACTCCTCTATCGTCTTTTCTTTGTCGTCTCCGATACAAGCGGTAAACCATCTGTATAACTGTACTGGTATGCCGTCTGCACGCGCCATGTCCGATATTGCCTCTTTTAGCTGGAGAGTAGTATAGGTGCCAAGCGAACAAACCTGCTCCTTACCGAACCGTTCTTCCATGTAAGCTTTTATTTCGTCTCGTCTTCTGCCTGGGAAGTCGGTATCTATATCTGGCATTGACCCTAATACGGTCTTTGCCCGACGTTTTATTTCAATATTTTTTACTATCATACAACTATTCGTTTATCAGTTCGTCACCTTCTTTTAGCTCTTTCGCTCTGATTATCATTTCCTCGTCATTTCTGATAATCTTTATAAAAGCATTTCCGGATATTTCTTTTTCTCCGTTTATCATTACCACTTCTTCCTCTTCATGCCGAATTAAACGACCCTTTGTCAAAAATCGACTGAATAGGAGTTCGTATTCCAACGGGTTTACATTAACAATACCAAGAAGATAGGACACCAAAGAGCCAGCGGAGGAGCCTCTCCCCAGTCCGACCAAAATGTTATTATCCCTTCCCCATCTGATAATGTCCCTCAGCATCAGAAAGTAGTCCACTACATCGCCTTCTTCTATGATGGATATTTCCGTGTTCAGTCTTTCCGTCAGTTCTTCTTCACTGTATCTATCCAGTATTTCCGGGTGTTCTGCCAGTCCGTCAAATACAAGCGATTCAAACATTTCTGTATTGGACGAATATTTCTTTTTCTCCTCTTCTGTCATTACATATTGGGGTGCATGCCGTACTTGTGTCTCCAGCAAATAATTACAATTTACCGATATGTAATTAAGATTTACCAAAGCTTCTTCAAACAGTCCGAAAAACTTGTCTTCGTCCAATATCAGTTTTGACAGTTCTTCGTAATACTCTTGATAGTTCTTCATGTACTGGTTGTCACTCTCATAATTCACTACCTTTGCCAGTCTGTTAAGCTTTTCCCTTATAGGGGCATACCGTCTTTCCAAGTACCAAGCGTCACATACCGCCACGGGCTTATACACACCCACGAACTTTTTCAGATTGTCAAGATATTTTTTATCCCGGTCATTCTTCTTGTATTCCACGGTATCAAGCTGGTAATAGGTGTCATTCCATTTTCTTGACAATATAGGGAGGTTTTCAAACGTACATGTTTTCGGGTCTAATAGCAGAAAGCATCCGTCTTTCATTTCCTGCAATTCCTTTTCGGTGATAAAACCTTTTTCGTCAACATTCAGAATTTTGTTTATTTTCAATAGGTTATTCCACCCCTCCTTATTCTTGACTATCAGTTTTACCGTATATCTAACGTCCTTCTGTTCATTATATACGGTAACTTCCATACCGAATATAGGTCTTATGTCGCTTTTTAGACACGCATTTTGAAACTTGAACGCTGATGCAAGCGTATTCTTTTCGCATATGCCAAGCGCCCTTATCCCCATGAATTTCGCCTTTTCCACCCAGTCGGAATAAAAGTGCATCCCGTTCATCAGCTCAAAATTGCCGTGCACCCCTATATAGGTGTCAAGCTTCAAACTTTCGTCAAACAAATTCGCTTTTCCAATATACTGCAATCGGTTAAGTTTTACCTTGTTTTCGTCTCCCTTTTTCAGATAATACCATACATCACCGAACCGGAAAACATAATTGTCACATTCTGTCCTGTCTCCTACCCACTGGAACGAATCGTCAAAGAAAATTCCGTTATCCTCTTTGTCCCATTGGAAAGGCTCGAACAACTCGAATGTCTGCCCATCAATTTCTACGATATAATTATCTAAAGCATTGAAAGATAAAAAGTTATCCTCCAAATATTTGATTAAATCTTTATACAACTCTTCCATGATTTTAGGGTGTAAAGGGGAGTGAAGTGTATTTTACTTACACTCCCCGTGAAAAATCAAATCTAAATAAAAACGGCAAGTTTATGATTTATTAAAATGGTTCCTGCAACAAACGGAAACAACGTTGTAATGCGTTCCCAGTTCTTTTGCAATCCGGCTGAATGAACGACCGTCATTCTTTGCGAGTTCTTCCCACACCTTATACGATATACTTCCTTTCTTGTACGGGTTTTTTCCTTTAGGTGAAAGGTTAAACTTTTTCTTGACATACCCCTTTTGGGTATTTATCGAAACTTCCTTTGCATATTCTTCAATCGTCTTTCCTTTTGCTTCCAGTCTTTCGACAACCTGCTGCAAAAGGTCTTCTTTCTTAAATCCGGAAACGTTCTGCATTCCAAGCTTCCGTCCCACATTTCTCAAAGTCAACAAAGAAACTTCCATTGTCTTACTTCTCCTTTCCAAATACGGCATCCTTAATCTGCTGCACACGTTCTTCCGTTGAACCGGAAACAGAAATATATGGTATTCCGTAATTATCGACAATCTGCTTTATTTTACGGTCGATTTCCTTCTGGTATTCCTCGTCTTCCGAACGCGCACCGTCACCCTGCAATCTGAATGTAATAGGAAGATAGACAAGCAAAGGAAATTCGTATTTCCGTTTTACAATCTGGCGCTTTTCTTTGAAGTCCTCTTCTGCCAGGTTGTTATAATCCTTGTCTTTCGGATTACAGTTGTCAAAAAGCCATGAAGTGTACGCGTTCACATCAATAATACATCTGTCACTAATGGAAGGTTGTTTCATAGCATCTTCCATTATTTGAGTGTATTTGTCGAATATTTTCTTTTGTGATTCAGAAGTACCCTCCTTATTGATGGCTATTCCCTCTTCTTCAACCATCGTTCTGACAACATTCGTGTAAAACTTCCAGTTGTCAAATTCCGGTTCATTCTGCAAGGCTTTCAATAGGGTTGTTTTCCCCGTGCCCTGCGCCCCGGTCATTAATATTTTGTCGTAATTTCTCATCTGTTGTCTCCTGCTCCATGAATTTTGTCACGCTGTTTGCGTGAAAACAGTTTTTCGATATTCTGTTCGGCAATCTTTTCCGTATCAAGACCGACGCGGTTAATCATACTGTTTATAACCTTCCAGGCGTTTTTCCAGGCTTCCAAAACAGCTTTCTTTCTTTCTTCCGGAAATACATTCTGCTCGGCTTCTTTCCAATCGTCACGCAACCACTTTTTAACCTGGTCTGCAATCTTTCCAACTTCCACGGGCAAATCAAACACACTTGCACCTTCCGCATTTGCCAGCGATTCTTTCCAATCCCAGCCTTCAATATCGAGATTGCACTCTTTGCGAATCATAGCGAGATACCAAAACATATCTCCAATTTCTTTAGAGATTTCTTCCGTTTCTGCCTCGTTATTGATTTTCTCATAGGTTTCTCCCATCTCTGAACACAAACCAAGTGTTACATAGGACAAAGCTATTTTTTCATTATAGCAAGCTGTAGTAGCCGCCTTTTCTTCATACTCGAAATACGTCATATTTTTTGTTTTTTAATTACACTGCAAATATAACAATTTAATTTTGAGATAAACAAATGTTATCTCCATTATTTTAAGTCTTTCATATCTATTTTTTCTAACCATCTCATTTTGAAATAAGTATAGGGTATCTGTTCCGGCATACCATCAATCCATATCACCACATTATCATCATTCGGGTGATTTATCATTACCTTATACTCCTTCCCCTTGTATATCACTATGGTACCCGGTTTCAATAGGTGAAACCTGTCCCAGAACATAACCGACTTTTTCGTTTTCTCCGAATATTGCAAGTTCGGCAACCCGTATTCCTGCAAAAATTCCTTCAAATAAAAATCAGAAAACGCCTTGTCACTGTCGAACATTGTTCCAAGACGGAACCTTTGTTTCAAGTTCAGAATCTTTGCTTTCTTCTTCTCCGCTATGTCCTTGTATATCTTCACAAGCTCGACACTTTCTATACGGTTGTAAACTATCGAGCGTAATCTACAACTCAAATACTCCAATTGCAAGTTAATTACAAACTGCTCCAGACTGATTTTCCGTGATTTTTCCATGTCCCTATTTTTGACTTCAAATCTAACAAAAATTAGGATAAATGGCAAAAAATCAGAACTATAAATGTCTTGTATAATAATTAATCGGTTCCGTCATATTGTCAAGCGCCCATAGGAGTTCTTCTTGTGTCGCATCCCCAGGGTCTTTCTCCTTGTCTTCCAATTCGGCAATCTGCACATTGAAATACCTTTGTAGGGTCATTGATACCGTCTTAATCATTTCCGGCTTATCCGGGTCATACATCAGAATCACATTCCTTATACCCGGCTTATCCCTCAATAACCTTATCTGGCTTAATCCCATATTGTTACCGAACGTAAACACGCACTTTATATCGGGTGATTCATAAAGATGCAGTTTCGTATCTACCGATATGTAGTCAAACATTCCCTCCACGATTATTACCGTGTCCGTTTCGTTCGTTATATTGTCATATCCTCCTATCACATGGGAGAACCCGTCACGCGAATTTTCATACCTCAATACAAGCTTTTCTTTGCCCTCCTTGAATCTTTGAAGGTTCTCTTCGTGCCACTCCTTACTTTTCTTTGAGCGTGCCAGCCATGCGGCTAATTTGCCGTTCATTGTAAACTGGAATATGAACTTATCGTGCAGCTTTCTTTCAAGAAAGAATTTTGTTTCTGCCGGACGGAATTCTTCATAATATCTTTTCACAAACCCCCTCTTATCCAAATATTCGTCCTTTTCTATATATTCCAGTTTTTTAGGAAGGGTGCATTCCTTGATTTCCTCTGTTGTTTCCTCTTCTTCATCGTCTATTAGAGGGGTCAATTTCTGCATCTTTATCGTGTTCTCGTAATCCTGCTTTATGAGGTCTTTCCTTCCTATCTTCTCCAAGAACTTTTTTAAAGTTGTCTTTGTGCCGCATTTGAAGCAATGGAACGCGCCATTATTCCCGGCATCATTGAACTTTATCCCCCATTTCCCCTTTTTATTGCAAAAAGGGCATTCCTTGTTCCGGTCTTGCATGAAACCTTTTGCTCCAAACAAAGATAGGTTCAGTTCGGATATTACCTCGTTTTTATCAACCCTAAACATCTCCCTTTAAACTAATTCATAAATAATATATCCCAAAAAAGATATTCTTTCTTTACAGTCTTTCACCTTCTTTTTGCAAAACACATCAAAACCTCTTTCCAGGTTACTCTCTTTCATGGAGCAATATTTTCTTGAACTGTATTTAAGATTCTCGACTTCAAAACCGCAATACTTGGCAAATGTTTCTGCTCTGTTTTCAACTGCTTTCAGCACCTTTTCCTTGCTACCATAAATTTCTGAACTAACCCAGGAAATTTCTGCATTTTCAACGATAACTTCTCTAAAACATTCCATACTCTTATCTTTTATTTGTTTGACTTCTTTTTCTCGCCTCCCTTAAGAAGACATTACAAAGATAAGATTATGTTATGAGATACGCAAGTGCTTATGTCTAAATTGTCTCTGTTTTAACATCATTTTGCTTTTCACCGTCTTCATCCTTTTTCTTTCTTGTCTTCTTTCCAGATGTAGAAGAAGTGAAACCCTTATCACCTCCGTAATATTCGGCTGTCAGCGCCTTGTCACAAAAACGCCCCCTGCCGTAATCCGTCACAATAGAAAAGGTGTCTTTTACCGTATCATAATCACGTACTTTATCCATATAAATACGCATTATGTTCTGTTTCTTCTCCTCTCTTGTCCGATTCCCAGTAAACACAAAAGAAAACGGCTTTACCAATGTCCTATCCCCTTCCGTATAACTTCTATCTATTACCTTATCCGAATTGTCCCATATTTCCAACGGCACATTCCCGGCTTGTGCTGCCGTAAATCCCACCATTTTAAACTCTACACATAAGTTTTTCAAAAGTTGGGCGCACGTCTGTAATTTTTCTTTTTTGAATGTAGGGTTATTGTCTACAACACGGTTTGTTCCGGTTGCCACAAGGTCTAATGAATCCAATATCAATACATGCGGATAATAACCGTTTTTCTTATAATAGGAGACTATCACATTACGAATATCCACCATAGTAGCCTGCCCGAATTTTTCAAATGAATAAACATCTATGTCCTTGGAATAAGATTTCATATTTTCAAAGGCCTTTTCTATTTTTTCAGCCAGTTTATCATCTATGACACCTTTTCTGATATTCCCGTATTTTTGTCCAGTCCAAAACTGGTCGTATCTTTCCAGACACGCACGCGCACCACCTTCCAACTGTATATGTAAGACTGGGTGCCCGTCAAAAGCTGCCTGCATACCGTGATACCTCAATACAGTAGACTTGCCGACACCCGAACGCATTATCCATAACACGGTATCTTCCATTGTAGCACCACCTTCCGAAATCTGGTCTATCTTATCAAGTCCGAACATTACACGTGACGGGATTTCCCCCTCTTCTTCTTCCCGTCTCCTCTTCATTCGCTTGTCAAAATCGGAGAACACTTTTTGGAAACCGCCTGCCTCATGCCTTAATGATAGGGATAGAATTCTTTGGCTCTCTTCCGCGTTTACCCGTATAGCGTCTTCTTTCTTCCCCTCTTCGTACAAATCATGTACTTTTTTGGAAAGTAGCTGGAATTCAACGTCTTTAATGTACGCTTCCAACTGGTCTATAATAATTTCCTTGTCTACTTTAGCGGCTGACTGCACGGCATCTATCGCCTCAATCACAAAATCACTGTCAGCGTATTTTTGAGACACCACACCCAAAGAAGGAACCTTATCTTTTTCCTTTAATACTTCTGTTGCCTCTTTTAATAAAAATTTGAAACCGGGCCACTCTTTGGGTATCAACTGATAGGTCAGATTATTTACCACCATTCGAGTGATATTCAAATCCATGTATACAAGCTTGAATAATTCTGCCATAAATCCGGCAGACAGTTTTTGCGCCATCTTTTTTAATTTAAAAATTGGGGCTACAAACGTAACCCCTTAATATGAGAAAAACAAATCGTTATTGTTAAATCAACCCAACCGCTTTTCTTAAAAATTCTCTTGCATTCTCTACTGACACACCTAACTTTCTCTGTATCAAAGAAACCATGTCATTAACTTGTTCCTGTGAATCCAAATTTCCTTTCACAAATTCCATCATAATGAATTTTTCTAAAAATCTTTCTTTCATAACCTTATCTTATTAAAGATTCAAACAACAAACAGACATATCACATTCTTCATCGTACTCATAATCAAACAGTTTTCCTTTGAAGTAATTTTGTAATCTTTCAAACGCGCTTTTGTTTTCTTCGTCCCAAGCAATCGTTATCATGTTAGTACGTGCAAAAGTTATTTCTACATTAACACTTGCAACTTTTGAAAGAATGTTTTCTAACATTTGTTTCTTGGCTTTAAATACTGAGTTCATGACTTTTATCTTTTACTTGTTTGACCTTGATTTCTTATCACAGTACAAAGATAAGGTTATGTTATGAGATACGCAAGTGCTTATGTGTAAAATATGGGTTGTTTAACATCATTTCACAATAAAGACAATGCTTTTATAATTCCAGCTTCTAATGCTTCCTCGTAGGTGTCCCACAGACCGCCATCATTAGTCCCCCTGGAATCATCATCTTCCTGCCACGTTCCGTTATCGGCTTTCACTATAGCATAGCCATACCCTACGGCACTTCGGTATATTTCAATATGTAGGTTCTTGGTTTCACGAAGCCACTTCTGGGCAACATACAATGTTGGACATAAAAATTCAACTAATTCGCCATCTATTTCTGTGCAACATGATATGTATTGCGGATGGTTCCATCTTCTAATAATTTTATCGCAACTTATCGTGCGTTCACACTCCCAAACGAAACCTTTCTCTTTCAGCATCTTTGCTGTCTCTAATGTTACAAGTTCTTCTATCATAACTATATAAATAATGCGGTTATTGAAACAATAGTCATAATGAAAAATATCAATGCAAGACATTTCCATATTTTTACAGTAGCCTCTAAACCGTACTTCCGTTTGTCAAACTCACTTAAGGCATAATTCAAAGCCTCGTCTTTCAATCCCTTAAGCTTATCATTCAAAGCCTCGGTTATATCGTCTGCGATAGTATGCTTCACCCTTTCTGACACGGATTCCGGATAACCCCTCTCTTCATAATTCAATTCATTCAACAAATCATAATGGAATATATAGGGTATTCCGTTTACTTCATAGGAGAGCTTGATACCGCTTTCTTTGATGTATTTCAAAAACTTTTCCTCGGCAATCTCGTTTATCCTTTCTTGGTTAAATTCTGACTGCTTCTTTATCTCATTAAAATATTCCTCGTCAACAATTACACAGTTGTTTTCGAGTTTCATTACATGTGCTTCCATAATTATTCTCCTTTCAGTTTCTTTATCAATACATCAGTATAATTAATTGATTCAATAGCTACTACTTCTATTGCATCCATCTTTTTATCTGGATGTTCATCCAAATACATACCCAAATTTTTCATAAAGAAACTGTTTGAAATCAAAGCTTGCATTGCAGCCTTTGCCAGTTCATAACGCCTCTGTTCCCAATCAATTTTCTTTTCTTCCATCTTTAACCTCCTTATTAATTTTAACAAACCCCTTTTGAATGCACCAACACAGCATATAATAGGCTGCATCTATCAACTTCGGCATTTTTTCTAAACGAACGGTTCCATTATTCGTTACGTCTACATATTTGAGCCACCACAACCCCACTTTCTTAAATATGTACAAATCATATACTTGTACTGATTCTGGCAACTTATCCAGAATATCCTGCAAAGTATAAGTAGGAAGAATTTCATATGACATAAATCCACAAGTCTGAAATTCCTTATGTAAACTCAAAAACCATACACCTTTTGATTTGTCGTCAATACGGCTTCCATGCGACACTCTTGCCCAATATATACTTGCATCGCTCGTATCTAATCCAAGCTCCTGCAAGTGCTTCATCTGTTCAACTGATAATACTTGTTTTGTTTCCATTTCCTAATTTCTTTTAAGCTAAAAACATATACCCTTTACATACATTCAGCGCATCAGATTCACTGTCAAACATTAACGTCGTTTCCGATTCTGTGCCGTAACAAATGGCTTTAACTTTCAGCCACCACCTATATTTTCCGCTTCCGTAATCGTGATAATAAGGTTTCCCTATTATTTCTGTTACATAATGTTCCAATAGGTTCATTTCTCACTCCTTTCTTTCTCCTTTTTAGCTTTATCACAAGCCGACTTCTTCATTACATACGGACAATCGCAATTCCCGTATCTTTCGTTATACCAACAGCAATAATTACACTGATGCATTATTTATTCCTCCATCTATATTCAAAATACTTACAGTTCTTCGCCTTGCTTTCTTGCCGTTATGCGTCTTTTCAATGCGTGACAATACATCTGAAAATTGGCACATATCTCATAATGCACGCATATACTGCAATGCTTTTCTTCTGTATTATTCATCGTCTTCTCTCTTCATAAAACACATCCATATTGTTTTGCTCTGCCTTCCAGTGGTATGTCCAAATAGAGGCTTAAAAGGGATAACGGACAAAACTTCTGAAGCTTTTATCTCACTTTCGTTCCATTTGAAAATGAGCGTTCCATTAGGTTTCAAGACGCGCATACACTCGGCAAATCCGTCGTGTATAAGTGATTTCCAATCTTTTGGCAGTTTACCGTATTTCTTAGCCATCCATGAGGTTTCACCAAGTGTTTTTAGATGCGGTGGGTCAAACACCACCATATAAAAAGAATTATCCTCAAACGGCAAATTAGTAAAATCGGCTATTACATCCGGTTTTACATCTATAGTTCTGATTCTATCTTTGTCCTTAGCTGTAAGTGTTTCTGAACGCTTATCTACAAATAAAACCAAAGGGTTATGTTTGTCAAACCAAAACATTCTACTGCCACAACAAGCATCTAATATAAGTTTATCGCTTTCCATTGTTATTCCTCCTTATCTATCTTAATATCCGTTACTTTGCCACGATTGATGAATTTATAAATAATCCCTTTCGCATAATTTATATCGCATAATTTATCATAAGTAAACCGATATGTATGACAAGTATAGTATAAAGAGCATCCTTTGCAGTCATTACTTTCTTGTCTTACAAGCTCATGCAGCACCCCGTCTATTATTATTCCGTTCTTTACTTCCATAATTATACCCCTTTCCCGTAAACATTTACGAACTCGCTGACATCCATATAGTCTATACCAAAATTCTCGGCTGTTTTCTTGTCACTGTCCGAAAACTGCCCTTCAAGTCCGCTTGCATCACCAATCATTAAACAATCTTCTACCTCCAAACTGCAATCTTTCCATGTCTTGTAATTATCAAAAAGTTCTTCAAGCATTCCGGTATTCGGCTTTCTCATAGGGTTGCTTCTGTCATTGCTTCCGCAATACTTAAAACGCGTATCAATGTCGCAATAATCCATTATACTGTAATTCACGTACTCACATTTTATATAAATGAATGATTCTGGAACCAGCCCTTTTTCTATCCCTCCCTGGTTTGTCACGATAAAAATTTCTTCGGGATTCAAATTCTTTATTGCATCCAGGACATCAAACTTAAACTTCATATCCCATATACCCTTCGGGAACGTCTCACCGCTTGCAGTTTCTATTAACGTCCCGTCCATATCGCAAAATAAAACCTTATACTTTTTCATTTCTCGTTCCTTTCTTTGTTTAAATTTTTATCTTCACATCGAACTATTTTATGTTTCTTACAAAACCTTATCGAATACCTTACTGCCTTCCGTATATCTTCGTACTCCTTCACACTGTATATGTTGTATGTACGGAGTTTTCGCATAATTTCCTCTTCTATAAAAGGAAGAATTTCTTTCTCAAACCTACTCATTTCCTATGTGTTTTACGGTTCTTGTTTCTCTTCCTGCGTTTCGCAATCTGCTTGTTTGTACATCTATCATCTTTTGGACGATATTTTCTCATTTTAGGTGCATCACATGGTTCTAAAGGAGAAGTATCACCATACGGATTATAAATATTATAACAAGTATTTTCATTCCAAGAAATTTCGTCCTGCATATTTTACCCCTCTTTCTTTTTAAGACTTATATCAATTGACAACCTATCGGCAATTTCTTCCTTAATTATCTCCCTGCACAAATTCCTTATCATAGAGTAATCACCATGTCTTTGTATCTCGTTGGAAACCATACAACGAACCCACCTCTCTATATCAACGTCGTTTCCATATGTGTTTTGAAAGATACGTTTAACCTCCTCTTTCACAATTGGAACCATAATTTCCTTTATATCCTCTTTAGTCAACTTTAGTTCGTTGTGGATATAATTCTTCACTTCTCTATATCTATATTTACTCATAATGCTTAAACCTCCACTTTTATATAATTACTAAATTTACAATAAAGATATTTGCTTGAAAACCATCCTAAATGGCTTTTATCATTGACACATTTACAATAGGTTTCCCATTTATCCTTATGTACAATCTCATACATTACGCCTTTGTACATAAACACATCTCCTTCTTGTAAATTTGAAATCTTAATTGTTTTCATATTAGCCCAATCCTCTTTAATCTTTTTCTAAAATTCTTTTCATTCAAAGCTTGTTCATAATAGCAATCCGGTTCAATAACTACTTTATTTTTCATTATAGGTTTCCCGTTTAATACAATTGAAACTTCGTTGGTAATAGAAACTCTCTTTATCTCTTTCGTTTTCAGATTAAATGAAAATAGAATATGACCCGGAATCTTTTTCTTCTTATCCGTCAATTTATATTCATGCTGTTTCTTTTGAACATATTCTACCTGGTTTTTAGATAGACCACCCTTTGTTAAATCCGGAACTATTTCCATATCAATAACTATTTAAAATATTCAACAATTCTTTCGCTCTCTTATAGGTATCAAAGCCCTTTACGTTTACCCATTCATATGAAAGACGTTTGTCTTTTCTGACTTGTACCCAATATATTATTGTGGGAATACAACCGTCGTACCCTTCTCCTCGTATGATTCTATATCTTTCCATCTCTATTTTTCTCAAAACATTTCTCATTCGGATAAAACCAATCTGCACTGCCAGCTATCCCGTCCAGCCATAAAGCACATACATATCCGCGAGAACGGTTCTCTCTATCTACCACACGGAAATAGTGCTTGCATTTTTCACAACAAATATTGTCGGTTTGTTTTCCCATATCAAATACAGTTTCTCATAAAAGTTTTCTTGTCAACCATACCGTTTTCCGATTCTTCTACCAAATCAAAAAATGTTTCGGCAAAACAAACATGCTCTTCTATCATTATACATATTCCATCAGCAGGATAATATTCACATGAAACATTGTCGTCCCAATCTATATGCTTTTGTGCTTCTTTGGCTACATCGTCACAAGCAACCATATACTCTATGTATTTATTAGATGCTTTTCTTATTTTGTCAAATATATTTCCTTTCATATTCTCAATCTCCTTTCTACTACTCAATACATAAAACAATTCCCCTACGTATCATATCTTCTAACTCTCTTTCAGAAAACTCATTGAATGAATGTTTGTCCATAGTGCAGAAATGATACCTTACAGATTGCTTTTCATAATTGATATTTTTATGATAATCAATCATTACATCACTTATAACCGTTTCGATAATCTTACCGTTTATAACAAAAGAAAAACGTGTTCCGACATCATAACACACCTTCTTAAACAAAAGAACTTTCCTTTCATCCATTTTATTTCAATTTTTCTTCAAGTTCAACAATTATACAATCTGTATCACCGCCATGTACCCAGTCCTTCAGTACAGAAGACAAAGCTTCAATAACTTTCTCCTTCTGCCATTCGGTGCCACTATTAAAACCATTAGCAATCATTTCCTTGATGTCAGAAATTCCATTCGGTACCCCACATGTTCCAAATGAGCGAATAACCGATTCGGCATATTCTATTGACGCCTTTTCTACTGTCTGTTTCATTCTTTTACTCCTTTATCAAATTCGGATAATGCCTGCTCGTACTCTTCGAGTTTTTTCAAAGCATAATCTCTCCTATAGGTGATTATGTCACGTGTTGTATAGTCCGTATAGAATCGGTCTATAATACTCTTAACATAAAACCTTTCTGGTTCTTCGCAATGATTAAGTAGAATTACGTAATTCGTGTTTCTTGGGTGGAAACATAGGAATCTGTAATAATTTACCTTACCATTCAAACAGAACTCAATCAGTTTTTCGTCTGTCTTTAAGTTTTCAATATCTTTTATGTCTCTTATTGGTTTCATATCAATAACTTTTGGTTTTCTTGTATCTGCCACATTTCTTGCAGACGTAATATCTGGCGATATATTTATTGCATCCTAACTCATCCCATGCCGTAACCTTCCTTTCATACATCAGCTCCCATTCATGCCGACAGAACCATTTCTTTATAATAGCAATCAGATTCATACCTCAAAACAATATTTTAAAGTTCTTTCCTTTCAATGTCGGCAATCTCTCTTCTACAAACTTCCTTAACTCTTCCTCCTCGATAGGAAACAAAGGATTATACTTGTACTTGAACGTATGAATGTATTGCTCGTTCAGCATCACATCAAAAATTAATGTCTTCATCTAAAATAACCCTCCATCCACAACACAGCTTCTTCTATTGTTTCCACCTTTTTAAACTCCTTTACGATACATCGCTGCATATATTCACAACATATATTTTCTTCATAATCAAAATAGATAGTGTACGCCCCGTTATTATCAGCCCCGGTACATGCTATTCCAAGCTCCAGGGCTTTCTGAACCTTTTCCGGTTCGGTTGAAAAATAGGCATAAACATTTCTACTATTTACACCCATCAATCCAGTAAGTTCTACGATGTTATTCATATTTAAGATAATATTTTATTATGTCTGACCCGATTAAGAAAGGGAGTTTTAACGCTCCCTTATCAATCACACCACAAAGATAATATTTGTTTATGACATACGCAATAGCTTATTCCCAATAAAATTGCATATTTAACATTTCTTGTGTTTCCTTCTGAATAGGCTTATATCTCGTTTCCGTAGCTAAATCCCTCTCAGCCACATTATTATACTCTTCCAAAGCCTTTTCCTTGTCTATACTCCTTTCCACCCATATACCTATCATCTGGTCCGGCTGCATATCCCCGATAGACACCGGGTTTTCCTCCGTAGCCTCGTAAAACTGGACTGTATAGGGTCTACTGTATATATTAGGTGTACTCCCCATATATCGACTTCCGTCTTCACCTTCCATCATTCCCACGGCACCCACCTTGAATGAACACACATTTGTTTCCGGGTTCTCAAACCATATCTTTACACCCTTTGCCACCTCCTGGCTGTCATTGTGCAGCACTATAGCCCGGTATTCGTTTCTCGCATTTCTTATCGTGTTTACACTCAATTCATCAAACAAATTACCGAACATGTCGTTAGGTATTGTCGTGGAAGATGCAAAGCCACCCAACGAATAAGAAACATTCTGCTGTTCTGCCATATATCCAGAACTTACTGTATATAATAGTCTCATTTTACCCTCCTTTCTTATTCTTTCGGTTTCGGCATGCCTGCTAAAGACCAATATTCCGTTTTTGCCGTATTGTCAATCGTGACTGTACCACCGTTGTTTCTTACTCTTGCTATGTAAAACTCGTTTACCGACTTGGTAGGGGGTTGTTCCAAAGTCACTTCCTGCACCAATCCCAACGTAAACCAATCATAGGTATAAAGCCCTTCCATTTGTGCATCCGTAAACACCTTTCCAAGCGGCACTGTTCCCAGTATCACAACCTGCAAATTTGTTTCCGCAACAAAATCGGATTCGGACGTTAATACAATATTCTTGTTATCTATTATATTGACTATCTCATATACACCATTATTTAAAGGCTGTGAACCGTCGTCCTTCAAAAACTTTATCGCTACCGGGGTTTTCCCTGCTTGTCCCCTCACCTTACCGGAAAAATCCACGGTTCCGGTCACTACACCCTTCTGGTTAATGCTCACATATCCGTTTTCGTAATTCTTTGTCGAATACCCGATTTTCAGCCAGTAATACACGCTGTCTGCCGGGATGGCAAAGTTATCGTATATATTGACAATGTTTATTACCTGTCCCAATGAGTTTACCGCCATACCCGGCAATATCCTTACCGTTCCTCCTTGTGTTCCCTGCTGTACTTCAAACGCTTTGTTGTCTATAAAGGTGTCCACGGTTTCAAAATCGGACTTGAATTTTGTAGGGTTATTTGTCACTATACCGAATGTGTAACTTCCGGCAATTAGAATCTTTCCAAGCAGGGAATTCTGTAGGAAAGACTGCATATTCATCACTTCTTCCTTTTCTAAAAAAGTGTTTCTGTTAACATTTATCTGCGCCATATATTTATAAATTTTTATTTACAAAATTAGAACCAATCTGGATAAGCACTAATATATTGGTCGTAACCATTCATCTTTGTACATCCTCTGAAACATCCGCTTTTGGATATACTGTCAACATCCGGGAAACCGAATTGATATGGTTGGAATATTCTCTTAAAATAATAAAACAGAGGCATATAAGCTGACGGCAATTTTACTCCGACTACTATACAATCCCATCTCGGTTGAGATGTCATATTTGAGCAACCGCTAAATGTATTTGTGCAACTGTCTATATATTTCAGTACCCCCGATTCTATATAACTATTATCAGTTCCCGTAGGTCTAGGTTTATTCTCGGTTACATCTCCAAAAGCATATTCAGCCGTCAGCAAATTGGAACAATTCTCAAACATACTTGAAATATTCACTGTCACCGAATGACCGGACGGTGTAATAGGGTTGCCTACCGACCCTGCCGTTCTCAAATTCCGACATCCACTGAAACATTCCTCATAAGAGTAACATTCTGTTGATTCAGAGAATAAGGAAGATGTTATCGTTGTCAGTCCACTATTTTTAAACATTGATGTTGCACTAACTATATTAGGGATTATTACACCACTCACATTCAATAAACTACTACATCCTTCAAACATACTGACACAAGAAACCTCTCTTGCAGTAAAATTGAAAGCTCCTGCACTTATGCTTGAAAGATTATTACATTCATAGAACGTTTGATTCATCTGCAAGCTATCTACCGAACCAGAAAACATATTGGACGGTAAAGATGATATACCAGAATTCATACAAAATCTGGTTGCCACTGCCGAAGCTCCTGCAAAATACTTGAACGTTATTCGGCATGGAGATTGTAAGTTGCTGCAATTCTCAAACATGTGTTGACAGTCTACTACGTTTGTTGCGCCTATATCGTTACTTATGCTTGACATTCCGGTACATCCAGCAAACATATAGCTTAATCTCGTCCCATTACCCGATGTTCTTAACTGTCCAGATACAGAAGAAATATTCTTACATCTCCAAAAACAGTAAGAGTAATCACTTATCGAATTCCCTGCAAGCACACTTGACAAGTTCACAGAACCATTCAATCCGCTATCCTTAAATGTTTTTACGAATGTACCACTTGTCACAAATTCAAATAATCCAGACGGAACACTTCTTAAACTACTGCACCCATCAAAGAACGAATCTGCCGAACCACTCATAAGACTTGTAGTCCAGCTTACAACCGATTCAAGGCTGCTACAATCCTGGAAGGCTCCCTTTCCCCACGACGTTCTCACATTTTCGGTAAACCACTTGATTACTCTTGTCAAACAATTTTGAAAACTTGAAAATCCGTCTGCACTCCATGATAAATTGGCTGACATCCCGTTAAAGTCGAACAATATTATCTTTGTTCCTCCGGAACTGTAGGTATGCGAACTTGTTCCTACTGTCTGCTCACCATCTCCCCATTTAACACGAAGATTATTCAGCCCGGTAGAGGAGGTATTAAGTACGGGCAACACTATGTTCGTGCCATTTGACACCCTTACTTCCAGTACCGCACCGTCTTCCATTATTATATCAATCGTCTTGCTGAACTCTTCCGGTCCTACCGTATAACTTCCGCTCTCCGTAAAGTAATTCTGACTTGTTGCCACCCACGCATAGGTATCGTTACACGGAACCATCCATGATACGGTACCACTCGAACTTGTCACGCCCGAACTTATGTTGTCTTCCACTGTCACGCCCGAAATAGGAGAACCGCTCTTTGTACGCACGTTATATGTAACCTGGCATTTGTTGCGCGTCATTACGACGTTAACATATTCGTCGCTATTGTTTATGCTTACAGAACCGTTCTGGCTCTGATATCCGGCTTTTGACGCTTGCCAGCTTAATGTCTGAGGCGGCACGTATGTTCCGAATACCGCACGCCCGGCTCCATCCGTGTTCTTTGCCGTACCTCCGCATACAATACGTACCCCTCTTATGGATATCCCTTTCTCGTCCACCACATCGAAAATAACTTTATAGGTATTTACGCCAAGAACTATCGTCGCACTTGTATCGTATTCTCCTACAGTCACATAGGTGCTGTTCTCGTTGTATTGAGGCAACTTGCTTGCCGTAGCCGTACCGGAACTTCCTGCCTCCACATTGAAGGTCGTATATCCCTGCCCATCGGAATACTGTGTCATTCCGTTAAACGTCACCTGTGCACCGCTTATACCTATATTGCTACCATTAACAACCTGTATTCTCACATTCACCCTCTTTACGGTAAAGTTGATAGGAACACGGGTGTCCGAATTGTACACAGTAAACGAGTTCACCACATCATAACAATAGGGATAAGTTGCCACATAGTCGTATGTGCCCGAAAACAGTTGTGTAGATACCAAACCAAGCTCATTTGTTACGAGTTCTTCCGTCTGTCCTACAATGTTTATTTTGGCTCCGGAAGCTTGGACAGCTCCTATTGAAGCGTTGAATGTCACGTTGAACGGAACCGCGGACTTCTCGCTCATTTTTATGGTGTACTCGTTTTCTCCTGCCTTTATGTTGACATTACCCTTTGCCGGGTTATAGTCCTGCTGTGAGGCACTCCATTCCCATACACCAAGTTCCAATGTCCAGCTTGCCGCAATACCGTTATTGTTGGAATATCTCGTCTCCCCGTTTATCGTCACCACTGCATTCTGTATAGGCTGTTCTGTCTCTACGTCAAGAACTTTTACCGTCAGTTTTCCGGTCTGCTTAACAAGGTCTACCGTTATGGCTAAAGGCTGGTTTATCAATACTGCCGTTCCGGTTCTCGGTTCGTACCCCTCTTTATTTACGCTCCACGGGTAACTGCCCGGTACACGGTTGAATACCGCGTTTCCGCTTGCATCCGTATTGACTGTCTGCTCTCCTTCCCCAACTCCAAGCACAACGGGCTGGTTCCTTACTGGCTGGTTGTTCATTCTCACTGTAAAGATGATGTCATAGGTGACAAGCTTCAATTGCACATCCACGCGCTTGTTCTCTCCGTTCACCGTCACTACACCCTGCTTGGTATAATATCCTTCTTTTTGTACAGTCCAGTTATAGCCGCCCGATATCCGGACAAACTGCGCCTGTCCTCCACTCGTGCTTATCGCTTCCGTTCCTATCGTTACCAAAGCATCATCTAATGGAGTGTTGTCCTCGTCCGTCACATAGAAGTCAATCAAGTAACCCATCTGCACCAAGTCAACTTCTATCGTCACATCCTGGTCGATAACTTCTACGGTACCGTCCTTTGCATAGAATTCGGTCTTTGTCACCTTCCAGTTATATTCCCCTGCTATGTCTATGAACGTCACAACTCCGTTACTTGCCGTTTGCAGCGTCGTTCCATTGAACGTCACGTCTGCCTTTGACACTGGCAAGCCGTTGCTTCTCACAATAAAATTTATCTTATATTTCGGTATAGGATGGAACTGCACGTCAATAACGGCATTGTCGTATATCGTGAAATCGTTTTCCACCGTCACATATTCTTCTTTTACCACCTTGTAATGATACGTTCCTGCCGGATATATAAACCCGGTTGCAAGTCCCTGCGCATTAGAGCTTCCGGTCTGGTTAGGAATTCCCTCACCCGTCACCAATACGAATGCACCCGATACTGGTTCCACACCGTTCCTTATACGGAAAGTTACATTATAGTAAGGTATCTTTTCCATCTCGATTTCGATATTGGTAGAATCCACTATTTCAGCATTTCTTCTTACTGTATAATAGTCCTCGTATTCTGCCACATATTCATATATACCAGGAAATACCTCGAATGTCGCTATACCGTTGCTTCCGGTATATTGCACCTTTCCTGCAAAGGACACTTTCACGTTCTGCATCCAGTCTTTTGTCTCCTTGTTGCGCACAAAGAACGTAACCACCCGTTCATAGGCGGCTCCCATTAATTGTACATATTCTACAGCGTCCTTGTCCACCAATAAGGTGTTTTCCACGCTTTCAAAGTTTTCTGCTTCCACCTCGTAATACCATTGTCCGCGCGGCAGCGTTATCTTCGCCTCACCGTTAACGTCCGTTATCAGTTCTTCCCCGTTTACCGTTATCTTCGCATTGGGTATATACTTATTCCGGTTTGAAAATACCTTGAACAATATCTGATATTCTTCCTCTCCTACATAAGGGCGTATCAGTTCACTGCCGAATATGTTCTTATATCCAACAAGGTAATTTTTTAAGAAAGTCTCTACAGTGAATTGTCTCTGATATGCATTGTTCTTGTAATAGGCGGCTATAATGTCACGTTCACCCAAATATCCTTGTGAAAACGGCAGATATAAGGGTTTCACATGAAAATCGTATATATATACATACGGGTAGTTTCCGACCGTTCTTTCCTGGATAAATATAGGTGCGATATACTTCATTCCCGGCATTATCGATAAGGCACGTCCGGACGGGAAATTAAGCGTAGGTGCGTTCAAAAACTTCTCGTTCGTTGACAGCAGTATTCCTTTTATGTAGTAATACATGCCCTCGTTCTTTATGTCCAAATATTCGTTTTCGTGGAACCATAGAGAGCTTCCGGTTATCTGTCCGTTTTCCAATATCCCCATAGGCAATGGCTCGCCATCTACCGTTTCATAGCCTGCTACTCCAAACTTTAGGTTTTCATTGTCTGTAGCCGACACCTTTACTTGCAATGATATTTCATAGGATAGGTTCGGGTCTATAATTATAAGCTTGTCCAAATCCACCCTTCCGTCTATGCCCACGGCTTGGTTGCCAAAAAATGTCATAGCGTTGAATATCTCTCCGTCATTCCCGTTTTCGTCCTGCGTTATACTTATACTTTCCGGTATCAATAGAGGATAATTATTCAAATCCTCTACTCCTTTTGTATATTCATACGCTTTTGATACATTCATTACCGTATTCGTCCGGTCACATGTAGGCGAACTATGTCCCATCGCCCACCCCGTAGCTTCCGGTCTCAACAAGGCAAATATAAACTCGTCCAACGAATTGTATCTTATCAGTCGCAACAATTCTCCCAATATCTCGCCTTCCTTGCTTATGATGTCAAGTCTTCCACGCTTTGAATATTCTTCCAGGTAATTATAGAATAGGTATTTCATCTGTTCCTGGCTGTCCACCATGTTAGTAACAAGACCTCTGTTCTGAATAAACATCTCGAACAAAATCTGATTCGTGTCTATCTTTTTGTATTGTCTTGCATACAATACTATCAAAGCGAATATATGGGTTATGGTTCCCCAAAAGGCACGGAAATCCTCGTTCTCTTTCTTTTTTAGGAATGTGGGCAAAATTCCCCTTCCTTCCAGTTTTTCAAGCACGTTTTCTGCCCACCGTATCACTTCCTTATCGTTTTCTTCAAAAAAACGACTGAAAGGCAAATTATCATATATAGGTGTGGACTGGGGTAAAAATAATCCCCCACACGGGTTTTCTTTCTTCTGTTTTACTTCCATGTTGAACTACAATTAATTGCACGGTAAAAATACGATTAATTTTGGATATTACGAAAACAAACACGACGAAAAATACTGTAGAACCGTTCCACCACTGCAATCTCCCTCATCAAAGACCAGTCCATAACAATAGAGGCTCTAAAGGTAGGGGTGTGGGTGAGTGATGAATGGAGTGG